TGGGATCTTTATCACAGGTTCCGACCTGCGTGTCGATGGCAAGATTTACGCCCAAGAAATCGATGCTGTAGACTCTATTATGGGAGACTCTGGAGCTATGGTTCTCACCGATGGTAGGGACCCAGCCTTATTTGAGGGTCCAGACTATAGCCTGTCTATGGCCTTCAGGAGTGGAGTATTCATTACAGGGGGGGCAGACTTACATGTAGAAGGAAAAATTTATGCCGAAGAGATCGAAGCTATTGATTCAATAGCTGGCGAATCTGGAGCTATGGTTCTCACCGACGGTAGAGACCCCGCTTTATTCGAAGGACCAGACTATAGCCTTACAATGGCCTTCAGGAGCGGGGTCTTTATCACAGGTGGATCCCTGAATCTAGATAGACCACCAACGATAAAAGGAAAAAACATTTTAAAAAGCTCAATAAAAAGAACTGAAATAGCTTGTAATTTTTGGTGGAGTTCTGATTCTAAAAATGTTTACTTACCAATAGCAGACTCTTCTTCAAGTAAAATTACTAAATCTGAAATGGGTCTTGAGTCAATTAGACTTATGAGCTACCAAGGAAGAGTTGCTAGAATTAGCTATTCTATAACAAAAACAAATCCACATGGAATTAAAAACCCTCAGTTTAATATAATAACAGGGCAAGCAGTAAATCACAGTTGTGCCGAACCATTTGAGGAATGTAAATTATCTTTTATTGATGAAGACGGTTTAACATCAGAAGATATATCAGAATCTTCTAATATAGAATATGAAAAATGGATGGATACATTTGGAATATATAATCAATTTGGACCATCGAGCCCCAATGTTCCTTGTTGTTATCCATATCCTGGAGTAACTCCAATCAGGCGAGATGAAAAGCAAGAAGGGATAATTGAATATAGCACGCCTCAGCAATATATTGTATACTCACAAGAATTTGAAAATAAATTTCATTTTAACGAAAAAACATTTTTAGCTATACAAATGGATAAAGACGGTAATGAAGGCGATAAATGTTTTCAAGGAAATATAAATCAACCTATTATGGTTACTATTGAACTCGAAGAGTTCTTGAATTAGTTACTTATTTTTTACTAAAGTAAAAAAAAGATAAGATATATATGGCCAAGAAAAGGTTGATGCTAAAATCAGCCAATAACTAGATCCAGATAGTTGACATATAATAAGACTTATCATCCATGATAAATGGGTTGATAAACAAAGCGGACACATTAAAAGCTCCCCAAACCAACCTCCGTTCATACACAAATAGTCTTCAAGATCTTCCGTTGTAAATATTTTTTTATTTTTTTTAAAAAAATTAAAAAAGTGAACAGATATATTTGTCAACTTCCATATACATATAATGTTAGAAACTATTAAAGCTCCCAATATATAATACATAATTATATTCATAACCCTATTTGAATCATTTTTGCATAAATGATTTGCCTGTATTTACTATATATAGAACTTTTTTTGCATGAGCTACAGCCTGGACCCCCTAATTCTTTTTGGAGTGAAGCTTTAATGTCTTTACAGTTGACCATTTTAGATCCATATTCTTCTTGGCAAAAATTTTCATTACTAACGAAAAGTGAGAAAACCTTTTCTCTTAATTGTTGCTGGTTGCTCATATTTAAAAATCAATTTTGTAATCTTTAGTTTCTACGGTTTTCTTTTTATCTTCAGGATGTTTTGCTCCACCTCTTTTTTTTGAATAATCTTTAAAATATTTCTTTTTTACGGGATCAACTCCACCATTTTTTTCTGCTCTAGCATTGGAGAGTTCAGCACTTCTATCCAGTAAGTCTCCATATGTTCCTTTTGTGTTTCTTGTCTTTTCTACAAAATCTTTATTACTCCATGGGTCAATTGTGCCCTCGGTATTCAGTTGGCTAGGAGTAAAAAATCTATTCCACTCTAAGCCATTTTCGTCAAAATAAACATGATCATCCTTCATTGATTGAATAACCTCTATCAATTCACTAGTTTCAGGATTTTGATATACATATATAGGCATTTTAGTCCCAGTTTCCTCTCGCTGGTAATTGAGAAAAATCTACAGAAAAACAATACTCATCATCGTCATCATCGTGAATTTCATTATCTAATTGCTTTTGCTTGTTTTTCGTAAGTTTAGCATTCATGCGTTTTCCCATCCAAAAAGCTTCTAATATTAGAGAACGAGCCGCATTGACATTAGTTGCTTCTTCTTGCATACAGCTATAAGCTAACCTAAGTACATTACAAATAGTTCTTTTGTTATCAGGGTCTGAACTTATACCATCTAAAGCTTCTTGCAGTTCATTAATGCCAAATGATTTAGGTGTGTATGCTTTTGATTCAAATTTAATCTCTTTCATATATTATAGTACACTAAACATCCATTTCTTTTAATATCAAGTCTACAGTATTTTTATACGTAAATTTATCTTTTAGTTTTTCTCCTTCTGTATTAATTTTACCCTTGAAGTTTTCTGCCAACTCAAACTTAGAGATTATTTCATCTTCACTTACTGTATTTATAGAGCCTTGATTAAATGGAGAGTTTTTGGTGAAAAATACTCCGTCTTCAGAGCTTTCTTTGTCTTGTGGGTTTAATAGTATTGAATTTTCAGAAGTCGCCCAGTCTTTATGAGATGTATGATTCATGACAATACTCCATTTACCTAAACATGAAGCATTAAAAGAAGGTAAGTTCCAACCTTCGGCACCGCTCAATCCAGATAAATCAAAATCTATAGAATTTAAAACTTCATTAACTTCTGAATTAGTACCTAGCCTACCAAGGAAATTTATATTACCATATGTTTTACCTTCAAGAGCTTGGCCTATGATTTGGTTCATTTCTTCGTTTTTGAAGAACGGATTAAGAACACAGCAAGTGAGTTGGTACTTGTGGTTATTTCCGTATTTTTTAGCCCAGGCTTTTATTATTTTACCAGTATGTTTTCTTTTTTCCCATTTTCCTATTATACCAAAATGTATTTTATCTTTGATGTATTCTTTATTTGTCTTGCAAAAGTCTTCGTCAAAACCAAGAGGAATAGATTTTACATTTTCGCAACCTACATTTTCGAAACATTTTCTTGCATGAGAACTGCTAAATATAGCCTTATCATGAATATCAACTATATTCTTTTCAGTGAATGTGGGGCTGTCTAATTCATAAAAAGAATAAAGAAAACTTTTTTTTCCAATGGTTGACTCGCTATCATTAAGATGCCATATTGAAAGACAGGGAGTATCCTTACTCATGCTTGTCAGTCTATTATTTGCAGAATCTTCAAGCCATGCCTTGAAGTCAGGATCAAGTTTATCAAAAGCAGAAAAATCAAAGTTATTGGATATTGGAAAAATAGAAGTCTTTATATCCCTTCTATACAATTCTCTAGCTATATTGTAGGATACATTGCCAAATGACAAAGAATTAAATGCAGCTTTTAAAATTATTTTTTTCATCTTATTATTATAAATTACCAAGGCTCTTCTTCAAGTTCTTCTTCTAAAGCTGATTCTTGAGTGTGTTTTATTTCAGAGTTAATTTTTTTTATATCCCTTAATTTATGTATGCTTTCGATTTCAACATCTTCTTTTGATGAAGATTCTTTGTTGTTTAATATTTTTATAAAATCGCAGACACAGAACAATTTACTTTTAGACTCTCCTTTTTTTGTTTTCCAAGAAGAAAACTTCATTTTCCCTTCAACGAAAACTAAAGACCCTTTCTTGACAAAAGAATTGCAGTTCTCGGCAATTTTATCCCAACATTCAACATCTACCCATGTCGTCTCTTTTCCATAATTAATCCCTATAGAAAATGATGCTTTGCATTTTCCTGAAGAGTATTCATTAAACTGAGGTTCTGAGGCGGCATACCCCATACATATATATTTGTTTATCATTTTTCTATTCTATTCTGTAATTTTTTTAAAAATTTATTGTGTATATTTATGCATCCCTGCACACTTAATGAAAGTCTTGAACTAACAACCTTCCAAGCTGTAAGCTTATTATTCTTAGATTCAAAATACCTAATTTTAAAAATTTCCGCAACCCTTTCGTCACTATCTTTTTCTATTTCTTCATGAATTTTATTGTAACGCTCTTTTTTTAACAGGAAAGGTATTGTAGAAATAGAATCATCTTTGATGTTCTCATACTCAAGTTTTGTTTTCTTTTTTTCTGAATTGAAAAAATTAAGACAAAGCCATCTTGCCTTATTAGCTAGATAGGAAGAAAATTTAGCCTTTTTGAGATGTTCAGGATTGTACTCAAGTGCAGCGAAGTAAATATGATACTTACATTCTTCTATTAATTCTTTCTTTTTATCTGGAAAAGAATTGCAAGAAAAGTATTTATGTATTATTTTATAATAAATTTTAGAATGCATTTCGTATAGTCGGGAAAGGCTTTGATTCAAATCAATGCTTTCTTTTATATTATTAATGTGTTGTTCTTCTTCTTTCATTACTCAAGGGATTGTTTGTTGTTTTAAAAATTGTTTATGTAAAAAATCAGAGACCATTGAAGAAGCTATGCCATTAGTAAACTCTTCTTCACTGAAGTTAGGCCAATTAAAATGATAATCACACTCTTCTTTTACGATTGGGTCATTGGTCAGTTCCTCTGAATTGATTGGCCCAACTCCTTCCCTCTCTATGTGTATGCAAAAGCCTTTTGATTTTTTTATTTCAGAAATTTCATTTGGGAATCTTACATCTGTAATAAAGAAATTTTCCTCTTCTTGATCGTTTATTTTTTTAAATACTTGATCTATCCAATATCTACCATTAGAAATTTGTCTTTTTGCCATTCCATAGGAGACTAACATTGGCCTTATTACTTCTTTTTCTTTTAAGTCTTCAGTAAAAGAGCTTATATTAAAGTTTCTCAACAAGAAGTAATCCAACTCTTCCTTCAAGCATCCAGCAAAAGCTATACTTTGATTTGGGCGATTATTAAAATTAATGTTTTTACAGAAATTATAAAATGAATCTTTGCCACTACGGGCAACACCAGCTAAACCTATTATCATTTTCCAGTACTCCCAAATCCGCCATCTCCCCTTTGGCTGTCAGTAAGACTATCTTTTATGAAAATTTTTGGATGTATATGTTTGCTGAAAACAAGCTGGCCTATCTTATCTCCCTTGGAATATATCATGCTTTCATCAATACCTAAAGCTAAATTCTTACCTTCGTTAACTAAATAATAATTCTCTGGTTGCGGGATGTATTTGAATCTAAGTTTGATTGTGTCTCTGAATCCAGAATCTATAACTGCGACAGAATTACATAAAGAAAGATTGTATTTAGATATGCTAGACCTTGGGAATACATTGCAATACAGCTCGTAATCGCTGAACTCGTCTTTTCCTGGTTCAATAGCTATATTGGTCTCATATTCTAGGAAGTATATTTTTTTATAGAGTTTTTTTATGTAAATATCTCCCATTATTCTGGGGTAATCTACCGCAATTAAATCATATCCTGCATCACCTGGGTTTTTTGGAGATATAATTTGACCCTCTTTAAGGTTCTTTTTGGAATTAAGGGATACATTTATTTTCATTTCTCTTTTTTCATTAATTTAATTATTTTATTATATTTGTTCGATAAGTCATACATACCAACATCAGCCAATACATCTGGTGTGTATATAAGATGAACATCATCAACCACATCCATTTTTTCAAAAATGGATGAAATATCAAGGATTGTTATTGAAGGGGCTAAATTTAAATCTTTTCCAAATTTATCATTAGCTTCTTCAACGGCTAATGCCGCAGCCTCATTAGGGTCCTTAGCCTTAACCATGCACTCCCAATTAGCACAAGTCACATAGTAGCTCTTCTTTTTAGTGTCTACATCAAAAATCATATTCGTATCAAGAATACCCTTTTTTCTAAAAAAAACAACCTTTTTTTATTTTATATTAAAGAAATATATTGAATAATATATAAATTCTATAATAATATAATAATTAATATATTATATATATGGAGGAAGGTAAGGTATGCTTTATAGACGATTCTGTTTCTGGTGTAGGAGGTACAACATTGACCCTAGATGCTATAGTTGAGCCGAAAAAAGAATTCGTTCAATTTATAAGCACCGATCAATTTAGTCTCAAAGATGTTTTTTCTGGGTTTGAGGTCTTTATTTTAGGAAACCTAACTAGGTTTACCAAGAACTCTCTTGATGCATTAATTTTATTAATGGAATCAAAACGGTTCTGCAAAATTGAATTTGATTACGGGTATTGCGAATTCAGAGGTTCTATTCCTCATAAATTAATAAAAGGCGAAGATTGTCAATGCCCATTTGGGAGCACTGGGAATAAAATATTATCTATGATTTACTCTTTGATAAAAGAAAATTGCCTCCACACTTTCTACATGTCAGAATCTCAGCTCAACATCCATTCAGAAAAATTAGAATGGATCGACTCAGATAAGAAGTCAGTGCTTTCATCTTGCTTTACTGAAGACAATATGTTAAAGTTCCAATCATTGAAACCTAAACCTAAAAACAATAAGTATGCAATCATAGATGGTCAAGGAGGATGGCACACACAAGCAAAAGGAATCAAGCAAAGCATAGATCACGCTAATAAAAAAGAACTGGACTTTGATTTAATAAAAACTGAAACTCACAATGAAATGCTTAACTTGCTATCGGAATACAAGGGGTTAATATCACTCCCCATAATAGAGGACACTTGTCCCAGGATAACCATAGAAGCTAGATATATGGGTTTAGATGTTATTACAAATGAAAACTCGCAACACATTACTGAAGATTGGTGGAAGTCTGACGACGAAACAGCCTTTAACTTCACTAAAAACAGGCCAAAATATTTTTGGGAGACAATAAAATGTTTAAAATCTTAATACCTTGCCATGGCGACAAAACACAAAATTTAGATTCTTTAGTAAAAAGCATCGATTTTCAGAATTATGATTGCAAGGTTGAATGTTATTTTTTAGAAGATCAAATAGCTCCTAATTTCAGAGAATCGTTGATTGATTTATGCAGTAACTCATCTGATAAATTTTTAATAAAAAATGAATCAAAGGAAAGACTTTATGGTATTTATAACATCTATAGATTTTTAACTCCACTAGATTCAGAGAAAGAAAAGGATACTATTTTCGGCATAATAGATTGCGATGACCAGCTTTGGGGGAAAGATTGTTTTACTAACATTAAGTCTGAATATGATTCTGGCCATAGCTGTGTTTGGACAGCTAATGAACTTAAAGGTATAGGTATTAATTTTTCAGGGCCTTTAGTTCAAAATTGTGATGTATATTCTCACCCTTGGGTTTCCAGCCATTTTAAAACTTTTAAACTTTCAGATTTTAAATCAGTTCCTTTTCAAAATTTTCAAGATGAAAACAAAGATTGGTTTGAAGCATGTTATGATCAAGTTTTAATGCTCCCAATCCTTCATAATATTTTTAAAAGAGGTGGTTCTGTTAAATATATAAACAAAGTTCATTATATTTACAATGGCACAATTAATCCAGACCCAGAAACTCGTTATAGAAAATCTCAACTTGAAACAGAAAATTTCATAAGATCAAGGGGGTATGTAAATGAATGATTTCTTTATAAATAATTTCTCCAATATTGACGGTCCTTCGATATTCTCGAAAAGACTAAAAGAGGAACTCGAAAAACAAAATTATAAATTCTCTTCGACCTCTAAAAATAGAATTGCCGTGACTACAGGTTCTTACGAAAATGATAGCTTTAATATGTTAAGGCTTGACGGGCTTTATTTAGATTCTGGAAATACACTGGGCGACAGTAACATGCTAAACAAACCTATATTTGAATGTTACGAGAGGTTTGATCATATTATTTTTCAATCTGAATATGCTAAAAAAAGTTACGAAACATTTACAGGAACAAAAAAATCTAACACTGTTATATATAATGGAGTCTCTTCAGATTTTTTTAAAAAAGTAGACCCAATAAGCAAGCCAGATGGTTTTGAAAAAGTCGTCATTGCTTCTTCAAAATGGCGTAGGCATAAAAGATTAGAGGAGTGCATAGAAGCATTTAAAAACAAAAAATTAAAAGATGTAGCTTTGGTTGTATTGGGTGGTTATGAAAATGTAGACATGCCAAATGTTTTTACTTTACCAATGATACGCCCAACAGAACTGCCTAAGTATTATCAAATGGCAGATGCAATGATTCATTTATCATGGTTAGATTGGTGTCCTAATACAGTCGTTGAAGGGTTAGCTTCAGGATTACCTGTTATTTGTAGTCATAATGGGGGAACTAGCGAATTAGTTAAGGGCGATGGTATTGTTATACAAATAGAAGATACTTATGAGCATGGAGCAATGGTTGACTTATATAACCCTCCTAAAGTATGCACAGAAACTATAGTTAGTGCTATTCTAAAATCTTTAGAGATAGGAGAGATTGAGCCAAGACTAGATCTAAATATAAGGAATACGGCGCAAAACTATTCAGCTCTCTTTAAATAATGGGTATGGGTGGACATTTAATGTGGACTGCGGTAGCAAGAAACATAAGAAAACACAAGGGTCAAACATGCTTAGCATTAGAAAATTATAACTTTTGTATGAGTGACATACTTAAAAACAATCCTAATTTTTCTTTTAATGGAGATTTTCATTTAGACTTTTCTTTACCCGAAACTAATTACATAAAAAAAGACGGAGAAAGAATTGAGTTCTCATGTCCAGGCAAACATGCCATTGAGTATGCTTTAGATTTTTATGGGATAAAAAATGACATAGATTTAAAATGCGAAATATATTTAACGGAAGAAGAAAAGTTCAATTCAAATTTAATTAAAAACTTATTACCTAAAAAATATGCATGCATTGAGCCGCATTCTAAAACAAGCTGGATGCAATCAAGAATGTATTCTTTTCAAAAATATCAAAATGTAGTAAATTCTTTAAAAGATAAAATTAATTTTGTGCAGATTGGATCTCCAGAATCAAAAAAATTAGACAACGTTATCTATACTAATGGAGATCTTACTTTCAGAGAAACTCATAAAATTTTAGAAGGAGCGTCATTTTTACTATCAACAGAAGGCGGTTTAGTTCATTTAGCGAACAGTGCCAATGCAAAATCTTTTGTCATTTACACTAGCTATCAATTTCCCGAAATGACAATGTACCCAGAAAATCGCTGTATAGATATATCTTTGTATAGGGATGAAATATTAGGCTATAAGAGCCACAGGCTTTATTTAGATGAGGTAGAAAAACACGACGAGTCAATTATAATAGATTTAATTAAAGAAGAAATATGAAAAATGTAGAAGTAACAATAGGCATAACATCATTCAATAGATTTTATTATTTATCTTCTTTATTAGATAGTCTTGCTGTTTGTATGCCTAAAGATATTTTATGCAAAATTATTGTTGCTGATAATTCCTCTATAGAGTCTGATTTAGTAAAGCTTAAACAAGACTACTCTGATTATCAAAAAAAAATTCACCCACACAAAATAGAATTTGTAACCTGTTCACCTAATCATTGGTTAGAAGCTGAATATGTTGCAAGAAATGCTATCTTAGATAATGCAGAGGGTAAATATTTATTATTTCTCCAAGATGATATTCAGTGTGTTGTTAAAGGCTTTTTTATTAATGATTTAAAAACCATAATAGATAATTATGATTGCAGTCAAATACTACTTGATGGAGTTAGAAGGCAAACGGTTTTAAGAAAACTAGTTCGGCCAATTAGACATTTTGGAGAAAGTGTTGATATATGGCAAACTGGACATAAACACTTTCCCACCATGGGTTTTGCTTCTTTAGATCTATATAAAGAAGTTGGACATTTCATGATCAATGCTTCTGCGGGATGGGGTCAAGGGGAAAACGATTATAGTAATAGGGTGAATTCAAAATTCCCAGAAAAATCAATCTTCTTCCTGCAGGTTCCACCTTTTGTTGGTATATGGAATGACCCCAGGGGACACTATTCCTTCATAAGAGATGGTAAAAGAAAAGGTCATTATATAAAAGCTGCTTCATCTGATAATTTTTATTATGAAATATTATCAGAGCCAAAAATAAAAGAGTTAAACTCAATGCAGATCCCATGTTCATTTAGAGAAATAGCTCACCCAATTGGTTGGGATTATGCAAAAGAGTCAGACGGAGAACAAACAAAATATCCTCAGCAAAGTATCATAGAAGAAGGACCAAGTGAAGATATACTTTGAATATAAATTCGAGAATGGCCCCTGGGGAGGAGGTAATCAATTCTTAAAAGCTTTATACAACGAGCTCAATAATGATTCTCTCATCACGGAATCTCCTGAGGATGCGGATGTTATTATTTTTAATGCCCACCAAAATATTCAAGAAGTTTTTCTTTTAAAACAAAGGTTTCCTAAAAAACTTTTTGTTCATAGAATGGATGGGTTATATAAATTATACAACAACGAGAACGACGAAAGGCAAGATTTAAGTATAGCAATCAATGAAAGTGTTGCAGACCTCACCGTCTTTCAAACCCAATGGGCTTTAAACGAATATATTAAAGAGGGGTTTAACCTCAATAGATCGCACTCGGTTATAGTTAATGCTCCTAATTCTGATATATTTAAACGTCCTGCGTCTAAATTTTATTACAAAAAAACAAGACTTGTTTGCACCTCTTGGTCTATAAATAAAAACAAAGGGTTTGATTATTATAAATATTTAGATGATAATTTAGATTTTTCAAAATACATTTTTACATATATAGGAAACGATCCAGGTATAGAATTTAAAAACATAAGAAAAGTTGGACCTTTTGATTCTCATAGACTATCGAAAGAATTAGTAAACCATGATATTTTCATTACAGCGAGCAAGCACGAATGTTGTTCTAACTCTTTATTAGAAGCAATGTCATGCGGTCTCCCAGCTATTGGATTAAATAGCGGCGGAACTCCAGAATTAATTAATAAAGGAGGGGAGCTTTTTGATAATCAAGAAGATTTAAAAGATAAAATAGATTTGGTATCTAAAAACCTAGGCTCTTATTCTGATTCGGTAAAAGTAAAAACTATAAAAGAAATAAAAAACGAATACTTAAATTCTATAAATAATAATAAAGATGATAGATTTTAATTTTAAATTTAACGATTCTGAGTCTGAGTTTTATTGGAATTCAATATCGAAGGGGCAATGGGAGCCAGAGACTTTCAAAATTTTAGATCAATATAAAGACTCTAATTTAGTATATATAGATATAGGGTCCTGGATAGGCCCCACAGTTCTTTATGCATCTCAAAAATATAAAAAAGTAATATCCCTTGAGGTTGATCCCGATCCAGTTAAAAAGTTAAAAAATAATATATCAATTAATGATATTTCAAATATTGATTTTGTTGAAAAAGCTCTCTATGATAAAACAGGTCAGGTTAACTTTTTTTCTAGATCAAGTTCCATGTCTACATTTTCAACAAAGAACCCTAAAGGGCAAAAAGAAACTGTTATAAATGTTGATACTATAACATTTGAAGATTTGTTAGATGAATGTAAAATACAGGCTAAAGATATAGCTTTAATAAAAATGGATATAGAGGGTGGAGAAATTAAAGCGATTCCTTCAATGGAAAAATTTTTAACCAAAAACCCTATACCTCTTTATATCAGCCTTCATCCTATGTTTTTAGATTATGAAGAAATTGATTATTTGCAAAATATACTCCGCTCAATTTATAATAATATCGAAGTTGTAAGAGGTAAACATCCAGAATTTATTTGCCATAGCTAATATGAATAAACTCTGTATAATTTGCCCAGCTATTCTTGATATAGAATGTTATCAAAAACATTTCGATACTCTTGATAATATTTTCTTCAATAGAAATACTTTTTTTGAATATATTATTCATTTGGACGACCACCTCAGAGAATCTTCTTCTATTTGTACAAAAGATGATTATATTAACCTCGTAAAGAAGATAAACGAAAAATACACTAATGTTAATGCTAGCATTTTTATATCAAATCCAAGGTTAGGTCTTCCCAGAAGTATGCAATTTCTTTTTAAAAAGTTTCTTGATACTGACAGTCAATACTGTGTAGTCATAGAGGACGATTCTGAAATAATTAACAAAATTTATACAGACAGTTTTCTAAAACTACTAAGCTCTAAAGAATATATTTATAGACTATCCTTTGGTGCTGGTCATAGGTCGAGCGAAAATCCATTTTTAGTCAATCAATATTTTTCTACTGAAGGTCACAATATTTTTGAAAACAAAAAAAATTTTTGCTCTCAAAATGGAACCTTCTTCTCTAGGTCATTGGTCTCATCTATCTTAAACAACTATAGAGATGACATAGAACCTGAAAATTTCATATCAAGTTGCGAAAGTTTTAAAGACAAAAAAATTAGGACTATATTTTCAGACCTGAATGCGGATTTTAATAAGTCCTCTAAATGGAGGTTACCTAAAGAATGTCATATCCTATATGATTCTATTAGATTCCTTAGGAGAGTGGGTTGGAGTGAATAATTTAAACATAAGTATAGATGATGTAAGCCCGCATCCCCAGTCTTCAACAAAAGTCCTTGAAAGATGTTTTGAGTTAATAGAGATTTTTAACGATATTAAATTCACCCTTTTTATTCCGACTGCTTACTGGAGAACAGTAAAGCCTGATATATCAACAGACACCCCTTTAGTTTTATCTGATTACCCAGAATTCTGTTCTGAGGTAAGATCTCTTCCGAGTAAAAATTTTGAAATAGGATATCATGGACACTATCACGGTATTCCTGGCTATAATGACAACGATGAATTCAAAAACCTCAGCTATCAAGAAGCATTAGACAAAGTAAGACTAATGAAATTAACTGTCAAGAATGCTGGTTTAGAAAATACTTTTAGCCCCATTTTTAGACCTCCTGCTTGGAAAATGAGCCCAGATTCTTTTAGAGCTTTCCACTCAGAAGGCATTAGCAATTTCGCTATTTTTCCTTTGAGCTTTTGTGATATTGGTTACACCCAGGCGAAAACATATAAGAATGAAGATGAAAATAAAAAATATAAAAAATCTTACGCCACTTGCTTTCCGCCTTTTGTTCCCCTTGCTTTAAAAAGTCAAACCAATATAGTATATCATGCCTGCGAATGGGATAAGAATTATTTAAGCAAAGGTCTTACTGATGAACTTAGACGATTTATATCATCAAATAATAACACAATAAAATTTAATTTTTTATGAATATTTTAGTAACTGGAGGGGCTGGTTTTGTAGGAACATCTTTAATTAAAAAACTTTTAAAAAAATATAATGATTGTAAAATTATATCTATAGATAACTACAGTTGTGGCAAAATAGAAAATCATATCGTATCCAAAAGGGTGCTGTATTTAAATAAAGACACTAGGGATTTGAATAATGTTGACGCCCCTCTGCTCTGGAACAATAAAAAGTTTTCTCCCGATGTGGTTTTTCATTTTGGAGAATATTCAAGAATAGTTACTAGTTTTGATAATATAAATCTTTGCTGGGATTATAATATGCAGGGAAGTAAATCTGTTTTAGATTTTTGCATATCAGAAAATTGCAAACTAATATATAGTGCAAGTAGCAGTAAGTTTGGAAACGACGGAAAAGATGAAAACCTATCTCCTTATGCTTGGATGAAAGCAAAGATAGTAGAGTTAATAAAAAACTACTCAGACTGGTTTGATTTAAAATATGAAATAACTTATTTCTATAATGCTTATGGTCCTGGTCAGGTCAGGTCAGGAGATTATGCTACGGTTATAGGGATATTTGAGGAACAATACTCTAGAGGCTCCCCATTGACTGTTGTTTCTCCAGGAGAACAGTCTAGAGATTTCACTCATATTAATGATATTGTCAGAGGTGTTATTTTAGCTTATGAAAAAGGTCAACAAGGAGAGTATCCGCTTGGCACTGGTACTCCTCATAAAATTATAGATGTTGCTGAAATGTTCAAACATAAACATGTTTTGATTCCTGAAAGAAAGGGTGAAAGATTTTTTGGTAAAGCGGTTCCTTCTTTGACTTATCAGCATTTGGGATGGAAGCCGCAGATTAAATTAGAAGATTATATATCAACCGTTATAAAGAATGAAGAGAAAAATTAGGTTTATAGATTGTGGTGCAAATGTAGGTCAATCTACAGAATGGGCTTTAGAATTCTTTTCAAATCAAGATATTAAAGTTGATTGCTTTGAGCCATTACCTTATAATTATAATATTTTAAAAAAAAAGTTTTCTAAAGATATTCGTGTAGAAACTCATAATTTTGCAATTAGTAACAGTTCGGAACCTAAAAAATTTTATTGTCAAGACTGGGGGGCTAGGACAGGCTCTTCATTAGTTGCTGGAAAATCTTCAACGACCATAAATGATTATATAAATGTTAATTGTTTAGATATATCAGATTGGATTAAAAAAAACATTTTAGAGACAGAAGTTGCGGTTCTTAAAATAGATATAGAAGGCTCAGAGTACGATGTTCTCCCTCATTTGTTTGAGAATAAAATACATGATTTCATTAAATATTGGTTGGTAGAGTTTCACCCTGAAGTTAAAACTCCTAATTACAATAATTCTGTTAGGCTGGACTCAAAATCTAAAATAGCCAACTTATGTGAATGGGATCTCAGCTACCAGGATGCTGAAGAAATGTTGCAAGAATTAAAGTGAACTTCATCTTATATGAAATGACTTATCTCCGTTATTTCCTTCCGTTAATAATAGAGGGAAATAAACAAGGTATAAAATCTTTTGTTTACTATGGTCAAAACCAAAAATATAACAATCCTTTAGCTTGTTTAGATTTTTTAACCAAGCTTTCGTGTTTTTATAATTTTGAGTTAATAAAACTTTCTCCCCGATCTCTTCGTGATCCTACTTTTTTTGTCGAAGGCGAGTATTCACAACACATCAACTGTGACAAAAAAATATCTTTAACTTATATGACTGACTTCAGAATGAGTTTCAAAAAATACATAGATAACATTAACTTTTGTGTTTTCCCTTCTAGATTTTTTGCTTCACTTGGAGGTTTCGAAAATCACCCTAAGTCTGTGTTTTATGGAAGTCCAAAGTATGATATCAACTTTAACTTAGATGAAATTTTCGAGAAATATAAACTCTCAAAAAAAGATAAATATATTTTCATGCCTATGCCTCGACTTAGAGACTCTACCAAGATAGATTTAAATTCAATTTGCGATATAGCTAGAGATATAGGTTATAAAGTTATTACTAAAACAAGGGGTAAAGACCCATATAAGATCAACTCGGATTATCACTTTATGGATGAATCTTGGTTTCCACATGACAGCATGGAGCTTATTTATGCTAGCGACATGGTTATCAATTTTAGCTCTACAATAACTAAAGAGGTCCTTATGTTAAAAAAGAGAATGTTAAACCTGAACATAAAACCATTCCCTCAAAGGCTGATAAAATTTTATGAGTGTAAGAATTTCAAGAACATGAATTCTGATTTCAATAATCTTGATTTAATAAAATCCAATATAAAAGATCTACTTGCTAAAGAGTACGATTATGATTACTATATAAAAAAGTTTTTATCTTCAGGTAGTGCTTCAAAGAGAATCATAAATCGCTTAGTAAAGAATGAATGTTAATATTATTATACCCGCAAGAGGGGGTAGCAAAAGATTAAAAGATAAAAATATTTTTCCTATTTTCGGAAAACCTATGATTTATTGGGCTATTAGAGCTGGGTTATCACTAAATCCAGATTACAAAACCAAGGTTTGGGTCACATCTGATAGCGAAAAAATCTTATCTGAATCTAAAAAATATGGAGCCGAGACCATCTTACGTGATAAAAGTTTAGCTTGTGATCGTACATTCAAACAAGCTGCAGTTAGAGATGCTGCTAGCAAGATATCTCAAAAAAACCCTTGTAATGTATGGATTTCTCTTCAGCCTAATTCTCCAGAAATAGAAGGTCTTCATTTAAAAGATGGCATCAATCTTTTATTGAACAGAAGTAAAGATGAAATCTTTAGTGTTGATTCTGATTTAATGCAAAATGCTGCCTTTAGAATATTTAAAGGGGATTATGTTTTTCAAAAAGATCTTAGTACTAATTGCGGGGTGATTGTTTGTGATATCCAAGATGTTCATACAATAGATGATGCCCAGTATATAGAGTCAAAACCTCCAGCGAGAACAGTTTCTTGGTCATGAGTGTTTATATTATAAGTGAATTGTGCGGTCAATGGGGAGGCTCCATTGATAAAGCAAAAAAAATGATAGACCAATCCGCCGAAGGTGGAGCTAATGCTGTTAAAGTTCAACTTTATGACACTTACAGAATGCCTGGAAAAGATAGACACAAGTGGGAATACCTTTCTATGTCCAAAGATGTTTTTCTAGAGCTCAAATCTTATTCCGAAAGCAGCGGTTTAGATTATTTCGCGTCAGTTTTTCATTTAGATAGGTTTGAGTGGGTTAAAGAGTCGGGCTTATCTATAAATAAAATAGCGAGTGGTTTAATAAAAAATGATTTTGAGCTTTGCTGTCATATGGTAAAATCTAATATAAAAACATATTGCTCTTTAGGCAAATGGGAAAATGATGGGTTACCTTTTGATAATATTAATGTTGATTATCTTCATTGTGTTTGCAAGTATCCTCATACTGAAGAGGAGGGAATATCCTTGCTGCCAAAATATTTTGATAAAAATTTAGTCGGTTATAGCGATCATTGCGATGGAATAAATGCTTGTAAAGAGGCTATTAAAAGAGGGTCCACTGTTATAGAAAAACATTTTACATTAGACAAAAACCTTCAATCGGAAACGGAAGCAGCTCATCATTGCTCAATGAACCTTAAGGAGCTCAAGGAACTTTCTAAATTTTGTAAGTAAATGGATGTAGGTATTTTTCTTTCTTGTTACAACTCTGAAAATACAATAGAAGATTGTATTAATTCTATTCTATCTCAGACTTTTCGTGGTTTTTCTCTGTATATATTTGATGATAACAGTACTGATGATACTGTTAAAATGATATCAAAGATAAAAGATGATAGGGTAAAGTTAATTTGTTCTGATTCAAATATTGGAACATATGCATCTAAAAATTTTTTATTAAAAAAATATGGAGGTTTACATAAATACATAGCACTTCAAGATGCCGATGATATAAGTATCAAAGATCGAATACAAGAACAGTACGACTTTCTTGAAAATAGCGACGAGTTAACAGCTTGTTGTGGAACAAATATTATTGAGTTCTGGGAAGATGGTTATACCCCTCATACAGTTTCTAAAGAAAAAGCAGTTAAGAATAGTAGAAAAAACCACTACCCTGTAAATGTTAAAAGGTCAATATTAAGAGATATATGTAATTATCTTTCAAGCGAAGATCTTTACAAAGATTATATGAAAGTTAAAATTTGCATGAATGGATCTCTAATGTTCAAAAGAAGCGTTCTGGATGAGCTTGAAGGCTGGGACGGGAACACCCATATAGCTGCGGACACAGGAATTTTTCTCAGAATATTGTCAAAGTATAAGATATTTAATTTGCAAGAGTTTTTATATAAACGCAGATTTTCAAAATCATCTTTGACTGCCAGTAGTAATTTTGGTGTTTCTTCTGATCTCAGAAAATCATACAATTTGAAAAGAAGTGAAATCCCAAAACTCTCCTTAGCTGGGGTAGTGCAAAAAGAGAATTTTTTCTTTCCTGAATTTAACTTTAAAATTATCGATCTCAAATCATAATATATCATGGCTCCTTTATCGAATAGCCCACTTGTTTCAATTATAGTCACTAATTATAATTATTCTAAATATATACAAAGATGCATTAGGAGTTGTATAGATCAAAAGTATGTTTCTCACGAGGTTATTGTAGTAGACGATTGCTCAACAGACGATTCGGAAGAGCAGCTCGTTCCATTTTTACAAAATACAACCCTCTTAAAAACAGAAAAAAATTCTGGTGTTGCTAGGGCAGCAAACTTAGGAGTTTCAAGATGTAGAGGCAGGTTTTTCATTAGGGTTGACTCTGATGACTATGTTCATAGCGAAATGTGCCATATGCTTTCTAAGTATTTACAAATGAACAGGGATTCTTTTTGCGTTTCTTGTGATTATATTCTTGTCGATGAAATGGAAAATAAAATTACCAGAAAATATGCAGAGGTTGACGACATTTCCTGCGGTATAATGTACAGAAAAGATCTTTTCGTTGAACTCGGTTCTTATAATCCAGAAATGAGACATAAAGAAGAAAGAGAGTTAAGAAAAAGATTAGGTTCAGACTATAAAATAGACCACTTAAGAATGCCATTTTATAGATATAGAATGCATGACTCTAATAAAACTAAATCTAAAGAGTACGAACAAACAAAAGTATGACTAAATCAAAAGCGAATATAGATTTCTTATTGGTTTTACATAACAATACTGCCATAAATTTATTTAATTCTAATAGTCCAGGATGGGTTAAAAATTTAAAAAATTTTAATGTAAACTTTTTAGTTAGATGCCCCATTGAATTAGAAAAAAATATAATTGCGCCTACTAATTCAACCTTGTTAAATTTTGATTATCATCCTTTGGGTCCCCGTGACTCTCACGGATCTATGACTCATGCCTTTAATTTGCACAGGTTATTAAAAGAAATAACTTCTGATTTTTTTATTGTTTCTGATCCCGATATAGAGTATTTAGGAGATTGGGATCAAAAAGACCTAACGGAAGTTTTAGATTCTTACGATTTATTCGGAATTCCCTATGCAAAAATTCTTCAAGGAGGAACAATGGGTAGGTATGGTCATATGCCAAGTGCGTTAAATACATTCTTTAGGTCTAAATCTTTTTTTGAAAGGGTTGAGCATTTTCAATTAATGAAAGATGATAAATTTTGGATTTTTTATCCTTGCGGCAAGGAAGAAGGGGTAAAAGATTTTAGGAAAAATTTAGATAAATCAATTCCTTACTCTGAAGAGGTTATTGATTTTGGTCATATATGGGGAAAAGATCTAGGTGTTTGGATGCCAATCTCTCCAAAGTTTTTTCTAGATCAAATGAGTCGCATAGGTTACACGGCCTTAGATACATCTTGGTTGCACCCAATTGTATTCGAAGATTTAAAATATTTAATCTTACCAGAGGTTGATTCGCAATCATCAGGAGATAAACATCAATACAAAAGCATTGTAATAAAACATAAAAGAGCTGGTACTAAAGAGCCAAGCGAGTATTAGCTAGCACTAAAATGAAAGTTTTATTTTTTGGTAATAAGAATAGAAACGAAAAAATACCCAAAGAAATTTATCCATGATTAGATCCATGACTCTTGAAGACATTCCTTTTTACAATGAAATCAGGAATGAGTGTAGAGATTTTCTGCACGACTCTTCTTTTTATACTACGGAAGAATCTTACAGTTGGTTTAAAACAAATAATCCTAAGTTTTTTATATATGAGATAGGTGGAAATAAAATAGGATATTTTAGAACCAGTAATTGGACCGACAAAGGTTGCTATATAGGCTTAGATATACATAAAAAATTCAGAGGAAAAAAGCTAGCATTTAAAGCTTATCAAGATTTTTTTGTTTTTTTAAAAAATAAGATTGGGAAAATAAATTTTTATGAATTTTACTTAGAGGTTTTAAGTTTTAATAAAGTAGCTATAAATCTCTATAAAAAACTTGGGTTTACTGAATTGTCTAAAACACCAACTGGAAAAAACAATGATTTTATTTATAACATAAAAATGAAACTGATTTTAAAAAATGAGTAAAAAAGTTTTAATTACAGGTGGGTGTGGGTTTATTGGTCACCATTTAGTAGAGCATTTACTTCGTCATAGTGATTATGAAATTGTAATTCTAGACAAGCTAACATATGCAAGCATGGGGCTAGATAGATTAAGGAGTTTTTCTGGATTAACAAATGAACGAGTTAAGTTTTTTTGTCATGATTTCACTTTACCCATAGAAGGCGGCCTTAAGAAAGAGATTGGAGATGTAAATATTATAGTTCATATGGGGGCTGAATCTCATGTAGATAATAGTATACTAGACCCAAGAAAGTTTTTTCATAATAATATTAATGGAACAGTTGAAATGCTTGAGTATGCAAGAACGCTCAAAAATTTAGAAATGTTTTTTTACTTTAGTACTGATGAAGTATTTGGTTCTGCTCCTGAAAATTTTTGCTACGGAGAGTGGGATAGGCATAAACCAACAAACCCATACTCGTCAAGTAAGTCTTGCGCTGAACAAATATGTGTTTCTTATGAAAACACATACAAACTCCCCATAATGGTAATTAATGTCATGAATGCTTTTGGAGAAAGGCAACATGTAGAAAAATTTATACCTTTATGCATCAAGAGAATTTTAAATAAAGAAAAAATATTTATCCATTCTTATCCAGACAAGAAAAAGGCTGGAAGCAGATTTTATATACATGCAAGGAATATTGCTGCAGCTGTGCTGTTCTTACTAGAAAAAGGTGTTATTGGTGAAAAGTACAATGTAGTCGGAGAAGAGGAGGTTGATAATCTATCGATGGCTAAAATGATATCTCAATTTATAGGGGAAGAATTGGAATACGAAATGGTTGATTTTCATAAAGATAGGCCTGGACATGACTTGAGATACTCTTTGTGTGGAGAGAAGATGAAAGATATGGGGTGGAGTATCCCTATTCCTTTTCTTGAATCACTTAAAAATACTGTCGAATGGACAGTTAAAAATCAAAAATGGCTTGAAGAATAATGATACCTCTTTTTAAAGTACATTACCCAAAAGGTGTTGGGGAAAAAATAGATGAAGTTTTTAAATCTGGATTTATAACAGAAGGAGAATATTCAGATAAATTTGAAAAAGAATTTGGGGAATATATAGGAAATGATAATTGTTGTTTAACAAATAGTTGTACATCGGCAATTACTTTGGCTTTGAGGTTATCTGATGTTGGCCCTGGTGATGAAGTTATAAGTTCGCCCATGACCTGCATGGCTACAAATGAACCTATATACAATGCTGGGGCTAGTATAGTTTGGGCTGATATAGAAAAAGACACAGGAAACATTGATCCAGAAAGTGTTTTAAGAAAAATAACAAAAAAAACAAAAGCAATTATATCTGTTCACTGGGCTGGACAGCCTTTTAACATTGATTTAATAAATAAAATCGCAAAAGATCATAATCTAAAAGTTATTGAAGATGCGGCTCATGCATTAGACTCAACATATAACGGTCAAAAAATTGGCAATCATAGTGATTTTATTTGTTTTTCGTTTCAGGCAATAAAACATTTAACAACTGCTGATGGAGGAGCTTTGCTTTGCAAAAATAAATCTGATTACGAGAAGTCTAAATTATTAAGATGGTTTGGTTTAAACAGGAAATATAAAGGCAGTAAATGGGAGCAAGATATCACACTCTCTGGTTATAAATTTCATATGAATAACATAACGGCTGTGATAGGCTTGGAGCAGATGAAATATATTAATGATTTAACCCTTGCGCATAAAAACAATTCAAAATTTTATGACAAAAACATTAACAATCCAAAAATTATAAAATTAAAAAGGGGCAGCGAGTATGAGTCTTCTTCTTGGATATATTCCATACTTTGCGACACTAGAGAAGATCTTCAAGATTTTTTAAAAAATAAAAAAATTCATACAGATGTCGTTCATGTACGGAATGATAAATATTCTGTTTTTAAAGATTTTAAAAAATGCAATTTGCCTAATTTAGATTTTTTTGAATCAAGATTATTAAACATACCTGTTGGATGGTGGCTATCAAAATCAGATTTAAACTATATAGTAGATTGCATTAATTCCTATTGAAAAATTTTCATAAAAATATATTATAAAACAATGGATACAACACTAGGAGTCATAGGAAATGGATTTGTGGGATCAGCGGCTGTCCATGGATTTAATCATCATGTAAAAAGTGTGAAGGTTTTTGATAAGGATGAAAACAGAAGATCTCACACACTTGAAGAAACTTTAGATCAAGATGTAGTATTCGTATGCCTTCCTACTCCAATGTCTCTATCTGAACAAGGCAAGTGTGATCTATCTATTATTGAATCTTTTTTTGCTGAAGCTTCCGAGCTTAAACCTGATTGCACTTTTGTTATAAAGTCTACCGTTCCAGTAGGAACAACCTCTAGACTTCAAAAACAGTATGATAAATTAAAAATTTTACATTCCCCTGAGTTTCTTACCGCAAGGACTGCTCTTTTAGATTTTATAACCCCATCTAGAAACATAGTAGGATATCCAAAAGATTTTTATTCAAACCTTCATGCTGTCCCTAATAAAGTTGTAGAGCTTTTTGAAAAAAGATTTCCAGGAGTAAAAACATTTTTAATGGACAGCGATTCTACAGAGATGATTAAATATGTAGCCAATTGTTTTTTTGCTACTAAAATCAGCTATTTTAATGAGGTAAAACTCTTTTGCGATAAGATTGGATTAGATTATAATAAAATTATGGAAGGTGTTTTGTCTGATGGCAGGATAGGCATAAGTCATTATCAAGTCCCAGGCCATGATGGCAAGTTAGGTTTTGGAGGCACCTGCTTCCCAAAAGACATAAACTCTTTCATTAATCTAATGAAAGCTAATGGCGTAAACTCTAAAGTTTTACAAGCAGCATGGGATACAAATGTCTTGGTTAGACCAGAAAAAGATTGGGAAAATTTTTCCGCCGCAGTTTCGACTGGAACACAAGATTTTGATACATCGGGATGCGGCCATGATCACATTTAAAAATTATAGATAAATATGAAGTATACAGTTATAGGAGGAGCAGGTTTTATTGGAAGTCATTTAGTGGATGCACTAATAGATGAAGGTCATGAGGTTGTAGTTTTTGATAATTTCTCAACTGGCCAACCAGACAACATAAATGAAAAAGCTGAGCTATTTAGGATAAACCCTGCATATTTTAATACTATTGGCGAAAAGATGGATTCATACAGGCAAGCAATTAATGCATCTGTCGGCTCAGATGCTATATTTCACCTTGCAGCTTTGCCAAGAGTACAGCCTTCATTATTGGATCCCGTAGGAACTAATAAGGCTAATGTGGATTCATTGGTTGGAGCTCTTGATTTTGCAAAAAATATTGGAGTTAAGAGATTTGTTTATAGTGCAAGTTCTTCTGCCTATGGAGACGCTTCAGTTTTCCCAACTCCAGAGGATCACCCCACTAATCCGAAAAGCCCTTACGGACTCCAAAAACTTATAGGAGAACAGTATTGTAAAGTTTTTTCGGATTGTTATGGTTTAGATACTGTAAGTTTGAGATATTTTAATGTTTACGGTTCCAGAGCTAGTTCGGGTTCTGCATACAGCTTAGTTCTTGAGGTATTCTTCAAACAACGTCTTTATAAAAAACCTCTCACAATAACTGGAGACGGAGAACAAAAACGAGACTTTACTTTTGTTGGCGATGTAGTGAAGGCAAATATCCTTGCCGCTCAATCGGACCAAGAGTTTAAAGGTGATATTTTTAATATAGGAAATGGCGACAACAGAACAATAAATCAAGTGGCTGATTTAATAGGAGGAGAAAAAGAGTATATTGAGGCTAGGTTAGAGCCTAAAGAAACCCTAGCTGATATTTCAAAAGCGAAAGAGGTTTTAGGCTGGGAGCCTTCTATGACCTTAGAAGAATGGATTCCTCAAAGAAAAAAAGAATTACGCCTTGATTGATTTTTATGAAAAAAGTTATTGTTACAGGTATAACAGGTCAGGATGGAAGCCATATGTGCGACTATCTTATTAAAAAATTAAATAAAGAAAAATTAGATATTAAAATTTTTGGTTCAGTAAGACGTATTAGCGTCAAGAATCACGAAAATATTTTGCATTTAGAAGGTGATCCTAACTTCGAGCTTATCGATATGGATTTGAATGATGCTCATAGCATTAGAGATGCTATCATAGATATCAAGCCAGACTATTTTATAAATTTTGCCGCACAATCTTTTGTCGCTGGTAGCTGGAAATATCCTATACAAACTTGGGGTACTGATGCTGATTCTGTTCTTCATATCCTTGAGTCAATAAGAAGATTCGCTCCGCTATGCAGGTTTTATAATGCAGGATCTTCTGAAGAATTTGGAGATGTTATATATTCCCCTCAAGATGCCGCTCACCCCTTAAGACCTCAGTCTCCTTATGGAGCTGCCAAGTGTGCTGCTAGACATCTAGTCAGGGTCTATCGAGAGTCTTATAATCTATATGCTATTCAAGGTTGGTTATTCAATCATGAAGGGGTAAGGAGAGGTCTTGATTTTGTTACTAGAAAAATAACATATAATGTAGCTAAATTTAAATTGGCTTTAGAAAAGTCTAATCTAAGTCATGTGGAGATTCCTAGCTTCTCTTTGGGCAACTTAGAAGCTAAGAGAGACTGGAGTGATGCGGAGGATTTTATGGATGGAGTGTGGCGTATGTTAAATCAAGATAAACCCAAAAATTATGTTTTAGCTAGTGGGGAGATGCATACAATTAGATCTTTTCTTGAAGAGACCCTATCTTGCGCAAACATTGAATATTATAAAACAGGGGTGGAGGATAAAGAAAAATATTTTTCAAAAAAGGGTGATCATCTGATAATGTCAGTAGATCCAAAATTCTACAGGCCTGCCGAGGTTCACGAGCTCTGCGGCGACCCTTCTTTGGCTGAAAAAGAATTAGGATGGGCCCGTAATACAGATTTTAAAGGGCTTGTTAAAAAGATGTATCAATCTGATTACGCAAAGTCATCATATGAACAAAGATGATGCTATTTATGTGGCGGGCCACAGAGGAATGGTTGGCTCTGCTACTGTAAGAGCTTTAAAATCTAATGGTTACACTAATATTGTAACAGCAACAAGGGAAGAGGTAGATCTTAAAAACCAAAAAGATGTAAACCTTTTTTTTAAAAATTTAAACATCGATTATGTTGTTCTTGCTGCTGCAAAAGTGGGAGGTATACTAGCGAATAATGACCTTAAGGCTGACTTTATATATGAAAATACTATTATTGGTGCTAACATCATAAAAGCTTGTCATGATAATAAAGTTAAAAAGTTGATAAATTTAGGCTCTTCTTGTATATATCCAAAAGAGTCTCAAATCCCTATAAAAGAAGAGTATTTGTTAACAGGAAAGCTTGAGCCGACAAACGAACCGTATGCGATAGCAAAAATCGCCGCCTTAAAAATGTGTGAAAGTTTTTACCATCAATACGATGATAACTATTATTCCTTGATGCCCTGTAATCTTTACGGGATTAATGACAATTTTGATCTAAAAAGCTCTCATGTTCTACCAGCTTTAATTAACAAAGTTCATCATGCAAAAAGCTCTAACAGTCCTAGTATTACTCTTTGGGGTTCTGGAAAACCGCTTAGAGAGTTTCTTTTTTCTGAAGATGTTGCCTCTGCTATTTTATTTTGCCTAGAAAACGTTGATGCTAAAGATATTTATGAGCAAGGGATCTCTCATCTTAATTGCGGATCTAATGAGGAACTCTCTATTTTAGATCTATTATTAAAAATAAAAAATATTATAAGTTACGAAGGCGAAATTTTATTTGATAGTTCTAAACCAGATGGGACTTTTAGAAAAAAAATGGATAATAGCAGAATAAACCAGCTAGGCTTTATTCCGCAAGTATCAATTGATGAAGGTATTGCAAAAACATACTCTTGGTACTTATCAAATTCAGAATAAAAAAATAGTTGTTTTGTTTGAGTAACTGGGTTAATCCTCTTACTCTATTTTAGAAAATATTCATAAATATAAACTCTGAATATTTAGAATAGTCGTGTAATAAAAAGAATCCCCCCCTAATCATTTTATGGAAATAAAAGTAAAGAAAAGAAACGGAAGGTTAGAAGACTTTAAAGTAGAAAAGATAAATGCAATATCCGAAAGAGCGTGTGAAGACATTGATAATGTTTCTGCAAGTGAGGTCGTACTTGATGCCCAGTTACAACTTTACGATAAAATTACTACTTCTGAAATAGACAAGGCTTTAATCCTTAGTTCTAGAGAAAAAATACAAAAAGAACCAAACTATAGTTTTGTAGCGTCTAGGCTTCTTTTAAATACGGCCTATAAAGAGGTGTTTAAAGAAGGGGTCGATTCTGATACTTTCAAATTACAATATAGGAAAAGTTTCATACAAAATATTAAAAAACTATCCAAGGTGGGTAGAGTTAATGCTAAGCTTTTGGATTTCGACTTAGTAAAACTTTCTGAATCCTTAAAAATAAGGAGAGATTTAAATTTTAAATATTTAGGCATACAAATTTTAACTGATAGATACTTCATTAGGCACGAAGATAAAATCATGGAAGCTCCTCAAAGTTTCTGGATGAGGGTCGCTATGGGTCTAGCAATAAATGAAGAAAATAAAAATGAAAAAGCTATAGAGTTCTATAATCTTTTTAGTCAATTTTTATACACACCTTCCACTCCTACTCTTTTTAACAGTGGCACAGTTCGATCTCAGTTAAGCTCATGCTATTTAAATACTTTTGATGATAGTATAGATGGAATTTTTGATGGAGCTTGGCAAGAGGCAAGAAAGTCAAAATATGCTGGAGGGCTTGGGCTTGATGTTACGCCTTTTAGGTCTACAGGCTCCTTCATAGAAGGCACTAATGGTATCTCAAGTGGTCTTGTGCCTTGGTTGAAGATATATAATGATCTATTAGTTGCAGTCAATCAAGGCGGAAAGCGTCCAGGTGCAGGATGTGCATATCTTGAGCCTTGGCACTTAGATTATGAAGATTTCCTAAACTTAAGAAGGAATACAGGGGATGATCGTTTACGATGTCATGACATGAATACAGCTTCATGGATACCAGATGAGTTTATGCGTAGAGTTAAGAACGAAGAAGATTGGTATTTCTTTGATCCAGGCGAGATGGTTTATGAAGACGGAAAGACTCTTCACGATTATTTTGGTAAAGATTTTGATGATAGATATGAAGATGCATGTCGAGCTGCAGAATATGGCCACATCAAAAACTTCAGAAAAATCCCTGCCAAAGAGCTCTGGAAAAAAATGCTGAAAGTGCTTTTTGAGACTTCTCACCCATGGAATACTTTTAAAGATCCATGCAACATTCGTTACACAAATCAGCATGAAGGTACTGTCAGAAGCTCTAATCTTTGCACAGAAATTACTCTGCACACTAAAGCCTCAAAATACAAAGAAGGGGAAAAGGTTGAGCATGGAGAAACCGCAGTCTGTAATTTAGGCTCTATTAATTTATTAAATCATTTAAAAGAAAACAACTCTATAGATTTTCAGAAATTAAAATCAACTATACATACCGCTATACGTATATTAGATAATGTTATAGATTTAAATTTTTATCCAACTAAAGAGTCTAGTAATTCTAATTTAAGAAATAGGCCAATAGGCCTAGGAATGATGGCTATTCATGATGTTCTACACAAAATGAACATAAAAATAGATAGCGATGAAGCCGTAGCTTTTAACGATAATTTGTTTGAATTTTATTCTTGCAATGCAATCCTTGCCAGCTCTATTCTTGCAAAAGAAAAAGGATCTTATGAAACTTACAGTGGCTCTCTTTGGAGCAAGGGGGTGTTCCCTTTAGATTCATATAATAACTTAATGCTGTATAGGGGTAATAACACAAAGTCAACAGAAAACCTTAAAGAATGGGGTCGAGTCAGAGATCATGTTCGTCAATTTGGCATGAGGAACTCTAATGTTATGGCTATAGCTCCAACGGCTACTATAGGATACATAAACGGTGTAGAGCAAAGTATTGAACCAAATTTTTCAGTATTATTTGTTTACGAAAATAAGAGTGGTAATTTTTATATAACCAATCCTCATTTCATTAAAGATATGAAGGATAGGGGTTTATGGAATGCAGAAATAGCTAATTTTATTAAAACTATAGATGGCGATTTATCCCTTGCAAATGGAGATATACCTCAAGATATAAAAGAAAAATATAAAACCGCTTTTGACAGAGACATGATGAGTTTAATAGATTCTAATTCTGCACGTCAGAAATGGATCGATCAAGCTGTAAGTTTTAATCTTTACAACAAAGGGACTTCACTAAAATACTTAAATGATATCTATATGAAATGTTGGGAGTGTGGTTTAAAAACCACCTATTATTTAAGAAATAGAGCTGCAAGTAAAATTGAAAAGTCTGCCAGTTCGGACACTTCATCTACTGAAACTTCGTGCAGTATTGAAGCCATGAAAAATGGAGAGGTTTGTGAATCCTGTCAGTAAAGCTTCTGGAGTAACATTAGTAGTTGGTAATGAAATATTGCTAGCTAAAAGATGCGAATTATGGAATGGAGAACCAGTGCCTTTAGCTGGCTATTGGAGTATTTTTGGCGGAGCTATTGAAAAAGGGGAGAGTGCCATGTCCTGTAGCATTAGAGAGATGAAAGAAGAAACTGGAGTTGATATAGAAATATCTGACCTTTCTTACATACGAGATATCTTTAATGATCATAGCGATGGTCATACAACTCAGTTTACTGTATATTTTTCTAAAAATAAAAGTAAACCTGTTATTGTTTTAAATGACGAGCATACTGAATTCAAATGGTTTGACATTAATGATATAGAGAATTTTCCATATAAAATTATGGACGATTTAAAAGACTGTATAATTAGATATAGATGTTACCTAAAGGATCTTAAAACTAAATATGGATTATAATTTTATTGAAAAAGCTTTTTTTAAATTTATTATAAATAAAAACTAACCCAAAAAATATCATGATTCAATTCTATAATGTAAAAAAGAAGACAAAAGTCGAAATTTCAGAAGATAAAGTGGAAAAGAAAACCTACGAAAAAGTTTCCAAAGCTGGAAAGACTACAATTAGATATGCCCTCGCTGCAGTAGATGAAGATGGCACAAAATTAACTAAATTTTGCAGTAAAGATGTCTACGACAGCCTTGGCTAATGGGCCCAATTTTAAATACTATATTGGGTGCGGGAATTAAACTCGCATGCAATTTAATAAACTCTTGGTTGGAGCAAAAAAGGCAAGACCAAATGATGCTTGCCGCAAGAGATAGTGCAACTCTTGAAGCTCTAATTAAAAATCAAGAAGTTCAAGCTAGTGATCCTTTTGTTAAAACCACAAGGAGAATATTGTTTATGTCTATCACATTTACAATGTGCTACCTTATGATTTATTATGCTCACAATCCCACAATCACTTATGATATAATTGTTCCTAAAGGTGATGGAGCAAAGTGGGGATTTTTTAGCTGGATATTTGGAGGTAAGGAATGGGAGGTTGTTACTCTCAGTGGTGGTTTAATGCTTAGCTCTTTTATAGATTTATGTTTTATGGTTGTCGGATTTTACGCTATTCCTAGCAAGAGGAGATGATTTTGTGTAATATTTTACATGAACTTTATTGATTTAAAAAACCAGATCCACCGTGCAAGTAAGTCTGAATTTATCAGTCAACGCTCTACTTGGGTATCTAATATCAAAACTTTACTCGCTAATGCATCAGAGGCAGACATTGAATACTTCAGGAATCATGTTGGCAGAGAGTTGTTTAGAAAAGCAAACTTATTTGACGATGCATCTTTTATAAAAGATGATTTTGACTCTGGGTTTCGTCCTAGAATAGTCGATCCAACCACAGGATTAAATGGAAATATTATTTCGTGGTACGATGGGTCAGACCCTAGTTCTCACGAATTAGATTCGCAAAACAGAGTCATAAAAGCTTACGATAAAGCTGGATCTTTTGATTTGTCTAGTAATAAAGGGATAGATAAAGCCCCGACAATTGGCCCCATAAAATTTGATGACGGAACATTTAGAAATACTTTCTTTTTTAGAGCAGGTCCCACAGCTGATAATTGCACGTTCAGAAGTTATAATTTTTCTCATGACTTTAGCTTAGATGGTGAATTAAATATGCTCATTGTCTTACATCATATGAAATCTAATTTAGGAGATAATGACACTCAAGATTTTATTTTTGAAGCTGCTCAAAACAACAAACATGCATCAGGAACCCCTAGGGTTTTTCTTAGAAAAGGTGGAGAGGATACAACTGCCCCTACCTATAATAACCAAGGGCTTGGGGATGCAATTGGATTCACTGAAGGCGAAGCTGTAATTCAGTTCGATAACCCAGTTAACTTATTACTAAATTTTCATATAAAAAATAGCGAGCAAGAATCACGAATAAATGGAAAGCAAATTAAACAATCATCCAGAGTCAATGTTCAAAACATAACAAAAGAATCAGGAGGCGACGGAGGAATTTATTGGGGAAGCAATATGCATGGAGGGCAAACTCTAGAGGGTGGATTTGGAGAAATTATATTGTATGATAACTTTGCAGAGGATGGAGAGTTCTTAGAGTCTTATCTTGCTAAAAAGTGGGGCTTCGACATCCCAACACCTAAACATTTTAAAACATTTGTGTAGTTTTGGACTTTATACTTTTCAGCTTATTAATACTTTCCTCTTTAACATCGGTTGGCTTTTATTTAAAATTTAAAAAAACTTTTATATATTTAAAAGATATAGAAAATGATAATTTTTTAACCCAAGCTAGATTCAAAGATTTAGAAAAAAATTTAGAGCTAAAAGAAAATCAACATAGACTTAGCATGGAATCGTTAAAAGAATCTTTTGAGCATGAAAGAAAATCTATAGAAGAAAAAAAGGTAGAAATACAAACCAAGGAAAAAGGTTTCCAGATTGCTGTGGCAAAGCTCACCGAAGATCTTGAAGAGCAAAAAGAATTAAAATCTAAAGTTACTTCTCAGAAAAAAAGTAGCGAAGTTAGGTTAGGACATATAGCAGAAACCCTTGCTCCTTTTCTAGATCAATTTGAATTTGAACCAGAAGAATGTTGCTTCTTGGGAAAGCCAATTGATTACGTGTCCTTTGGGGAAGAAGAAATTACATTTATAGAAGTTAAAAGCGGCCAAAGCCAACTAAGCACAAAGCAAAGAAAGATTAGAGATCAAGTCAAAGCTGGAAAAGTTTCTTGGAAAGAAGTGAGAATAAAATAATTTCACCTTGAGTAGAACCTGAATGGTCGTATAATCGTTATATAGACTATGAATAAAGAAAAAACTGGAGATATATTAGGGAAAGAACTTGCTGGAGTGAATCAAATTTTACCCCATAAACATAAATATGTTTGGGATTTATTCCTAAAAAGTTGTGCCAATAATTGGATGCCTACTGAAATATCAATGCAAAATGATATAAAACAATGGAAAAATGATGAAATCACAGAAGATGAAAAGTTACTTGTTAAACGCTGTCTCGGATTTTTTGCTGGATCTGAGTCTTTGGTTGGTAACAATCTGTTTACTGTGGCCGCTAGATTTATTACGGATCCTGAGTGCGGTCAGTACATCATGCGTCAGGGCTTTGAAGAAAGTCTTCACAATCATACGATAGTCTATATTTGTGACAGTCTTGATTTAGATGTGAAAGAAGTTTATGAGGCTTATCAGAATATTCCTAGTATAAAAGCTAAAGATGACTTTCTGATGTCTATAACTAACGATGTTAATAGACAAGATTTTGTTCATCATACAAAAGAAGGAAAACAAGAGCTTCTTCGTAACTTTTTAACCTACTGGATAGTTTGCGAGGGAACTTTTTTCTTTAGTGGTTTTGCAATGCTTCTTGCTTTAGGTAGGCAAAACAAATTACAAGGAATCTCTGATCAAATTAAATATACATTAAGAGACGAAACCAATCATATAGCTTTTGGGACTTATGTTATAAATAAAATTATCGAACAAAATCCGTCAATCTGGACTAAAAAAATGCAAGATGAATTTGTTGATCATATGAAGAAAGCGGTTGATCTTGAAATTGCCTATGCTCATGATGTGCTTCCTACTGGCATATTAGGTCTTAATGCAGATATGTTTGTTGACTACATGCATTATATTGGCAATCGTAGATTAGAGTCAATTGGTATAGATTTTCGCTTCCCTAGTGATAAAAATCCTTTTCCTTGGTTAGGTGAAGTTGTTGATGTTCAAGCCATGGGTAACTTCTTTGAAAGAAGGGTTAGGGAGTACCAACAAGTTGGTTCTCTTGACGATGACTTCTGATGTAACAATATTAATTGCATTTTTTAGTACATGTAAGTACAGAAAAAATTCTTTTCGTTTCGTAAGAGATTATATAATTAATTGCCGCATACCTTTGGTTGTTTGCGAGCAGACCAATAAAGATAAAAAAAGCTTTCAAGAAGGTTCTTATAAGCATTTTTACTTAAATATTGATGGTCCATTCAATAAATCAAAACTTTATAATTTTGGAGTTAAAAACATCTTAACTAAACACATTTGGTTCTTAGATTCGGATGTCATTCTTGATTTTAGTAAAGTAATACCCAAGTTAAATGATCAAGAATTTGTTAGACCTTTTGGTCCAGTTTATATGCTATCAGAGAAGCAGTCTATTTCCTTTAAAAAAGGTTTCCCAATTAACCTCAAAGAAGTAAACGCCGACTCTCATTTCTCAAAGCATTCTTTCATAATTAGATCTGATATCTTCCATCGATCAAAAGGTTTTGATGAAAAATTTTCTGGCTGGGGCTGGGAAGATATAGACTTCTCTTACAATAAAATGGATTTTTGTAAAAAAGAAGTTTTTGATAATGTTTTTGGCTTTCATTTTTTTCATCCTCCAGCTTCTAAATTTAACGAGAGGAATAATTTTTTAAATTATTTACAAAACTCTGGTAATCGGCCTAAACTTAGTATTTGTTCTTTTCTAGATTCGAATTTTGATTTTGATAATTTTAAAAAAATGCTGTCTTCTAGTGGCGAAATTCATAAGTCGATAGATTTTTCTATTTTCACAAATTTGGAAAAAGAAAGGGTTCCGATCAAAGAACTTTCCTCTATCCAATCTAAATTTCCATCGGTTAGTCTTTTTTGGAATGCGTCTAAATTAGAGAGCCTAAAAGATAAAATGAATTCTACTGTTTATATTTCTACAGGTTTATTAGTTTCATATTTTGATAATAGCTTTGTTCCAGATTATAATTTTTTTCAAAAAGCTCTTTCTTCTACTAGCTCTTTGTTTAATGCAGGCGGATCTCTTTTCATAAGCAGAGATCTTTTTGATTCCGTAAATGGTTATGTTGACTTTAAAACCGTTTCTGAATGCAATAAGGACCTTGAGAGCAGGTCATCCGAAATTCTCGAAAACAAATCTTATAATTTTTATTCTAGTTTTGGGGAAAGAGATGGTTTAGAAGTTTATAATTTTAAAACTAAAAGTTTTTCCCCTCTTTAATCTTGTTTTTATCTTTTTTTGGCTTAGGTTATTTTTGAATTGAAGCTAAAACAAACAGAAAAGAAAAATATAATAGAATTCTTACTCAATGTCCCGAAAGTCAATAAAAGAGGATTTTGGGCTAGAGAAATAAAACTTTTGAATGATCTTTTTTCTGAATATCCCAGTTTAGATTTTTGGAAAAAATTAAATTTCCCTGATAAGTACGACTCTTTAAGTTTTTTTAAATCACAATTTGGAATTAAAAAGTTAAAGAAGAAATTTTTAGAGTATAATTATGTTCCAAAGCAAAATTTAGAAATTAAAATTTATGATAATAAATTTGGAGAGCCTTACAAAAAAAATAAAAAACAAAAAACTATAAAATCCTTTCTTACAAATGAGTGATACATTAAAAATAATCGATGATTTTCTTACCGATAAAGAAAATAAAAAATACCATTATAATAATTACGAAGATGATAATTATAAAATTTCATCTGGTAGTATAAATCTAGATCTTGCTTTGGGCGGTGGACTTCCTTCTGGAGCTCATAGGTTTACAGGAGTTAACGAAGGTGGTAAAACTAGTTGTGCTTTAACGGTTGCAAAAAACTTCCAAAATTATTTTGGTAAAAAGGGTATGGTTGTTTATATTAGAAGTGAAGGTAGACTTAGCCCAGAGTTATTAAATAGATGCGGCATAGATCGAGATCCAGAAAAGTTTTTCAAATTTGACTGTAATATTTTTGAAAAAGTTTTTCAACTCATAAGAACTCTTGTCGATGAAAACCCAGATGATAAAAAATATTTATTCATAATCGATAGTGTTGATGCTCTTTGTAGAATAGGTGATTATGATAAGCCTTTTGATGAGAGCGAGCAGGTTGCTGGAGGAGCTTTAGTAACATCTGTTTTTTTAAAGAAGATGGTTTTGCCTATAACTAAAATGGGTCACATGATGATATTGACATCTCAAGTTAGGGTTGAGGTTGCGACTAACCCTTATGCTAGTAGAGGTGGGCCCAAAGTTAAACAAGCGGGAGGAAATGCTGTTAAGCATTATGCTAATTTTATTTTAGAATTTCAAGAGAGATACACTAATGATATTATATATCCAAATGCCTCTGCTTCAAAGATAGAGGATAAAGGAGATCCAATAGGTCATATTTGCAAAATAATTTTCAGAAAAAGTGTTAACGAAAAGACTGGGGGGGTAGTGAGATATCCTATAAGGTACGGTCAAAAAGACGGAAATAGTATATGGGTAGAGAGAGAAATTTTAGATATGATGAAATTATGGGGTTACATTGAACAAAAAGGAGCTTGGATTTCTTTTGATCAAGAGATTATTGATCTAGCTAAAGAGCAGGGGATTGAATGTCCAGAAAAAATACAAGGCGAAAATAAATTAGTTGATTTTATAGATCAGAACAAAGGGTTTACTAAATTTATGCTCTCTCAAATTCATTCAAATTTTTAATGAAATTTAAAACAATCCAAGGCTCTCTTAAAAGAGTTCCAAAAGTTAGAAATTATTTGATAGATTGGGAAGGTAAAAGCAAAAGTAAAATACAGTTTAATACAAAAAAGTTCTTAAAAGACTATTGGGAAAATCATGTTGTATTCGAGGAGTTTCCTGTAGCTGGAACGAGACTTTCTTTAGACTTTTATAATGCTACAAAAAAAATAGCCATTGAAGTTCAAGGAGCTCAGCATAGAAAATACGTTCCCTTTTTTCATGGAGGTCATAAATCAAATTATTTAGACCAATTAAGAAGAGATAAGCAAAAAATGGAATTTTGCTCTACAAATGAAATAAAGTTGATGGAAGTTTATGATGGAGATGTTATAGATAGATCTCTTTTTGAAAAGTTTGGAATAAATTTATAGTGTATATATAATATGTAAGACACTATAAATATGGATGATTTTGACCCAAATATAACTCACAACTTCAGCATCCCTAAAGAGTTTTTAAATCAGCTTTATGATTTTACTGGAGGTAAAGACGGTAATTCTGGCTTTGTATTAAGCTATGTCAACGACCAAGGCAAAGCCTTAGTTTTTTCCAAAGCTAGTTCTGAAATAGTAGAGATGGGACTGAGAAAGGCTCTTGAAAAATATCTAATGCAGATGGAAGAGGGCGAGATATCAATAGATTTATCTTAATTTAATATTGTTTTTTTTGTAAGTTTTAGTTAGCATATTGAATGCGTCTATATAATTATGAATTAGAACAGCACTTGTTGGGGGGGTTAATACAGAAGCCAGAAGAGTATTATAAAATATCATCTTTTATATCTGAGAAGGATTTTTATTCGGATTCTACATCCATCCACAAAGCTATATTTATTGTTTTAAGGTCATCTATAGAAAAGAATGAATCTATAGATGAATACCTTTTATCTGAAAAGATAAAGTCATTAGGCTTATCTTTTGAAGAGGGGATTGAGCCCTTAGAGTATTTGCAAAGCTTAACTCTTAGAAAGGTTTCGGCTAAATCTATAATGGACTCTGCGAAAGAGATTAAGACACTAACTCTTAAAAGGGACATTTCAGAAATTGGGGTTAATCTTCAATCCAGCATGACTAAATCTAGTCTTTCTTCCTACCAGGATATAATTGATAAGGCTGATTCTATATACAATAGTAAAATAAATTTTTATGAATCTGGTTCAGACATACCAGAAAATATTTATGAAAATATGGAGGACATGATTGAAGATAGGGGCGAAAACCCTGTAGATGATCATGGCTTAGAGGGGCCCCATCAAAGACTTCATGAAATATATGGATCTCTTCTTAGGCCTGGTAACATAAGTGTTATTGTTGCTAGATCTGGAATAGGCAAAACACAATTTTGCATGGACTTCTGCACAAAAGTTTCTTCTTTGAATAATAATGTTCCTATTTTACACTTTGATAATGGAGAAATGAGCATTGAAGAGCTGACGATGCGTCAGTGTGCGGCTCTATCTGGAGTTCCCTTGAATTTACTTGAAAGCGGTCGCTGGAGGAATGCAGGTGATGAAGTTGTCAATAAAGTTAGAAAAGTTTGGAAAAACTTAAAAGGAATGAAATTCTTTTATTATAATTGTGGCGGCATGTCTATAGATGAAATGGTAAATACTGTTAAAAGATTTTATTATTCAAATGTAGGAAGAGGGAATGAGATGATTTTTAGTTTTGATTATATAAAAACTACATTTCAACCTTCTGGAAACAAAACAGAGTGGCAGGTTGTTGGTGAAATGGTGGATAGATTTAAGCGGCTTATAGCTAAAGATTTAGTTTTTGATAAAAAGCCAGTTGTATCTATGCTAACAAGTGTACAAATGAATAGAGTTGGAACCAGTCGAAATAGAAGTTCTGAAAATATTATTGAAGATGAAACTGTAGTTTCTTTGTCGGATAGAATCACTCAGTTTTGTTCTCATATGTTTTTGTTGAGAAATAAAGAGCCTTCAGAAATTACAGAGGATTCGAACTTTGGAACGCATAAACTTACTAATATTAAAGCTCGGCACTTAGGTCAAGATCCAATGGGTGAAATCGAGCCAGTCAGAATGCCAGATGGATCTTTAAAAAGAAATTATTTGAACTTAGATTTTAATAATTTTAATATAACAGAAAGGGGAGACTTAAGAGATTTAGTGGAGCACCTCAGGGTCGAAGGAATGTCCCCCTCAGAAGATGGTGATAGTTCTTTACCAGATCTTTTCAATGAGTAATATTGATTATAAAAACACCTTAGAGTCTCTGGGGTATAAACTACTAGATAGGGGAGATTACTGGCAGACAAATGCTATATTCCGTGGAGGAGACAATAAAACCGCAATACAAATATATAAAGATTCTGGAGTATGGAAAGATTATGTAAATCAAACTCCATTTTTATCATTTAAAAAATTAGTTCAAGCGACTATTGGATCTAATGATGATGAATTGGTGGATTCTTTATTGAAAAAAGATATTATCTTTAATAATCCTCATAGAAACAGCAACCAACCAAGAATTTCAATGGAAAAAACTTATAAAAAAGACTGCTTAGATAGACTGCTTCCCCATTATTCTTTTTACGAAGATAGGGGTATATCCGCTGATGCTCTTAAAAAATTTAAAGGAGGGCTCTGCACAGAAGGAAAAATGTACCAAAGGTTTGTATTTCCAATATTTAATTTAAATGGAAAAATACATGGCTTCTCTGGTAGAGATATGGCTTCGCTTGAAAACAGACCCAAATGGAAACATATTGGATTGAAAAGTAAATGGATTTTCCCCCATCATATATCTTCAAAATATATAGAAGATTCTTCTGAGGTTATTTTAGTAGAAAGTATTGGTGACGTCTTAAGCTTGTATGAAAGAGGTTTTAAAAATATTCTATGTACTTTTGGTACCTTAATTTCCCCCACATTAATATCTTATATTGTTGGTATTAATCCTTCAAAAATAATATTAAGCCTTAATAATGATTTAAATTCTGAATTAAACGCTGGCCTAACTGGGTGTATAAAAAGTTTTTTTAAGTTAATTTCTTATGTAGATTATGAAAAAGTAATTATTTGCCTTCCTAATCAAAATGACTTTGGAGAAATGTCCGAAAAAGATTATAATAAATGGGAATCAAAAAAAGAAAAGTTAATCAAATCATTTAATTATCAAAATATCATCAATACTGCTGAAAATATTTGCTCCAAATCAAAACAGCCTGATGTTTTTATAAAAAAAATTAAAAAATTTAAAAAAGAATTAAACAATGAGTGATGTCATATTATCTGCAAGTAAAATAAAGACAGCACAAAGTTGTTCCTGGAAATATTGGACATCTTATGTTCTTAAATTGCCTCAATCTACAAACGATGGTGCTAGCAGGGGTTGGATATGCCATTTGGTTTGCGAGCTTCTTGGCTTTAAAAAGCATAAAAAGCATTACAATCTAATTATTAAATCTGGTTCGATTCATGCCTCTAAGGCTGTGTCTAAATTAGTCTCACATCATGCTCGAAAGCTAGAAGTATCTGATGATGATAATATGGAATTGATTGATATGATGACCGTAAAAGCTCTCTTACATGATTTTTTTGGAAAAGAAAAGGGTAGAACTACAGATTCTATATCCGAACATGAATTTAATATTTCTGTGGATGAAGGTGGAAAGAATTATAAAATTAGAGGTTTTATAGATAAGCTTTTTTTATACGATAGAGGTAAAGATGCTTTAATTAGAGATTTTAAAACAAGTAAACAAGTTTTTAAAGGCAAAGAAATCACAGACAATCTCCAAAATTTGATGTATTGCCTAGCCGTCAAAAAAACATTTCCCAAAGTTAAAAATGTAGAGGTTGAATTTCTATTTTTAAAATTTGATTTAAGTTCTGATTTGCTTGGTCAAAAAGGAAGTGGAGTGCTGTCTATGGAGGTTATAAGCAAAGAAGAATTAGAGGGTTTTGAGTATCAACTTACATCCATACAAGAATATCTAGAAAATTTTGATGAAGAATGTGCAAAAAGTGATTTTGCTGCAAACAGAAACTATCCTTCTGATGGTACTTTTGGCGGACCATTAATGTGTGGCAAAGAGGGGTATAAAAAATCAAGAGGTGAATTAGTTTTAGACTCTCAAGGAAACAAGATAAAGAACTTTATATGTGAACATAGACTTCCCTTTGATTACTATGAACATAGAGATTGTGATGGTAAAATTATAAAATGCTATAAAGACAAACCCTCTTTTGTTTTAAATGATGGGGAAGAATTAACTCTTAAACATTACTCTGGTTGCCCTCATTTTGACAAAGGCAATTCTTCTTTTTTGGTGTAAATTAAATTATGGCGATCCTGAAAAATAAAAAAACAAACGAACTGGTATTTGTAAAAGGTCAATTATTGTTGAAAAAAAAGAATAGAAAAATAGATTTTTACGCAAAAGAAAAGGGAGCTAACCCACGCGAAACAGGAGGTTGATATGGGTAGACCTATTTGGCCAAAACAGTTCTCTCCGAGTAAAGCCAAGGTCTTTGGTGAAAGGCCTGGTCGTGCCATATGGCAAGGTAGAGCTCAAGTAATAGAGTCATCTTCTCCTTTCAGTAACTCTTACACATCAAGAGTTTTTGTAAATAAATACGGTCAAAAAAGATATGAGAATTCAGATAGGTTAAGCTTTCCAGTAGATTCAAATATAATGACACCGACATTGGTTCGTTATCCAGCTAAAGACTTTAATGATTTTGGATTTTTCAATGGCTTCCCTTTTCTACTAAACGAAACCTGCGAGCACTTAAATTTTGGCAATAATTTTGTTATAGATGATAAAGGAGCCGTAACAGATTTAGGAAAGGGCTTTTCTGATAGATCCTTGACTGGCATACCAGTTGACGACTATTCTGCTGTAAGTGTACTTGGAGGGGGTTATGATTTAAATAAGAATAAAGGATATTTTTCTCCTAATCTTAAAGGTGTGCATAGAAGGGCTGCAGCTGTAAATCATTATTGGAATTTAGCAGCTATAGAGACTGATTTCATCATACAAACTAGAAGAATTCCAGATGGCTATGTAACTGGTTACTCTAAAAACGTAGACTATGACAGTGATGAAGGGATTCAATATGTTACAGAAGATTATGAAGTGGTAGAGTCTTATACTGATAAAGCCTATTTACCACAATTAAGACAATATATAGATCCAAGCGGCTCTTTTGACCAAACAGATGGAGTCAATAATTGTACGATAGATCCTGAAACTAGATTATTTCAAGGTAGTGGAGAAAATTATTCTTCAATGTTTTTTCTTGGTCAAGACACTGGGCATTATGCAGACTTTTTTATACCCTTTAGTATTCAGCCAAATAATACTGGAGCTTATACAATATGTTTTGACGAAGATGTCGCCACCCATCTCGAATCTCAACCCGAATGGGGTCCAGCAAAAGCATTTAATTGTAATGTTTCTCTAGATTTTAATACTAAAGATCGTGACCACGAAGGTTTTGCAGGATCGAATGTAGAGTATCATTGTTTTCCTCATAGAGCTTATATCGTTCCAGCGAAAGATTGGGAATTCACCGTTCTTGGTTCAAAAGTCAAAGGGGTCTACTACACATATGCCCAATCTGAGCTTCTCAGATATCCTGGAGATCAATCTATAACACTAAATTATAGGCCTTGGTATCAAGACATTCATTTCACTTACTCAAACTATGCTCCTGATAGGCTAGGGGGTGGACCTATTGAATATAACTTATTGCCCACCACTCATATTCCTTTTGATTCTGCTGCTGGAGGTCCAGAAGATAAAACCTATTGCTATAAGTTTTCCTGTAATTCAAGGTTCAGCTTTTTAACTCCTACCATTAGTCAAGATGCAGGATTATCTGAGTTTAGGCAAACCTATAATGGAGCTGGAAAATATTCAATTTTTGGAACGGATCTTGAGTTTTATTGTGGTGGTCCGAGGCCAGAATTAGTTCTTGAAGACAGTTTAATATCAAGATTTTACGATAGTAAATATGATAATTTAGTTTATAGACAAGAGAATAAATCTGTTTATCATTCATCAGAAATAGCAAAACTTTATTATAATTTAAGGAACACAGAAACAGCTGATAATAAAAATTTAAGAAAGTTAAAAAACCAATCAAACACACTCATCACAAAAGAAGTTGTTAGCAGAACTATAAAAAGAAAAACTAGAGATTATACATTTTTTAGTGATTCTTTAGCTAATAGTGCTACAACAAAACGCATTCCATTACAAGCTAGTTTTCTTGATTTCCCTGATGCAGATAGTGTTGTTTATGCGGATTAAAAGAAAGGCTTAAAAAAATGGTTAGTAATATTTATCCTCCAAGTAGCGGTTATCCAAGGCCTAGCTTTAGCCCTAAATCTCCTTCTTCTCCAGGTAGTATCCCTTCTTCCTTTGGTGGAGCTGGAACTGGTTCTGGTGGAGTTTCTACTCCTAGTGGAGATACAGCTATTGGCGCTGGAGGCTCTGATATGTCTAGTGGGTCCCCTTCCAATATGGGCACTCCTCGCCCCCCATCCGTTGGCGGTGAGGGCTTTACATCTTTTGGTGGGGGTGGGTCTATAGGAAGTCCTGTCTCAGGAACAGAAAGTGGTTCTAGTTCTCCTATCAATCGTCCATCCACATCTCCTAGTTCTACCCAGAATTCTGGCGGGCCACCACCTTCTCAAAATAGTGAGCCGCCACCCAAGTTCCCTGGCTCAAGAGCTACCCCAGGGAAACCTAGTGGCACTTCTAAAGGTCCTGGTGCTACACCTTCTTCCAACGGATTAGGTCAAAACATGGGCTCTAATATAGGTGTTCCTCCACCACCCTCAGGTTCAACAAGCGGTACTGGTGTAGGTAATGGTAATAGCAGCTCAACAACTCCCACTCCAGGCTCAAACACTGGCACTGGAGGCGGTTTACAACAGAAACAAAGAACTGGAGCTGGTACAGGATCAGTCTACGTTCCCCCAAAAGAAACACAAGAAACTAGTTCAAAACAGGAACAGGAAAATTCGGGCAAAAAAAGTGCGGAAGAAATCCAAAAATCAGTTCCGTCACCTAATGGCAACTCAACTAATCCGCCAAAAATAATTAAGCCCCCTAATAAGACGGGAAATACAAATACAGACGATCAAATCAATAATGCCACAAAGAATTCTAAAGGTTCTACAGAAGGTTCTGACGGCGCTGATTCAGAACAAGGAAGATCGAGAGGTGATATAGAGAATATAAATAACGCTGCAAATGAAGCTCAAAAAGATGCTAAAAATAACCCAAAAACAGATTGCAAAGATTGTGGCACACCGAAAGGTCCTGGAGAGATAGATGAAGAAGTTGTAGATGGTGTCAATGATATTGCAGATGGAGATCAAGATATAAACACCGACTCTGAATCAGGAGAAATTATCGTTCCTGGAACAGATCAATTAGATGATGAAAATTCAGATGGAGTAACGACTCCAGAAGAAACTCCAGATTTTATTGAGCCATGGGAGTCTTTGGAGTCTAACGAGGATCTTAAGAATTTAAGCTTTACTTATGGAAACAATTATAGTAAGAAAAAAAAGAATCCAGAGGATGTTTATGGGGGTTATTTTAGCGAATATGCCGATACAGTGGATTCTGTAGCAGATACTGCCCTTGGCGCAGGTAGTGATTTTAGACAAAATCCAAACGAATCTTTGGCAGATTCTCTTTTTAGATGGCAGCAAGACCCTAACAGAGATTATGATCCAAGTGGGAAAGCCGATTGGGTCGTCACAGGAAGGGGTAGTATGCAGAGTTATTTGCACACTAAAGGTTATAATACTTATGGCGCGCAGAATGATTTTGGAAATGATAGTGCTACTGGGCCAGCTTTCGGACTCAAAGATAGCAAAACAACTTCTAGTAACAATGTTAATCTGATAAATGCAGAGCTAGCGTTTGGTGCCAGAAATATGGGGGATAATGGGGACCTGCAAGGTATGAGTGCTAGTTTAGCATACGCAGGTCCTATTGGGGCAGGTTCCAGTGATTTTAGTGACTTTGCAGGAATTCAGCCTAGTTACAGTGCTTCTGTAGCATTCAGTGTTAGCTCGAAAGATCTCAGCCCCTTAAATGCACCAGGAAAGTTAATTGATGCTGCTGTTGATCTCACCACTCAATTGGGAAGTCAAGTATCCAGTAATTTTAGAAACAAAGGGGCTATTGAAGCAGCGGGAGACTTAGCAAAAGGATCTCTTAAAGCCGCAGGGAAAATAGGTCTGGGTCTTTTGGCTGGAGGCTGGGAGTTTTAATCTAGCAAGTATGCGCAAAAGGGTTAAAGCTTCTATTGATCTAAGGTTAAATTCAGATTCTATTAGCTCTGTAGATTTATTAGAAAAATTTCTTGATCCAGAAAATAGGTTTAATTCTTTTATACCTTTTAATTGTAATGGTAGGTCAAATCCCCCTCAGAAAATAGATGTTGGCTCAGAGCTTCCTATAGACACGGATGTAAATACTAATTTTGAAAATAGTTTTAGGATATTTGAAAGATATAAGATAAAGAAAAAGAAGAAAGAAGAATAAAATGAAATATTTTTTACTTAGCTCTGCATTGTCTCTTTCAGCGATAGCTGCTTATTTTAGCATAATTGGTTTGTCTACTATTTTTCCAGGTTCAATAGTTTCTATTGTGGTGATGGCTGTAGCATTAGAGGTTGCTAAAATAGTTGTCGCTGTCTGGGCTCACCAAAATTGGAAAAAGATATCAATCTTAACTAGGGCTTATTTGTCTTTTTCGGTCTTTATTCTTATGGCAATAACGAGTGCAGGAATCTTTGGTTTCTTAAGTAAATCTCACATTGAACATTCTTCAAGTGTTTCTTTTGCAGAGCAAAACATAAAAGAAATAGATAGAAAAATATTACTAGAAGAAGAGTCTATAGATCGTCAAAAATCTTTTATAATAGAAAAAAAGTCAGTACAAAAATTTTCAGAAGATAAAAATTCAAAAATTATAGAACAGCTTTCGGCAAATATTGAGTTGATATATTCTAGGTTAGATGAAGATATAAAAGAATTAAATTCAAAAATTGATAAGCATCAGTCTAGATTAATTTTTATGGATGAGCAGCTTCAAGATCTAAGAAATCAAAAAACAGGCTTTTTCTCTAGTAACTCAAAAAAAATAAAAGACTTAGAGGTTTCTCAGTTAGAGGAAAGAGAATACATTAGCTCTCAACTAAAAATTTTAAATGATTCTATTATTGAATTAAGGAGATCTTCAACTATCAAAGTTGACGATATTAATAACGAAATAAGATCTTTACAAAACTCAAAAATAGAAATCGATCAAACAGATCTTGATTTAATATCGACGTATGAGTCTAAGATTAAAGATAGCCTGTCTAATATAGAAGTTTTAAATTTAGAAAAATTTAAATTAGAAAGTGACAACCTCAAAATAGAGAACGAACTTGGTCCAGTTAAATATATAGCTGAATTAATTAAAGACTTTGGTGGGCCAAATTTAAATACTGCTGGATCTATAAGGCTTGTTATAATCTTTATAGTTTGTGTTTTTGACCCTTTAGCTATTGTAATGGTTATATGTGCTTCTAATTCTTTTAAAAAGAAAAATAAAACCAAAGAGGTTGAGGTGAAAAAAGAAAGCCTTGAAGAAGAAATGTTAAGGCTTGTGCCTGAGACAGCAAAGGAACCTAAAGCCACAGAGAAACCTAAAGCCACAGAGAAACCTGATGATTTTATTGAGAAAAACGGCTTTATATACAAAGTCCCTAAAAATAAAAAATAAAACTTGTTTTTTCGGCCTACCGATGCATGCTATAATGCATGATACCTTTATTTAAGTCTGATTTTTCAATAGGCAAAAGTATACTTAGGTTAGATAAAAGATCTTTCGAGGAGGAGTCTGATTCAAATATATTTAAAATTTTATCAGATAGTAAAGAGAAAAACCTTGTTTTAGTAGAGGATACTATGATAGGCTTTTTGGAAGCTTATAATAATTCATTAGAACTTGGTTTTAATTTAATATTTGGAGTGAATATTCTTTGTAATTCTTCGATTAACCCTCAAGAAAAAGATAAATATATAATTTTTGCGAGAAATGAGCATGGATGTAAAATTTTAAATAAAATATATAGCTTTATACATTCAGAGAGGAATGGCTCTATAGATTTACCTGATTTAAAAAAGTTCTGGACTGAAGATTTAGTTTTATATGTGCCTTTTTATGATTCGTTTATCTATAATAACTTCATGTATTTTTCTGAAAGTGCTCCAGATTTAAGCTTCTTTAATCCTTGTTTTTTTATACAAGATAACGGTTTACCTTTTGATTTAATGTTAAAAGAGATGGTGGAAAATTATATAAATTTTAATAATTACAAATCTATTTTGAGCAAAAGTATTTATTATAATAAAAAAAATGATTTTTCGGCATATCAAGTTTATAAATGTTTATGCTCTAGAAATTTCTCTCAAAATTCATCTTTAGAAAAGCCCAACCTAGATCATTGTTCTAGCGATGAATTCTCTTATGAAAGTTATTTGCAGTATGAAAGCTCTTAAATATTCAGATATTTGTTTAATACCAAATTACAGTGAAGTACACAGCAGGGTTGACTGTGATGCTTCTGTAAATCTTTTTGGAAAAAAATTTCTATTACCGATTATTCCTGCGAATATGAAATCCGTAATAGATATGCGTACATGTGAGTGGATGAGCTCACATGGCTTTTTCTACATTATGCATCGCTTTGATCGTGATTTAGCTGAAGATGTTGCCAATGCTCAAGAGTGGGATAACATTTCATTTAGTGTCGGAGTTAAGATGCAAGATAAGATGGCTATTCAAAAAATCAGCAAGAGAGGCCATCGAGTTGATTACTTAACTATCGATATTGCTCACGGTTATTGCCAGCGAATGAAGTCAACTATTGAATGTATAAAAAAACATCTCCCAGATACAAAAATTATTGCTGGGAATGTTGCTACTTCTGATGCGGTAAGGCAATTATCTAATTGGGGAGCTGACATTGTAAAAGTTGGAATTGGTCAAGGCTCTCCATGTACCACTAAAGATAAGACGGGATTCACTATGCCTATGTTCACTTGCGTTCAACAATGCTCTCAAATTTCCTCGAATCACATAGATAGTGTTCCAATCATTGCTGATGGTGGTATTCGCTGTAATGGTGATGTAGCTAAAGCTTTAGTTGCTGGAGCTACCATGGCAATGGCTGGCAGCTTGTTTGCTGCTTGCACCGATAGTCCTGCTTCAGTTATTACTATTAACGGTCTTGAGCATAAAGCTTATTTTGGCTCTGCTAGTATTGAAAACAAAGGACACAACAACAATGTAGAGGGTAAATTAAATCAAATACCAAACAGTGGAATGACTTATGGTGAAAAATTAAACGAAATCACCCAAGACCTCCAGAGTTCTATTAGTTATGCTGGTGGTCAAACACTATCTTGCTTGGCTCCACGTGAAGTTAAATATTATGAAGTATGAATAAGAAAAAATTAAAATTAATTAAAAGTATAATCTCCTATGATGAGTCTATAGAAGAGCATAAGAGAGCACTTAGGGTGATTAAGAAGGCTTACGATAAAACCCCATCTAATCTAAAGTCTCAATTCATAGCAGAAGTTAAGGAAACTTTTAAAATCGATGAATGAAAATTTACTTAGATTCAAAAAAGATCAAAAATTTCTTGTCTTTGATTATGAAACTTGCAACTTAAACTTAAGTAGTTTTGAAAATAAACCTTGGCAAATTGGTTTCATTTTGTTAAAAGGGTCGAATGTAATAAATAAATATAATTTACTTATTGGTTGGGATGATTTAAATATTTCTTCAGATGCTGCGAGAATAACTAATTTTTCCAAATCAAAATATGAAAAAGAAAAAAAGGATGCTTCTTATTGTTTAGATCTTTTCGATAAATATCTTTATGACGAAAGTTATCTTGTAGTGGGTCACAACATTCTCGGTTTTGACATTTTCATGCATAATATACATCGGAAACTTTGCGGTAAACCTACGGATTATTCTTATATTGATAGGGCCATTGATACTAACTGCCTAGCCCGTGCTGTCAAGAATGACATTCATTACAATGATTCAATTAATTTAATATCCTGGCAATACAAATTGCTTAATTACAGAAAAAGAGGTGTTAAAACTAATTTAAAACAATTATGTAAGGATTATTCTATTGATTTTGATGACTCAATGTTGCATGATGCTCTTTATGATGTCGAAAAAACTTCAGAAGTTCTACAAAAAATGTTATGGCAGCTAGAAATATAGATCTTAATTTCCTTAATCAATTTTCTTCTTACGAAGGTTGCATACCTCCAGGGGTTAGACTTCCAGAGATTAAAATTGAATCAAAATATTATAAGAAACTAAATTTAAAAAATACAATATCTAATTTTGATTTCCTTAAAAATATTTGTGAAGAATCTTTGTTAAAAAAGTCTATTCAAAAAAATAAACTATCACAATACCAAGAAAGACTTGATTACGAGCTTAATACATTAAATGATTTAGGTTTCGTAGATTATATTTTGCTGAATTGGGATATAATTAATTTTTGTTACGAAAATAATATCCCTACTGGTCCAGGCAGGGGTTCTGCCGCAGGAAGTCTAATTTTATATTTAATAGGGGTGACAAAGGTTGATCCTATTAAATATGATTTGTTTTTCGAGAGGTTTGTTTCGAAAAGTAGAGCTAGAAAGATAGAAAAAGATGGAGTAGTATATTTAGATGGAAGCCTTCTCGCTGATATTGATAATGATATAGCTTATGAGCATAGGCAATCAGTAATATCTTATATAGAAAAAAAATACCCATCAAGAACTGCAAAAATCCTTACCCTTAATACTCTTAGTGGTAAATTATGTATTAAAGAATGTTCTAAAATAGTAGCTCAAGTATCAGAGCAGGATGCAAATTTCTTAAGTGACACTATACCAAAGCAATATGGAAATGTCGCTAAACTTTCAGATGCATATAATGAAAGTGAAAAATTCAAAAGTTTTTGTGATAAAAATCCAAAAGTTTATGATATTTCCCTAAAACTAGAAGGTCTAAAGAAAAACACGGGCATTCATCCTTCTGGAATCGCCATTTGCTTTGAGGAGATATCAAACATATGTCCAGTTCAAAAATCTAACGATGGCTCCTTGGTTACTGGGTATGACATGAATTGGGTTTCAGAACTAATGGTTAAGTTTGATATACTCGGTTTAAGAACTTTGTCTGCTATTTATTCTTCTTGCGAAAGACTTGGTATTGACCCTTCAGAAATAGATCTTGACTCTAAATATATTTATGAAAATCTAGATGACTTAAGAACTCCTCATGGCCTATTTCAAATCGAGGCTAGTGCTAATTATATGGTTTGCAAAAAAATTAGACCTACTAGTTTAGAACAGTTGAGTGCTGTTATAGCCATTGCTAGGCCTGGAGCTATGGACTTCGCAGATTCATATAAAAATTATAGAGAATCTGGAGATCATCAAAGTGTTGATGAGTTTTTTGATGATGTCCTGTCTTATACTGGTGGCATACCTCTTTACCAAGAGCAATTAATGAAGATGGCAGTAAAAGTAGGCTTTAGTTTAGAAGAATCTGAACAACTAAGAAGGATTGTTGGCAAAAAGAAGGTTAAAGAAATGCCGAAGTGGAAAAAGAAAATAGAAAAAAAAGTTAAATCAAATAAACTTTCCGAAAAAGTTGGAGATGTTTTATGGAAAGTTGCAGAGGATAGTGCTAACTATTCTTTCAATAAGAGTCATTCTATTTCATATTCAATACTAGCAGCTTGGACGATATATCTAAAGTTCAAATATCCAAAAGAATTTTTTCTTAGTCTACTTAGGATGACTAAATATGAACCTTCTCCGCAAGACGAGATTAATAAAGTTTCTCAAGAGTTACCCCATTTCGGAATAAAACTATTAGCTCCAGACTTAGCTGTATCTGAAATGGATTTTAGTACAGAAGGCGATGATATAAGATTTGGTCTTAATAGTATAAAAGGAATTAGCGAAAAATCTTTAGAGAGATTAAAAGAGTTTAGAAGCTCTTCTAAGCCGAATAAGTACGACACTTTTCTTGCTGCAAAAGAGTCTGGCCTAAATATAGGAGTTCTTTCTGCATTGATCCAAGCTGGAGCCTTATCATCTTTTAAAACTAATCGACCACGGCTAGTTCTAGAGGCTCAAGTTTTTAATTTACTTACAGATAGAGAGAAAAGAATATTTATAAATTCCGCAAAGAAATATAATTATGATATCCTCAACTCTATTCATGATGCGGTACAGAATAAACTAGTAGGAGACGATAACAAACCAATTATGAAGGATAGTAGGTTTGAAACTTTAAAATCTAAATATCGCTCATATAAATCTATATACGAAAAAAATAAAAAGTATGAAGATTTTGCGAATTGGTTTTTTGAAAAAACTTTATTAGGTTTTAGTTACAGTAAGAATCTTTCAGATTGTTTCGGTCTTAATAGAAACTTTAAAAACTCCTTATTTTTTAATTCTTGTGAGCTTGGAGACAAAGGTAAATACATAGGTGTGGTTGAAGATGTCATATCCAGAAAGAGCAAGAAAAATAATCAATATGTAAAAATGACTATAGGGGATGAATACGGAAGATACGAAGCTCTTCTTTTAGACGGAAGGGAAAAATCTCTAACTAAGTTTTTGTCTAAAAATCAGACTCCAGAAAAAAATAATATAATTATATTGCTTGGCTCAAAAGGGGAAGATATATTATTTGTCAATGAAGCATCTATTATTGATGAAAAAATTTATATGAAACTTTCTGATATAAAATAAATGGAAAAATATAATCTAACTCCTAGGGTTCAAAAAATAATATCTACAGCTAAAGAGACTTCAATTAATCTAAGATGCGAGTCTATAGATTTAGATCATTTACTCTTTGCTATATTAGACAGCGGCCAATCTACAATAGTTAATTTCTTTGAAGATCTTAATGTGTCTATTGATGATTTTAAAACTTTTGTTTTCAACAATATTGAGAACGACTTTTTTTCAACTGATAAAGGGGAATGTCCACAGCCAGATTACTCGCAAGATTTTAAAAAAATATTTAAAGATTCAAAATCTTTATCTTCTAGCTTTAAACATTCATATATAGGCGTTGAGCACGTTTTTTACACCTTAATGGTTCATCCTAACTCTCCTCTAAATGAATTTTTTGAAACATTCAAAGTAAGTCCAAAAAAATCTAGCGAAAAACTTAAAAACTTTTTTAAAACTGGAGAGTGGGACAGATCTGGTAAAAGAAAGAATCTAGAGCCTCAAGTTAAAAGACAAAAATCTCCTGTCCCTCAGGATCCAAACAATGCGTCATCCTTGGATTTGTTTGCTAAAAATTACAATATATTAGCTCTCAAGGGTCAGTTTGATAAAGTCATTTGCAAAGAAGATCAGTTAAATAAAATTTCTGAAATTTTATGTAGAAGAAACAAAAACAATCCGATTTTAGTTGGGCCTCCTGGAACTGGGAAGACTACCTTGGTTGAAGGTTTAGCTCAGTCCATAGTTAATGGCACATGTACCAGCTTTTTGTCGAATAAAATTATTTATGAACTTGATCTAGCTGGAATGATAGCTGGAACTAAATACAGAGGTCAGTTTGAAGAAAGGCTTAAAAATTTACTTAAAGAAATATCTGGATCTAAAAATATAATTTTATTTATAGATGAGATTCATACTATTATAGGGGCTGGTTCGGCAGAAGGCAGTCTTGATGCTGCAAATATATTAAAACCAGCCTTAGCTAGGAATAAAATAAAATGCATCGGAGCTACAACTCCAAAAGAGTTCAAAAAATTCATCAATAAAGATGCTGCATTAGAGCGAAGGTTTGAAGAGGTTGATGTAGTTCAGCCAAGTGTTAAAGAGACTTATGAAATACTAAATGGTATTTGTCCTCAATATGAAAAATTTCACCACGTTGTTTACAGAAAAAACGCTTTAAAGTTAGCTGTTGATCTTTCTGTTAGGTACATTACGGACAGGCAACTTCCTGATAAAGCTATTGATGTTATTGATCAAGCTGGGTCTAAGGTAAAAATGAGAAATTTTCACAAACCAAACAAAGCTTTTGATTTAGAAAAAAAAATAGAAAAACTTATGTCCTCCGATGGCCCTAACACCAGCAGTAAACTTCAAGATAAACTTATAGATGAGTATAAAAGAGTTCTAGACAGCTGGAGCTCTAATTATGAAAAAAAGAAATTCTTCGTAACAAAAGAGGATGTTTATGATGTTATTTCCTCTAGGACAGGGATTCCAGTCGGAGCTTTAACTGAGAAAGAGTCTGAAGTCTTATTAAATTTAAATAAATCTTTAAACTCTGTCGTTTTTGGTCAGCCTGAGGCTTGCAAGCTAATATCGGACTGTATTCTTAGATCTAAAAGTGGGTTAAATGACCAAAATAAACCGATTGGCTCTTTTCTTCTTTTGGGCAGGACTGGTGTTGGTAAAACTTTTGTGGCAAAAACTTTAGCTCAACATGTTTTTGGCAGTGATGACAACCTTATTCACATCGACATGTCTGAGTATTCCGAAAAGATAAATATATCTAGGCTTATAGGCTCTTCGCCTGGTTATGTTGGTTATGAAGATGGGGGGCAATTAACAGATAGGATAAAAGCTAAGCCTTATTCTGTTTTATTGTTTGATGAGATCGAAAAGGCTCACCCAGAAGTTCTAAATATTTTACTACAACTCCTTGAAGAAGGCAGGCTTACTGATAATTTTGGAAGGGTTTCTGATTTTTCTAATTGCATCGTTATTCTAACTGGAAATATTGGAGCGGATTTACTTAAGACCACAACAACTCTGGGCTTTGGTCAGAATAATTCAAATGACATTTTAAAATCAGATGTAAGAAAACAGGCTGAAAAAACATTAACGCCAGAGTTAATAAATAGATTAGATGAAATTGTAGTTTTCAATCCTTTTGACATTGACGATATAAAGTCCTTCTTTGACAAAGAAATAAAGGACCTCAAACTAAAATTAAAGAAAGAATATTCAATTATTTTAGACATTGATCAAGAAACCCTTGATTATTTTGCAGAATTAGCTTATAATAAAAAACTAGGGGCTAGACCAGTCAAAAGAATTATACAAAAAAATATTGAAAATGCAGCTTCTAAGTGGATTATAAACAAGAAAAAAGGAACCCTTAAAATAACAAAAGATAATATTAATGACTGAAGAAATAAACAGAGATAGATTCCAAATAGTTTCAGCAGGTGGAAACGTAATGGAGTATAGTAAAGTCGATCAAGACTACCTGCCAAGAAATTGGCTTAGATTTAAAACTTTTGATGAATTTAGAAAGTTTGTTAGGAGCAAAAAGTTTGAATCCATTTTTCTTTCTGATCAGCAAGAGGTTGTCTTAGTCACTCAAGATGAGACTGGCAATCTTTTACATATGGGAATAGGTCCAGCATTTAAGGAAGAAGATGATATTCAAGAATTGATTTTTGAAACTCAAGCTGATGCAAGCAAATATGTCGCTGATAATAAGCTATTGCCATCCTCTTCGCTACTCGATGATCCATCTAAAGAGCAGTTACAGAGATTTTTCAATGGAGAAAAATGCTTTTTTGATAATTCTAGAGATCTTTACGAGGAATATATTGAAAAAAAGAATTCAATAGAAGCTTCTGATCAATTAGCTCAACTTCTTCTCGGCAGAAAGTACGAACAAAAAGTCGTAGAAATTTTAATGAAATACTGAAAAAATTATGTCTATACAAATATATAAACCCAATAGTAAAAACACAGGTTCCGCTTTTACATTCTCAAAAAGCAAAGATAAAAAAACAGGCAAGCCTGTCTTTTATATTAGTGCAATAGCACAATATTCATGGAATGAGGACTCAAAGACTGGATCATTCTCTGGAAACTCTAAGAATCCAGAAAAAACTATTAATGTAAAAATCAGTGAAATTGAGGCTGGATCTTTTTTAAGCTGCTTTAGTTCTAGGTATGAATATACTGCATTTCATTCTTATGATAATAGCAATACTACTATTAAATTCACACCTTGGGATAAAAAGCAAAAGATTTCAAAGTACGATTCTAATTCAAAGGGTTTCGTGGATATGGATATCGAAGTCCCAGCTTTCGGAATCACCCTATCAAAGGGAAAGGGAAATTCAATAAAAATAGCTCTAGATCCAGGCGAGGTAGAAGTTGTTAAAAAACTATTTGAAATCTTCATAAATGATTATTTGAATTATGAGATTCATAAGGCTGAATCATATAGTTCCGCTTCTAAAAGTAAACCTAATACTGCCTCACAAGAAGAAGAGCGGGTAGATGATTTTGAAGATGCCCCTTTCTAAAGATGGTTAAAAAACGGAAAATACTTTTCCATAGCAATTACTCTAAGATATTAACTGGCTTTGGTAAAAATTCTAAAAATATACTTAGATATTTAAGCCTTACAGGGAAATATGAAATTGTAGAGCTGAGTAATGGAGTAGCTAAAGATCAACCAGAACTTCAGAAACTTCCATGGAGGGCTATAGGAGGAATCCCCGCTGACCAATCTGTAATTGATAAGATCAACAAAGATCCTAACCTTTCAAGGCAAGCTCAATATGGAATGCTTGGCATAGATGATGTAATTAAACAAGAAGAACCAGATGTCTATATTGGAGTAGAGGATATATGGGGCCTAGCTCCTTTTAGTAAAAAACCTTGGTGGAATAAAATCAACTGCATGATTTGGACGACTCTAGATAGTTTACCCTTACTCCCAGAGGCTGTTAAAGTAGCTCCTAAAATTAAAAATTATTTTGTTTGGGCTACATTTGCCGAAAAAGCAATGCATAAGTTAGGGCATTCTCATGTCAAAACTCTTCATGGAGCCATTAATTGCTCAAATTTCTTTAATGTTGGCCCTAATGGAAAATCAGCATTAAGATCTGCGTTTAATATAGATCAGGATACTTTTATAATAGGTTTTGTATTTAGGAATCAACTCCGAAAAAGTGTTCCAAACTTATTAGAAGGCTTTAAATTGTTTCAATCTAAAAACCCTAATTCAAAATCGAAGCTTCTATTACATACCAATTTCTCAGAAGGTTGGAATATAAACTCCTTAATAGAAGAAAAAGGGCTTGACCCAAAAGATATACTTTGTACCTACTATTGTTCTGCATGCAAACGCTACGAAGTTAAACCTTTCTCTGGTCAAAAACAAAACTGTAGGTTCTGCGGCTCTAAGGAAACTGTTAACACTGTTTCTATACTTCATGGCGTAGATGAAAACCAGCTAAATGAAATTTATAATTTAATGGATGTATATTGCCACCCATTTACTAGTGGAGGTCAAGAAATTCCGATACAAGAGGCTAAGCTTTGTGAACTTGTGACTCTCACCACGAATTATTCCTGTGGAGAAGACATGTGTGAAGATAACACTGGTGGATTTCCATTAGATTGGTCTGAGTATAGGGAGCCTGGAACTCAGTTTATTAAAGCTAGTACAAATCCAAATAGCATTTGCAACAAACTCTCCAAGGTTTATAAAATGGATGCCCTTAAAAGATCTTCTTTGGGAAAAAAGTCTAGAGATTTTATTTTAAATAATTACTCAATTGAGGTTATAGGAAAACAAATTGAAAACATTATAGATTCGATGCCAGATCATAATTATAATTTTTCATTTGAACCTGAAAAAAGAGATCCTAATTATGTTCCTCCAGATATAGAAGATGATTCAGAGTGGTTGATTGATATATATAAAAACATACTCAAGGTTGATCTAGATCACAATGACGAAGGACACAAACACTGGATGCAATCATTTAAAAATGGAGCAACAAGAGCTTCCGTTCTTGATTATTTTAGATCCGTTGCAGTGCAAGAGAATAGCAAAATCGGATCTAATAAATTGGTTGATTTAAATGATGTAATAAAAAATTCTGGGAATAAAAAAGCTTTGTTTTGTTGCAGTACTAGTGAAGAGGATGTGCTATTAGTTTCATCTTTATTGAAATCTTTCAAATCTCAGCATAAAAATTATGATATTTTCTTTGCTACTGAAGTTGAGTATTTTTCTATAGTAGATTGCAATCCTTATGTGTACAAATGCATTCCTTATCAAGATGGTCTTGAGGATGAAAGAGCTATGCTGGGCTGCAACCTTAAAGAAGATCAAAAATATTTTGATTGTTGCTATAATTTTAATTCAGCTTTATCTGAATCAAATTTAAAATCCTCAATCCAAAACAAGTTATACAATATACATGAATAAGCTTGAAAAAATAAGTTTGCATTCTGCTTTAAAATCTTCAGATTTTATTGTTAATAAATGTTTTTACCCTTTGCTTTTTGACAGATTTATTACGATTGACTTTTCTAAATCTGTTCAATCTTTGTATTATGAATACTGGCAAGAGGTTATAGATATGATAAAGCCTTATCTCGATAAGGAGAATATTAAAATATTAAGAGTTGGATCTAGCAAAGGTTATGAGTTGGATGGAACCCATAATTACACCAATAAAACCTTCAATCAAAATGCATACATATTGAGCAACTCAATGCTCCATGTCAGTTCTAGCGGTGTCTTGTCTTTCCTTGCTTATCAGTTTAATACTCCGATAGTTTGTTTATTTTCAGGTAAAGATTCTTCTTTATTTCCTTTTGACAGAAGAGAGAATACAGTTTTAATAGATTCTCCTAAGTCTGGCAAAAATAAAAGCCTTTCTGATTTCGAGAATCCTAAAACCATAAATTTAATAGATCCATGTATAGTTGCTAAATCTATACTTTCCAACCTTAATATAAATCATAATTTAGATAATAGAAAAAGAGTTTTTAATGGGGACATGTCTTTTATAAAAACAATAGAAATTGTCCCAGATTTTCCTGCCCCCAAATCTCTTCTTCCAAATGCATTAATTAATATTCGGGCAGATCTTCATTTTAATGAAGCGAACATAGCTTCTCTTTGTTCTAACAATAGAAGAGCTGGAATAATAACCAACAAACCTTTGTCTGAACCCCTTTTACTTGCTATCAGAAATAGCATTCAAAGAATATCTATCAATGCAGACGATGGTCTTGATGAGAATTTTTTAAAATTATTAAAAAAATTAAATATCACATATGAAATTTTTATTTCTGACAAATCAAAACTCTATGAGCTTAGATTAGCTTATATAGACGAGCCAATTGATTACTTAGAAAAAAAATCGAAACCTCTTGATTTCAATTATGATTCTAGTCATAGTATAAGTATGACTTCGTCAAAAATTTTAATTTCCAAAAATGGATCTTTTCCCACTAAAGCTCACTGGATCATTGGAGAGAATTGTAAAGAAGGATTTCAGTCCTACATAGACACCGATGATTTTTGGGAGGATTTGGATTTTATTAACATATACAAAATAATACAGTTTTAAAGATGGAAAAAAATACAAAAGGACCTCTTCTATATAAAAGAGATGAGAATGGCTTACTTGAAAATGTGAGCTATATTTTTAATGAAGACGGCTCTATAGATTGGAGATTAATGATAAAAGAAGAGCATCTTTTTCCTAATAAACTCTGGTTTGAGTCTAGAAAAAAGCCAGTTCCAAAAACCATCGAAGGATTAAAAGACCACCAACTTCTTATAAAACTTAGCGGAATTAAAGAGCTGGCAAAACTAAGAGGATTCTCTGACTTATCGTATAACATACTTAAGTGTGAGCAAGACCATGTTGCAGTCACTTGCTCTATAAAATTTATACCTAATTATGAAACAGATGGTTCTCCAGTTCATTTTGAGGACATGGCAAATGCCACATTAAATAACACAAGTAGTTTCGCTACAAAATTTCTTGAAACAATTGCCTGTAATAGAGCTTTCGTCAGGGCTGTTAGAAATTTTCTTAATATCCACATCGTTGGTGATGATGAGATAGATAAGTCTGAAAATTCTACTCCATCAACTATTTCTAAATCGAGTTCACTTTCGCCTCAAGGTATTTTAAAAAATACATGTATTGATTCTGGGCATAAATCATTCGATGAGTTCATGGATGTTTTGAGAACATGGCACACTACTGGAGTTTATAAAGTTCCAAAAGAATTAGATCCAAAGTCATGGTCAGGTTTTGAAGATGTTCCAGCTAAGCAGGCTAGAGAATTCTTAAAATTAATAAAGAACTAAATAAAAATGAAAAGGAAAATTCTAATCATGGGCCTTCCAGGTTCTGGTAAGACGACTTTAGCTGAAAATTTAGTTCCTAGACTTAATGCAGCTTGGTTTAATGCTGATGCCGTAAGGCAGGATATTTATTCAGAACTTGGATTTTCTCCAGAAGATAGGTTGGCACATGCCACTCGCATGGGTAAACTTTGCGACTGGGCTAAACTCGGAGGATGTTATGTTATTGCTGATTTTGTTTGCCCCACCGAAGATACTAGAGAAGCATTTGGTCCAGACTTTACTATATGGGTAAACAGAATTGAAGAAGGTAGATTTGCAGACACAAATAAACTTTTTCAAAAACCTAAAAATTATGATATTGAATTAAACGAAGGCGATCCTGAGGAATGGTGCGAAATGGTTGTCTCGAAATTAAATGAAACAGAAGCGTGGGACAATCAAGCTCCGACCTCTTTATTAATTGGTAGATACCAACCATTTCATATCGGTCATAAAAATTTAGTAGCAGAATCCATAAGGAGAACTGGCCAATGTTGCATTGCTATAAGAGATGTTGGAGGTTCTGGAGATAAAAACCCATATGATTTTGAAAAAGTCAAAGAAGAAATTCATTCAGCATGTGTTGAATTCGGGAATAAAATTAAAGTTGTAGAGCTTCCTAATATTACTGATATCTTCTATGGAAGGGGTGTGGGGTACAATATAGAAGAGCTTGAACTTAGTAAAGAATTGCAATCTGTTTCTGCGACTAAAATCAGAGAAGGTCATATAGATCAGGAAGGTAATTTACTTGGCAAAAGGCCAGAGTAAAGATCTCTCATAAGTGAATATATTAAATAAAACCAAAACATATTTGGTTGGCCATATGCAGTATTTAAGTGGTCGAAATTGGCGCCAAGAAGTTTCGCTAAAATTAAAGCCTTTGGGTATAACTTGTTTTGATCCTTATAAAAAGCCTTTTGTAAAAGATATAAGTGAGGATGAAAATGCAAGGCAATTGATGGATAAGTGGTTAAAAAATGGAGATTATGATAAACTTTCAGACAAAATGAAGACAATAAGATCCTACGATCTTAATTTAGTTGATAGGAGTGACTTCATTATAGCGCATCTGGTTCCTGAGGTCGCTTCTTGGGGCAGTGCTGAAGAAATAGTTACTGCGGTTAGGATGAAAAAACCTATTTTCATAAGTATGGAGGGAGGGAAATCAAAAACTCCCCTTTGGATGTTCGGCATGTTGCCCCATAAATACATTTATAATAGTGTGGAAGAGATTATAGATATGATAAAATCTATAGATTCTGGAAAAAAACCCATAGATTCTGAAAGATGGAGGCTTCTTCGGGAAAAATTTAGATAGATTTTAATAAGATTTTTGGCAGGCTGCTTAAAATTTGTGTAACTTTCCTATGAAAGAACATTCAAATAAAAATCTCATGCCATTACTATTAATACCACCTTTAGTCGCTGCAGCAAAATTTGTTGCAGCTAGATTAGCCACGAGCGCAGCTGTAAGTGCTCTCAAATTTGCTATTTCACCTCCAGGGAGGAACTTAATTAAACATGCAGGGGGAGCGGCACTGGGAGTTCAGCTATCAACCAGTAGAAGTAAAGCTGGTCGGTTGATTGAAAACGGATGGAACTTAGGAGAAAAAGCTTACAGTAAAGCTGATCAACTTGGCCTTATACCAGAATTTGGATCAGGTGGGGGTAAGAGCGTCAGTAGTGGAAGACAAGGCAGGGGTAATAATCAAGGAACTAAGACACCGCAAGGAAAGAAAGCACCAACTCCTCAAACGAGACCGAACAGAAGAACGGGTTAGTATAAAATTTAACATTAACTAAAATTATTAGTAAAATAAAATGAGCGCAGACGATCAATATATAGCATGGACGGCACAGCCACCTTTAGACACAGACATAACACTTTTTGACACGCCTCCTTATGAAGTAATGTTAAATAAAAACGGTGAAATAACACAAGGTCAATTTGAAAATTTCACACCAGACCAGAAGATGGATTCAATTTATTTAACAATGGCTGCTAATAAAGCCAGAAAGACATTGGGCCTTCCTTCGCTAAGAGAGCTGAGGTTTTCAAAAAATCAAGAAGCATATGATCTTGCTGGTTCAAACTCTAGTGGATATACTACTGACGGAGGAACTACTCGTAAGCCAAACATAGAACTTTTACAAGGAAAATCTTATAAATTTACCTTTCCTCAATTTCATCCTATTAAATTTTCCGAAACTGAAGATGGAACTCATCAAGAAGGAACAGAATACACAGATTTTATTGTCGAATCTACTTCTACATCCGTCACAATAAATGTAAAGAAAAAAATCCCTTATACATTATATTATTATTGTGGAGCCCATTCTGGAATGGGCGCAAAATTAAGATTAATGCAGCCATATAGACAAGAGGAGGTGGAAACGTTTCATGCATCTACGAAAGAAAAGATTACTGAAAAAATCTTAAAATTTCAAACAAATCTTTTTCAAAAATTAACTGTTGATGAAGTTGCTATAGATCTTGGTGCAATCCCAGGTAAGGATACTGAAGCAGTTCAGAATAAAATAAATTCTCTTTATTATATTCCTGAAAAAGATGAACAAACCAACAGGTTAACATCAGACCTTACTCTATTTAAAGAAAAAGCTAGACAAGGACTTGTGTTTATTGATGAAGAGGATGCTATTGATGCTTATGGAAATATACTTGATGAAGACGAGTCTAATGACTTTCCAGAGCTTTGGCCTTCTTTTTATGCTCATGCATTTGGAGCTAATGCATGTCCAGTTAATCTTGATAAAGAGTTAAGACCTCTTGTAAATCAGTCAAGAAGATGGTTTTGGTTAAAAACTACAAGGAAAAAAATTGATAGTAGAATTTTGTTTCAACCTCCTACGGTAAAAGATATTGCTCTACATCTGGATGGTCATGAAGAAAGTATTGATGTTGTTAGTCAGAAAGCAATCAAAACCGTTCAACCCATGCTTGCTATCGCCGATCTTACAGATCTTGACGACCCTAAAGAAGAAACACAGAATGGAATCTTTTTTGATGACATGTATTGTCTAATGAATATTAAAGATCCAGGAATGGGAATTAATTCAAATGGCGGTGGTGGTCAAGACTTGAGCAGGCTACAAAGAGTAAGAAAAGCTTTTATCGTAGATGATGATGGTCTAATGTCAGAAATTAACAGTGCTGAATTTGCCGCTACTGATCAACCAAGGGGGGGAGTATATATAGGTGGATGTGTTATCGCCCCACCTAATCAATACCTTCTCCCGATTTATGATGATATTCCTAGGCTTGATTTCTTTACTTTTGGCGCTGAAAATCAATCATTATCAACCAATAAAAATCTCTTCTGGAGAATCTTCAATGATTTTGCTCGCCCCACATATGCCGACGATGAAACTTTTGATCTTGATAGTAGTGTTGTTACTACTCCCTTAACAAGTGTTACTCCAGAGGATGTATTAGGCTTAAACCTTGTATGGAGTGAGCCTCAAAACTTTCCACCTTATATTTCAGATGACCACTTCCTTCTTCGTGGTGCTGACGGAAAAACAAAAGGAGCCGCATTCCAAAATGTAGACATAGAAGTTTGGACGCCAAGTTTAATATCAACAGAACTTTGGCTTGATTCCGATGACCTAAGCACAATCACGAAAGACTCTTCTACGAATCTAGTCAGCACTTGGTCAGATAAAAGTGGGAACGAAAATAACGCAACGCAGTCGAGCAACGCTCTTCAACCTTCTGATGTCAACCTTGGAGATGGCATTGAATTTGACGGTACAAATGAAGGATTTATTTTAACCAATAATATTAGCGAAAACGACATAAGCGTTTTTGTCGTGATGAAAGGTGATGGTTATATATTTGCAAATAACCATACTGACCGACTTTTATTTCATAAAATGCCCGCCGACGAAGATTATCGTATGTGGTGGAGACTTGAAGACACACACGAGTTCGAAAGAGTGTCTGTTCCAAATCTAAACACTTCGAATGTTCAGATTTTTGAATTTAGCAATCACGGAACAAGTTTAGATGCTCGAATAAATGGAGCGAGTGGGGTCAATGATAGTAGTGATAAAAAAATAAACATTGATCGCATAGGGATGAAGTGGGACGCAAATACCAATGTCCCATCGTGGGGCGGAAATATTTTAGAAATTATTGCAGTAACATCCACGACAGACCGAGAAAAAATCGAAGGATATCTCGCTCACAAATGGGGACTTGAAGGAGACCTCCCGTTAAATCATAATTTTAAATCATCTGCTCCTTACACTTCTACCTCAACACCTAGTCCGACACCTAAGCCAAAATTTTTAGAAACTACCGTTACTAGTACTGATTTAGGTCTTGAAGGTGATGTTATAACTAGAAAATATAGGGTGCTAGAGTCGAATGCTCTATTGAATATAAATCAATTCAATTTGGTTAGAAATAGATGGTTCATCTTAGATGAATATGGTTATGATCTTAATTTTACTGCATTTACTGGGCCTAGAGCATATTCAAATGTATTTCTTTACAACGAATAATATAAAAACTATTTCACAAATTTTAAAATCCAGGTGTATATATAATGTATACGAGTTATTAATTATAATTTATTTTAAAAAAAACACAATAAAATAGGAGAAATAATATGGCAAAACAAAACGCAATATTTGGGGTCAATGCAGGGGTTCAAAACAACGTTGAAAAAGTGGCCGTAGCGGCTCAACCCTCAAAGGAAGAATCTATAGCAAACGCAAAAAAACTTTTAAACCATGCTAAGAATATTCTTAAGCAACTTCAGGATGGGAATACAAAAGCCCCTTCTAGTGGTAGCGCTGCTGCTGTTAAAGGAATGTTTCATGCTCCTTTAACTGGGCCTTCAAATAAAATTCATGGTGTAATGATGAATAATGAGCCCTTCAAAAGAGAAGATATGAAGCATTTCAATAAGCCACCCATAGATCCTATGGTGGATAGGAGAGGTAAAAAAATTACCCAAACCCGATGGGACCAAATGAGTGATTGGGATAAGCATGATGCTTATACACATACTAAAGGTGCTAATGAGACTCTTGCACAGCAAGGTAAGCCACCTATCAATGATGCCATGATAGCTGATGCTAATACTCCTAATGACAATGCAGCCGCAGGGCGAATGCAAGATTTAATCGAAGGCAAACAGAAAGATGGAGCCGCTATTCCAGTTGGTGATCCTAAAGCTCCTGTGAATGCTAATAATAAGCCGCTTACTGCATTACAGCACGCAGCAAAGCTTGAAGCTCTTAAGGCAGAGGGTATTGTTCCTACTTTTAACAATAACGATGTGCCGCAAAATGATAATGATGTTGATAGAAATAATTTAGCCAATGCATTGAACAAAAAGGCTATCAGGGGAGAATCTGTTGAGGGACCTGATGCTATTGATTGGAGTGGATTTGAGCCTAATGGAGATGTTCGTAAAAGCATGGACAAAGGTATTTCATCTAAAACCTTTGCGGGTATGGACAATGATATCAAAAATGCTTTAAGGAATGGTAATTGTGGCATAGTTATGCCAGATAACTTTGATGTAGACACTAAAAATCGACTGAATCAAGAGGCGGTAGCAGGTAGAAAATTATACAGAAAGCTTGTGACTCAAGGTCATATTCCCGAAGAAATAGGTTTCGATCCTAAAAAGTCTAATAACGGCAAAGGTGTAGACGCAAGAGCTATTAATACTGCATCGAAAGTTCCCATGGTTTTAAATGTTGGCCCTCAAGATCATAATGATCTTTCAGCTGGAGCAGCAAAGGAAGGGCTTATGTTTGATGATGTTAATAAATTAATAAACATTAAAGATCCTTTTAGCGACGTTGATAGAGAAAGCGGTCTAGGGGGACAGCAATTTGATAAACCGCAAAAGATCAGATTTGGTAAAGTTGTCAAACACGTAGGGGAAAACAAAGAAGTTCCTATGCTTAAAAACGCCAAAGACATCAGTCTCGGTATAAATGATCAACCTACAGGAGCTGTTTTCCTTGGAAAACAAAAAGGCCCAAATCAGGGAGGTATAACTGATCGTTCTGTAATTATGGCTCCTCCTCAAATGACACTGCCAGAGGGTCAAAAGGATACTCCTAGAGTTAGTCTTCAAACTGGGGAAGGAAGAGATGATCCAAAAGTTAACAAAGGCTTATTTCAAAGAATTAAAACTGACTTTAACAATGTTTCAGAAAATGGTAAGAAAATGAGTACCGCTAAGATCGAAAGTTCTATTAAGGCTGGGGATTGGACATCATTAGAACTTCCAACGACTGATGTTCATCCTGATGCATTTAAACTCAGAAAAAGTAATTATAACACTGAAACTGCTGTGGATGAAAAAATTCCTGTTTTCAGAGACACCAATGGTCCAATACAGGATAATCCTCCAATGAAAAAGCAAACCGTCACATTTGGGGGTCAAAGTAGAACCTATGCGGTCCTTGATGATGATGTATCGTATATTCCTGAAGTGGTACAATCAACAGAAAAACCTGGCAAAAAAGCAGTTAAACCTGTTATCTCTCATGGCGAGGTTATTAGCGACAATCAAGTAACAAGATCTGCTAGTAGTTCACATATGCGAACACCCTCTAACTTTGACATATCGAACCTTCAGCAAAGTGCTTGATAAATAACAATTAACATTTAAAAAAGGCGAGGTAAAACCCTCGCCTTTTTTTTGCTTTGCTTTGCTTTGTTTTTTTGTTATAATACTATTATTATTTTTTTTGTATTCTTAAAATTTTTTTTTGAAAGATTTCCTATAAAGTTCGAATACCAACACTAAACCATTTTTTAGAACCTTTATGTCGGCTCTTACAATATCCATATGCACTAATAATAGTTTTTCCTATTTGAGGAAGTGTTTAATTAGTTTAGTAAAACAAACTAATAAAGAGTTTAATTTAATAATTCAAGATAATTATTCTAATAATCTCAATAAAAAAAAGGTGAAAGAAGTTTTAGGTGAGATCCTTGATTATAAATATATTTATAAACAATGTTCTGGGTTGTCAGAATCTAGAAATATTTGTATTAAAAATTGCGAAACAGAATATATACATTTTTTAGACGACGATGTTTTTTGCCCAAATAATTTTGTTGACAATTTAAAAGTCTTTTTGTCAGAAAATAAACCTGTCTGTGTTGGTGGTAAAGTTTTGCCTGATTGGGGGGGGATAGTTAAACCAGACTGGCTTACTAATAATTGTTTACCATTTCTGTCTATTGTAGATTTTGGTTACACTAACCTAGTTGACCCCCCTTTCCTTGCTGGAGCAAATTTGTGCTTTAAATTGGAGGTCTTAAAAGATCTCGGCGGGTTTTCTCAAAACTTAGGAAGAATCCAAGATAAAAATTGTTTACTTAGCGGAGAAGAAACTAAAGTTATTAGTTTGCTAAAAGAGCAAGGTTTAAATCATTTCTATTGTCCAAGTTTTCCTGTTTTTCATGCTATGAAAAAAGATAGACTAACAAAAAAATGGCTAATTAAACGTGCCGCCTGGCAAGCTGTCTCGGATTTTATTTCAAACAATTACGAGGCATATGAATTTAAAAACGAATCGATTAAAAATCATATCTACAGAATTTTTTCCGCTAATTCCTCAAATATGGATGAGGTTCTTTTTTCTGTGAGAATTATTGTTTACAAACTTTTATTTGGTCTTTATGAATAATAAAAATATAATTTTGTGCTTTAGGCATCAAGCATTATTTCAAGGCAGGACAATGTCAACATTTTGTGGGTTAGGAGATATATTAAAAAGCTTTGTTAATGTTTATATATTTTGCAAGCAAAATGGAATTGGATTTTATTTAAATTTTGACCATCATTGCATTAAGAAATTTTTAAATTTTAAAAAATTTGATTTTACTAAAACTTTTAAAGACATAGAGGTTCCAAAGGTAGTAGATTTCGTTAGTGGTTCTAATTTTTATTCTTATTTATGTGAATCTAATGAAGAGAACATTTTTTTAATGACAGATGGTAACAATATATCTAATTTCTCTTATGTAGAAAACCTTGAAGCTGATTTTAAAGAAGTTTTTTTAAGCAATGAAAAAATAGCCGACAATATTAAGAATCAATATTCGGAACCTTATAATGTTTTTCATGCTAGACTGGGAGACGGAAATATGGTATCAAAGGATTTCCTAGATGATTATTATCTAAGAGACTTCTCTCATCAATATTCTGCATATGATTGGTACAATTCTATCGATTTTAACTTTTCTTACGATTTTTTGTATAAGAATTTTAGCGAAGAAATAGCTTCTTCTGATTTCATATGTTCAGACCACCTTTCTTTTAAAAAATTTATTTCAGAAAGAAGCGAAGTCAGATATGTAGATTTTGAAACAGTGCATTTAGGGCTTAAAAATTCCATGAAAAATATAGAGAAAACTCTTTATGATTTTTACATTTTATATTATTGCGACAATGCTTTTTCTGTATCCCATTATCCTTTTGGAAAAAGAGCTAGTGGTTTTGCATACTGGATAGATAAAATTTTTATAAAAGATTTTAAATATTTTTCTTTTGATTGGCTTTATCAAAATATAAAACCATTAAAAGTCTATTAAATTTTTTCTTTTTAAGTGTCCTATTCTAGCCCTTAAAGAGTTTATTGATATGCCCATCATTTTAGATATTTCTTTTTGAGGTGTTTTATTTTTTAGCATTTTAGCTAATTTTTGGCTATCAATTTTAATTTGATTTCTAATCTTTTTTAATAAAGGATACCAACCTTGTTTCACACAAAGAGAAACTATTTGCTTATAGTTATATTTATTTCCAAAGAAATGTTCGCATAAATCTTTTGATGTGTATTTTTTAGGATTTAAAATTAGGATTTTTCCTATTTTATCTCTGTCTTTTTTTTCTATTGAGCATCTTGGGGTATTAAAAAAATCCTCGATTGCATTATTACCCTTCGTTACTTTATCGTAAGATTCATCTTTGAGGCTAAATCCATTAAAATGAGCTCTTACTTTATTTTTTATTTCTATAAAAGATGCGGATACTGCTTGTCTTGTTATGTTCAATTTAATTGCAATTTCATCGTGAGAAAATCCAGACTCTAAATATGCAAAAACTTTTCTTTGCTCATTCGTCAGTATAGATGAATAATCTTTTATTATTTTTAATATTTTTTTTTGTTTTTCTTTTTCGTCAAAATTATATCCAGCATCTTCAACACCCTCTTTTTCCATTATAGCCTCATAAGTACTCTTAAGACCATTTTCTTCATCATAAACGGTTCCATCAACTCTTCTCTTAATATAAGATTTATTAATTAATGTCCCTTGGCTCCATTTTATTAGATTTCTAGCATATATAAAAGCACAATGCTTAAAACTCTTTTGATTAAAAATTTTATTATTTTTGATGTATAAAATTAAGTTATTTCTTTTTTTTAATAAAGATAAATTAATTTCGCTTGCCAATTCTTCTGCTGACAACAAATGAGTATTATATCTATATTTTGCTATTATCCTTTCGATGTCTTCCTGAAAATCTTCCAACCATATATTATATTTTTTTATTTGCAATTTCGTAGCCTTGAACTCCTTTTTTTCTAGCCTTTTTTGTGGAATTTTATATGAGCTTTTATCTACAGCTTCTGTTTTAAAAGTTTCTTTGCTTTTTGGTTTTCCATCTACATCAAAATAATCGTATAAAGTGCCTGGAATGTATGATTTTTCTCTTTTCATGGGTTAAACGGGGTTTTGAAAGGACTTGGGTATTCTTTTCTCCAATCCACTTCTCCTTTAGTTTCTCTCATCATTTTTTTAAGGTGAGAATATTTAATATTTAAAATCTTAGCGGCATCAGATCTTACATTGTTAGATTTGGCTAAAGCTTCTTTTATTCTTGGCTTCCAGTATTCTAACCTTTTATTCCTTCTGGATAGCCCTGTGTTTTTTATATTTTCGTTTTTTTTTTAATTTGTTCTTTTGTTAGATTGAAAGGTACAAATCCATTATCCATCATTCTTTTTATTACAACTTTTTGGGTTGCAGACCTCTCTTCTTTGGAAACTCTGGGCGGCGGATGTTTTTCATAAGGGTATTCTTTATTCCACCAATCAAGCCCGTTGATTCTTTTCATCAACTTGTATAATTGGGTTCTACCCATGTTTAGGTATTCAGCTGTCTTTTTTCTATTATTGCCTGATTTTATAAACCCCTCTATTATTCTTGATTTCGTTTGTGCCATTTCTTTTTTATCCCATTCAACCCATTCTGTACCATTCCATTTCTTACCAATCCTTTTTTCTATTGGTAAATGCTTTCCTTTTCTATGTAAAGTTGAATAGCTATTTGGACCAGACTTAAATCCAATAGTTTTTAAATGATTATAATTTGTTTTATTGAATCTATTGGTGTATCCATCAGGTCTTTTTATTTCGAATTTAAATATGTGGTCATTCTCATTTGGATATGCTGCTAATTTTATTTGATCCCAATTTGCAAAAGTTAATTTTTTATTTTCTATTTTATATCCAGAGTGAAACATAAACCCTTGAATTGATTTTATTTTTATTTTATCTTCTTGTAATCTGAGCTTTAATATTTTTTTTGCATTTTTATATGAATTTGATTTTAAAAATGTTTTAAAATCTTTTTCTGATCCATCTTCATATACCTCTGTATACGCAATATTCCAATATTGGTCGAAAGGATAATCAGTTTTCCTAAAAACCTTTTGGCAGCATGTTTTTTTCCTACCCCTTTTCACTTTGAAATAATCTCTCCATAGATTTATAACCTTCTGAAATTTTCTCCCAACATTCGTCGTTTAAGAAATTATTCTTAATTCTACATTTTAATTTTTCCTCTAACCTTATGACGTTAAAACTTATCGCCTGATGAGTTACTCCCATTTCTTTAGCCATATCTTTTTGCTTTTTTCCTTGTAGTAGCATGTCAATTAACTGAACTTCATTTTTAGTCAAATGGTCCGAGTAATTTTTAATTAATTTTAAAAAATATTTATGTTTTTGGTTTTTGTCAAAATCGAAGTCATGATTAACCCCCTCAGTATATTCCATCATTTCAAATGAACTTTTCTCCCCCTCTCTTGTTTTGATGACACAATCCAATCTCCTTGAATTATATTTATCCTCAACTTTTCTGCACTGATACCAGACAACAGCATTTTTTATAAAACTACAAATTTGGAACCTAAAACATTCAAAATTGAACTCATCAAACATATCGTTTCTAAAGTTTATAATCTTATCTTTTCTCTTTAAAATGTTGAAGTTTAAATCACTAGCGATTTCTTCAACACTCATTAAGTGGTTATCTCTTCTCTTTGACCCTATTATTCTCATTATATCAGGTTGAAATTCTGATAAATATTTGTAAAACTTTTCTTCTTCTTCTTCTTTATTCATACTAAATTTTTTAATTTTTCTTGGTTTTTCTTGAATGCTTGTTCTGCTAATAGATGGTTAATTTTATACTTGAATAAGTAATTATTTTCATTAGGAAAGCTGCAGTTTCTAATATTGTACCAATCTTCTATGGACAATCTAGCTCCATCTTTTTGCAAAAAACTAGAATGAAACATGAACCCTTGAATTGATTTTATTTGAGAACAATCAGAGTCTTCGTTGAATTTTTCTTCCAATATTCTTTTTGCGAACATTAAAGATCTCGCCTTAATCACTGAAATGTATTTAGTTTCAGATTTATCTAAATTTACCACTTCGTAGTACATCTTCCAATATTGGTCGTAACCAAATTTTTTATTTTTAAATTTATTTTGCATATTTATTTTTTTCTTTTTGGTAAAGCATTTCCTGCATCCCTTCGTTGCCTCTGGCGTGTTTTTGCATGTTCTTAAGTGTTCTCTGGGTAATATAAAGAAATCCCCATGAGTTTTGCATTTTAATTTTACTTTTGTTTGATTGTTAATATAGACTATGTCATCATAATTGTATCTATCTCCATGAATACTTATAGCTTGTTTAATAAATTCTTCTCTAGTTTTTTTTTTCATTCTTTTTTGTCAACTTTTTTATCGACTCTTTTTCTGAATAAAATATTATTCTCATATTCGCCCACAGACCTTCCAATCTTAAAAGAAAACTTGTCTATGAATATTATTAATCCCACTATAACATATAGAAAATAATTTGTCAACTCTATATTTAATACTAAAAGATATATTAATAATCCATAAGGTAAAAATTTATTTACTAAATATTCTAACATTGCTTGATTATTACTCATTTTCGAACCTCCCATAAACTTCATATTGGTTAATTTTTCTTTTTGCACATTTTGTTAAGGCTTGTCTCATCCTGTGCATTGTGGATGAAACAGCTCCGATACTTCTTCCTGTTATTTTTGATATTTCTTTCATTGTTTTCTCTTCTTTATACCACAATTTTGCTATTATAGCCATTTGTTCTGGTAATGTTTCATAGCATAAGCTTAAAGCTTTAGATTCTAAATCAAGGTCTTGTTTAGACATGTTTTTGGATTGATCCATCATATCCTCTAAAAATTCACTATTAAATGACAATTTATTCCTTTTTGATTTTTGCAAAAATGCCATTATTTGAAATCTCGCTATTCTAAAAGCCCATGTTTTTAATCCTCCTTTTTTGGGGTCAAACTCTTTTTTCTTCTTGCAAACAATTAAATTTGTTTCTTGTAAAACGTCTAAAGCATTTGGTTTTGATATTAAAATAGAAAAAATAAATGAAAATAAATTCTTTTGTATTCTTTCTAATTCGAAATCGAAATCAAAATTATCATCAACCTTTTTCTGTTTATTCTTTTTTAAAGCTTTTATCATTTATGAATAGTCTATCCTCCCATTTCTGGGAGTAAGGGTTAAATTTTTCTATAGAAATGTCTTGAGCACACAACCTGCGCCTTAAAAGCATTGATTTGTGGGCTCTTAGAGCTTCGCTTGCACTTTTAGCCATAAAATAATGGTAACTATCTTGGGCAATATGATCTTGGCCAGCGTTGTATCTTACCCTATATTCAAATAACTTGTATTCTTTATACTTTTTATTCTTCATTCCCTTTCCAATATATATCATCAAATAAAATAAATTTAATTTCATCTTCAAATTCTACATCAACCCCTACAGGGTCACCTTCTACGACAGGCATATCAGAATCTTTGTAAAAAAATTCTTCTTCTTCTGAAGCTTTTACTAATTGACAGGACATTGATTCTATATTCATATTTTTATTTCTAATTGTTTCTGATTGTTTTTTGATGATAACACTTTTTTTTGGATATTGTCAATGTTTTTTTTATTTTTTTTGAAATTCTTTTGTGCTATCCTCACCATGAACCTCATCAAGGAGAAAGAATAAGCTTTGCTGAAACTTATGGTTTGAGCTTCTTCTGTTTCTTTATTTTTGATAGTTACTTGAAATTGTTTTAATTCAGAATCGTACTCAAATTCTCCAAATTTTAGTTCTTTTATTATTTTCATGTCAATCGTTCGGAATTGTTTTAATTATTTCTCTTGCCATTGTTGGTGGAAAACATTCTCCTAGGACTTTTCTAATAAATCCTTCTGAATATTTATTTTTAAATTTATTTAACAAATCACATGGAATCCCACATAAAATAGCCAACTCCATGACCGATAAAACCCTGGCATCAGAATAAGTTCCATCTAACAATAGTCTTCCAGGGTGAACATTGTTTTGGCTTGATATTGCCCCATTGCACATGGTTACAGTAGGTGATGGCTTATCCCAATCTATCCTCTTGTATGTTGTCATAAAGCCTTTAATCCTTCTTCCATCTTTTTTTGGATAATGAATTTTATTATTAAATGCTGTTTGCCCTGTTGGGGTATTCTTCATCCAAGTTACGTGATTGGAGTTATGTTTTTTTGCATAATGCCAAGGCATGTTAGTTTTACCCCCAGATTCCAAGGAAGGCAAATGTCCTATTGCATCTCTTACGGTTACTAATTTTTTACTAGGAGCAGGATGTTCCCATTTCCCATCTTTAGAAATCAAACCTATAAATCTTTTTCTTGATTGCGGGGTGTTATAGTTTTCAGCGTTTAGTGCTTTGTAATTCATTAACCAAGGCTTTGAAAGCCTTGATTCTATATATTTAATTATATTTATAACTTCACCATCTACCTTAATCCATGTGTTTGCCATCCCTGCTACATTTTCTATCAACATGTAATCAGGCTTTATTTCATTAAATACATCCATAGCATGTACTATTAAAGAATTTCTAGGGTCGCTACCCGACCTTTTTGCATTAGCCACACTCATTCCTTGGCAGGGGGGCGTTGCTATTATCAAATTGATATTTTTACTTAACGATTTTTGGCAAATTTCTTTTTTTATATCTTTTTTTGTTACATCTCCAACTATAACATCGGTTTCTGGATGAAGTTTTTTGTAAAACATGCACCTACTCTCTTCAATTTCATTTGCTAGGACTATATTAATCCCCGCAGGCTTTAAAAGTACTTCGCCGAACCCAACATTTGCAAAAAGAGATAATCCGTTCATTTAGCAAAATATACTTTAATTTTCAAACTTATCAAGAAAAAGTTTCCCAATATTTTAGAACATTAGCTTTACTAGAATTAACGGAAAATAGATTGAACAAGAATTTGCCCTCCCCTATGTGGTATTTTGAAACAAAAAATACATCATCAAATATTTGCTTCATGGAATTTTCAAAAATTTTTTCATTTTTTTCCAAATATAGGATTTTCATAAACGAATCTTCGTCCATTAAATCTTCTATAAAGTCTTCCTGGAGAAGTAGTAATAAAATATCTTGACATTTCTTGACTGAGATTTTCTTCCCGTCAAAACCGCCAGACAATAAAAGTTTTAATTTAAATTTTTTAAAAAAAAATTCTATTTTTTTGTCAAAAAAGTCTCTACAATCTTTAAAGATGTAATTCTCGACTTTACTTTTTGACATTTGCTTACAGCTTTTCGTCACCCTGCTTCCATTTTGAACACCATCTGTAGCTTTGCACATTGACTACTTTTCCTTTGTCTTCCTCGGATAGATAGTTTACTGCGCTTCTGAGGTTCACTTGCAATGTGTCTATTAAAGCATAAAGATCGGCTATTTGCTTTTCTTGATTATGTATTTGTAGTTTTAATTGTCTTTCGTTCATTTTTTTTATCCAAAAGGAAATTTAATTTTGTTAAAATAAGAAATTTGATCTTCAGAAAAGAATTCCCAACCATTGATTTCGCATATTATTTTTACGACCTCAAGAAAATAGAGATAATTCGGATGGTTTGTTTGGTCTAGGCTTTTTATTTCGCTATTTCTTTTTAATATGTAGTCTCCAGTCACCCTAACTCCAAGGTCTTTATCGTGTTTATCCATTTCCCTTTTAAATCTTTTGGCTTTGTCATGATGGTGAAATGATGGGATAGATATTAATTGAGCAGAATCTTTTGCTAACCATTTTACTCTACCAAAGTTTAAAATACTAGAGGTTTCGGGTTTAATTTTTTGAAATATTATCACATCCGATAGTTGTATCATCTTTTTTATCTTGACAGCTTCATGAATGTTGTATTTCACATCTCTTTTATTATTCTCAACTAGTCTATGTCTATTTTTTCTGTTGGCGTGAAGAAACATTTTGCTTTTAAATTCATCTTTATATAACTCTTTCATATGGTTAGAAAATCTTTCTGCTACCAAAAAGTTACAAACTGCCTCTCTGTTTTTTGATGCCGAACTTACTTGTGGAAGCCTTCTTAGATACCATGCTATAGCTTCAGCTTGGCAATTTCCGATGACTGAAATCCTCGCATTAAATGAGCTTTTTTCTTCTTTCTCCATAAATATATTTTATTTTTGTTTTGATTTTTTTAAACTTTAATTTATGTTTACTTAAACAAAATCAAAAATATGTCAGATAATACACATAGCACAGAAAACGAAAGCACTTCAGAGTGGCGTAAAAGAGAGCTTGGCGCTCTTTGGAAAAAAGAGGGTAAATCCCAGAGGTTTTATTCTGGGTTTGTCAAAATGAACAAAGGTAGCCCAGAAGAAAAAGAAGTCAGATTAGTGATTTTCGTCAATAAAGTAAAATCAAACGAGCGAGCGCCAGACTTAGTTATTTATGAGTCAACAGATTCAAACTCTACGACCCAAGATAAGAATCATGACGACATCCCAGACAGCTTCATAGATTAATTTTTTTTAAATTTTTTATTTTTTTTAAAAAAACTTGACTAAGTTGTTTTTCTATGTCATAGTTATGGCATGATTAATAAAAAAGTAACATACAATAAAGATGGTACTCCACGAAAAAGTGGGAGCGGAAGAAAAGCTGGATCAAATTCTTTTGTAAGAGTAACCTTTTCGGATTTGTCTAATTATATTGGAGAAAACACTCCGATTTTAGTTAGTAGGGTTTGGTTAGAGAATCTAGGCATTTCCCTTGCTTCTAATAAAGCTGAAAAACCAAAAATAGAGTTGACAGACTCGCAAGAGTCTGATACAGTTCTATATAAAATTAAAAAATTCGACAAGGAGTAATTATGAAGGATATATTTTCACATCTAGTAGGGCAAAAAAACGTAAAGAAAAAGCTTAGTTTTTATTTAAAGGCTTTTAATAAAACAGGAATCAGTCCTTTTTTAGGTTTTTTTGGAGCTAAGGGTTTAGGTAAAACAGAGTTTGCTAATGCTTATGCTAGAAATTTGCAAAATGCAGATGGGTCAAAAAGACCATTGTTAGAATTAAATTGTTCAACGATCAAGAATAACGATAGTTTTTTCGAGCAAATCTTTATCCCTCTTATTCTTGATAACGAAATCACAGTTTTATTTGATGAAGCTCATGAGTTACCAAATGACTTGACTATGGCTTTATTATCAATTTTGGACACAAGAACCTCTCATGTTAGAGAGTTTACTTGGAAAGAAACTCGTTTTCCATTTAATTTTAAAAAGCAAACTTTCTTATTTGCAACAACTGAAAGTGACAAACTCTTTCCACCTTTAAAAGATAGATTAACCTCTGTTGACTTCGATCCCTATTCTGAGGAAGAATTGGGCAAGATATTATCTTTTGCCATCGAGTGTCCTGTGCATAAAAATGTACTTTCTCAACTAAGCTCTGTTGTTAGGGGTAATGCAAGGAATGCAATAATGAGAGCTAAAGATATAAATCTTTATATTGCCTCTGAAGATTTAGACTCTTTTTCTTTAGCGGATTATCATAGTTTTTGTGACATTTTAGGTATATTGCCTTTTGGAATTACATGCACGGAGAGGCAAATCTTAGAGGTATTGCAAGAGAAAGGGTCTTGTACCCTCGGAATGTTGGCTGCGAAAACAGGTTTAAGCTCAACTTCATTAAGGGGAGATCATGAAAAATACCTTCTTAAGAAGAATCTAATGGAGATTGATGTCAAAAGAAAAATCACTCCACTTGGTAGGAAAGTTGTTAAATCTTTAATTTGATATGTTCGTCCATAAGTACGACAAAAGAAACGCTGCCTCTATAGGGAATAGGGCAGAAAGGATTTTTGTATCTATTGCGGGTAGAAGGGGTTACAAGATAAAGCCATCTACAAATCAAGAAAACAAGGTAAAAAGAGTTGATTTTTATTTAGAGAAAAATTCTCAAATTAAAGGTTTTGATGTAAAATCAAGGAAGAAAATATGTTATTACGATGAAGATTATAATGATGATTGGACTTGGGTTGAATTTAAAAATGCAGATGGATTTGATGGATGGATGTATGGAGAAGCAGACTACATCGCATTCGAAAAGTTGAAATATTTTATTGTTGTGGATAGAATATCATTAAAAAATCTAGCAGAAAAAATAATAGATAGAGATAAAGAATTTGTAAAAGATTGTCACAATGCAAAATACAGAATATATCAAAGGAGAGATCAAGAACAAATATCTCTAATTAAAAACTCGGATATAAAAACTATAAAAAGAAAAGCTATTTGGGAAAAATGAAATTTGACGAGCAAACAGACGCTTTTAGATTCGACCTAGACGACCTTTGCGAAAGGTATTTAGAAGAATTTGATATTAACGTTTTTACAGAAGTTGGAGCTTTGGAAGAAAAAAAACTTGAACTCTGTAGGATAATAGATATTATAGAGGAAAAAAAGATAGAACTCTTAGGGGAAGATATAGAATTTGAAGTAGATGAAGACTTCTTTGATTAATATAATTTTCTTAGTAACAAACAAACTAAAAATGAAAACAAAAACATATATTACGGCACTTTTGTGTCTTATTTCTAACGTCGCTATTGCTGGTTCAGCAAGCATTGGATATACTTCTGATTATTTTCGCAGAGGTGCATTGCTTTCTGAAGAAGCATTGCAAACCTCCGTAAGTTTAGAAAAAGAAGTTGCAGGATTTTCTCTTTCCGCAGGGGCTTCAACAAATCAAGCCGTTTCTGTTGGTGAAGATTCTTACATCATTGAAGGTGGAGCATCAGCTCAAGTAGGAGAATTGCTTGATCTTTATGTTGGTCTTCAGCATTTTGAACAGCGCTCTGATGATGCGACTCTTGAAGTTAATCTAGTCGCTTCATTGAATTCTGTCTTGAGCCCTAGTCTTTCTATATTTAGAGATACAGATGATGAGCTTTACACTTATGAATTAGGTGTTTCTCATTCTTTTGATGCTAAATTAGCTGATTTAGAACTTTCCGCATTGTATGGAAATACTGATCTTACGGAGTCAACAGATGAAGATTATTATGTCCTTGGAGCTAAAGCCTCTAAGAGTTTATCTGAAAGTGCTTCCCTTGAATTGGGGTACAATTATGTAGACTCGGACTTGATTAACGATGAATCTATTGTATCTGCATCAGTAGTGTTCTCTTTCTAACGAAAACAATTAACCATAATAATAACATGAGTGAAGTAGTAAATAAAATCAAATGTGCCGTTTGTGGCATTAGCGCCGTACTATTGTCCGTAATTGGACTTCTAGTGCTTTCCCAAGTAGTTTTTGGGGCAAATGCTGGCATCGATGTCATCGGTAACCTTCAGGGCATTGTTAATGGCTTTGTCGGTCCAGGAGCTAGTCTTGCGGGTGTTATCACGCTTGTATTGATTGTCGCTATTCTTGGCAAGCAAACTGATAGTGCTTGTGTAAATAAGAAGTAATATTCTCTTACATCGCATTAGACTTAACCCCCCTCAATAGAGGGGGGTTTTTTATTGTTTTTTTTGTTTTTCTTGTTAAAATAATTTTATGGATTATTCAGAAAAATATCTATTTATAGTGTATTATACAATATATGTAGATAAGTCCAGAGACTACAAAACTTTTATAAAATCTAAAGATAGGGATTCAGCTAAAGATGTTTTTACAAAAAAAATCAAAAAAGATTGCAAGGGGCTTTTAATTAAAAATTTGAGGATTGTAAAAGTCAACAGAAGTAAATACAGAGGAGTTTCAATATCAGATAAGCAATGGGAGTCCTTAAAAAAAATATCTTACCCTAATTCAAAACATGTATTATCAAAATTACCTAAAGATTGTTGGTTCAGAAGACCTGTTTCTAAAAACAGAAATGCAGATGGAACATTTAAGATGGGTAATACTCCTTGGAATAAAAATTTTAAAATTAAATTTATTAAAAAAAATAAAAAAGGATGTTTTTCAAGACCTAGAGATGGTATGGGCAGGTTCAGAAAAGGCTGTAAGTGTTTAATGGTTGGTGTTAAAGATGAAACCTTTAAAAAATTACATTCAAAAAAATAGCTATAAATCTATATTCAATAAAATATATTCAAATTTTTTAAGCCAAGACTACAAAGAAGATGAAGTTATTAAATTTTCTTTATCTTTTAGAATTTTTTATGAAAAATATAAAAATTTCGAAAAAAAAGTTCAAACTTCTATTTGGGTTGAAAAAAACGAGCATAATTTAATTGAAATTTCTTATGGCAAAAAGTATAATATGTTCAAGACTCGTAAACCTCTGGAAGGAAAATTTTCAGAAGACTATGTATTCTCAGAAATAATAAATAAAGACAAATTATCTCAAGATATTATTTATTGCTTAATAATCATTAAAATTATTAGTTTATTAGATGAGAAAAAAAAACAACACTAGAAGGAAAGAAAAAATTTTACTTTTAAGGTCTGAAGGTAAAAGCTATAATGAAATACGAGATATTCTAGGTTGTTCAAAATCTGTTATTTCTTATCATTGCGGAGAGTATCAAACGGAAAAAAAACGAGTACTAAATCGGAACAAAAGCAAAGACCACAAGTTATCCAGAAAAATAGGAGCATTTAAAAGCAGGATAGCTAAGGATGGATTCAGAGCGAAATTAAAAACATTTAAGCGTAGAAATCCCAAAAACAGAACTCATACTATTGTTAATAATATTTCTAAAAACTTTACAACAAAGGATGTTATTGATAAATTAGGTGATGAGCCTAAATGCTATCTTACTGGAACTCCGATAAATCTTCACAATACCGAAACTTATCATTTTGACCATATAATACCTACTTCAAAAGGTGGAACTAATGATCTTTCCAATCTTGGTATATGTATCAAAGAAGCTAACAGAGCTAAAGACGATCTTTCCATAAAAGAGCTTATATTTCTTTGTCAAAAAATTTTAAATCATTTAACTAAATAATAAAATGACCAAACAAGAATCTAAACCTGTATTGTATTGCGAAATACATTTTAATAAAGTAATAGATATAATTGAAAAACATTATATAAATCAGAAATGTTCCGATGGTATTTTTATGGAATCTGGAGCTTTTGATGGGGTGAGCCAAAGTTTAAGCTTGTTTCTTGAAGAAAAATATGACTTTAATGGCGTCTTAGTGGAGCCAATGGTAAGGGAGTACAGAAAACTTCCAATAAATAGACCTAAATGTTTTAATTTCAACCTTTGCCTTTCAAATGAAAATGGCAAAAAAGAGTTTTTAGAAATGGGAATGCGTTCGTCAATTAAAGACACCGAATTTAATGTTTCAACATTGCAGTATCTGAAATCAGGCAGACGCGCTAAATCTACTAAAATTGTCACTCAAAAAGCTTCAACTCTTTTTGATAGCTTAAATCTTAATTATTTAGATATTTGGATTTTAGATGTTGAGGGTCACGAACTGCAAGCCTTGCAAGGTTACAATTTTAAAGATCATCCAGTTTATTTGATCATAGTAGAGGTTCAGAGACGTAGGCAATTCCCAAAAGAATACGAAAAAATTGAAACATTATTGAAAAGTAAAGGATTTTCCCTAAAGCATCATCCAGATATAACAGAAGATGAATTTTGGGTTAATGAAAATTACTTTAGAAAAGATAAGCTTTATAAAAAAAATAATTTACTTACAAAAGTAAAAACTTTTTTAAAAAAAAATGACTAAAGAGCATAAAATCCGACCTAATTTTGTAAAAAAAAGATGGGGGCATGAAATATGGTTCGCCAATAACGAATCTGAAAATTATTGCGGTAAAGAGTTGTTGATTAATGAGGGTAAGCATACTTCAATGCACTTTCATTTAGTCAAGCATGAAGTTTTTTATATACTAGATGGCGTCTTATTACTAAGACTAATAAATACTAAAAGCGGAGACACTAGCGATATTCTTTTAAAAAGTGGTTCTAAATTTGAAGTTGTCCAAGGTCAACCGCATCAATTAATAGCTTATGAAGGCTCTGTTAAATTAATTGAAGCAAGTACCTTTCATAGGAATTCTGATTCTTACAGAGTATATGACGAAATAAGATGAAGAAGTTATGGTTAATTTGGTCTAGAACGCTAGATCATCGAGTTGGCAGAACAGACGATGATCAGCCAGATATACCTATCTTGTCATTGAAGGATGCTCAATTTAGTTTAATCCTACGAACTATCATAGTCGTCCTAAATATGATAACTTGTGGTTTTATTATAGCAAACGTTATAAAACATTGGTAATGAAAAAATACGATCAAATTAATAAAGGAATATTAAAACCTTTGCCTAACCCAAGCAAGGATGCTTACGAAATTAAAGTAAAAATCCCAGAATTTACTTTTTTGGGGGTAAAGAATCAGCCTGATTTTGCTAATGCTTATCTTAGTTTTTATCCAAAAAACAAGATCATAGAGCTTAAAAGCCTTAAAGAATATGTTTTTCATTTAAGAGATATAGTCGTATCTTATGAAAGATTAATTAACATTTTTTATGAAGATTTAATGGATGTTTATGAACCCGAAAGACTTCGTTTGGTTATGATATTTAACCCTAGAGGAGGCATATCGTCTAAATTAACTATTGATTCGGATTGGTCTGCGAGAGGAGGTTATGAGAAATTTAAAGATTGGGTCGAAAAAGAAGAGGAGTGGAACATCACGATGTGATGGATGAAAAAGATTTGCCAGACAACGTTGCTCTAAACCCTCACTCTTTGCCTTATGGTAGCAATTTGGGGGCTCCTGTTATTAAGCCCAACTATAGTTTAGGTAGTTGGAAAACTAGTGCGGTTCATAGAGCGAACCAGCACTATGATGAAAGATTTAATAAATTAAAAAAAGATTTAGAAAATCTTTATAATGAATTTCGTTGGAATGAAATATTATACAATGCTGAAATGAAATTCAAACCAGTTGTAGGAAAAGAATATTACCTTTACGAAAAAGATGATAAAAAATTCTTTCTAAGTTTGTTTGCTCCAAATGAATGCAGTTGGGGGGAGAAATATAAAGGAACTTTTAGGTTGAATTATGACAATAGATGGGATATTATAAACTTAAATGTGGAATTATAGAATAATTCATTACGATTCCGAACACGGAATGGGAGCTAAAAATTTTTATGGTCTTTACGAAGTTATTTATAATGATAAGGGTGAAATATCAGCCCATACAGAAAATCCTGAATTTATAGAGGATACTCCTGAAAGGCTAATTGCCAAAATCAATTCTATGCTTGTAGAAGCCGAAAAAGGTAATGTAAATAATTACGAACATTTATCTGAAAGTTCAGAAGAACTAGTCGAAACTTTCAAGATCATGATAAATGATGCGGAAAAATGCAAAGATAATATACTTACTTATGGAAAAATAGAATTTTCGGATTTGACCGATGATAATGAAGAAGATTATACAGATTATACTTTTGATATTTTTGAAGATGAGTGAAAAAAATAAAAAAAATAATACCAAACAAAGCAATATAAAAAAAAACAAAAATCAAAATGGAAAAGGGGACGCTCCTAGAAATATATCAGCTCAATTTAAAAAAAACTATGATCAAATAAATTGGGGTAAAAATAAATAATGAACCATGATGGGTTAAATAATGATTTTGAGTATGCGCATCAGAGAGGCTTAACAAGAGGGTTTGATTTAGGTTGGAGCTACAAGGGGAGGTTTGATAGACAAATAATTTTAGATATAATAAAAGAATTAGAGCTTTCTAAAAAAATCGGAAGCAAGTCTCAAATTTTAATTTTAAAAAAAGTTCTTGAAAAATTAAAGAATCATCCGCATAATAGAGAAAATATAACTTTAAATTTTTGGTAAAATGAAATTATCTCTTACATTACATAATAAAACTTATAGCGTCGAATCAGACGAATCTTTTGATGGTTCAAATGTCTACGATCTCGCAGAACAATTTAAAGGATTGCTCGTTTGTGCGGGATTTCATCCATCTAATGTTGATAGTATCTTTGATTTAGACTATCAATGGTTTACTGACGAGGAAAATGAAGGTAATATGCAAGGGCATATCAGAGAACACTCAAGAGCATATGAATATCACGAACAACTAGAAAAAGACAAAAAGATACAAGAATTTCAAGATAATTTATATAAGTCCGATCACATTGATATGGAAAACAACAAAATAGAAGATTCTGAATAATGATACAAATAGAAGATGCTAATAATGAAAAATATTTCATTAACCCTAAAAACGTCGTTTATGTAAAAGAGAGGCTTGACCCTGTAAAAGGAGGTAAATGGTGGAAAATTACATTTGTAAACGGAGAGCAGTTACACACAAAGAATGAACAAGGGGTTTGTTCTATAATTAATGCAATTAGAAAGTAATTTTGCAGGAGTAGCTCAGTTGGATAGAGCATCTGCCTTCTAAGCAGAATGTCGTGAGTTCAAGTCTCACCTCCTGTGCCATTTTATAATATAATAAATTTAATATACTCTTGGTTTGGGTAATTTTCTAACTCTATATATTCACCTGTTTGCGGTTCAAATATATACCAAGCTTTAGTTGAGAAAACCAAATTAAGCATATGTAATCCGCCTGATGGAATACCCCCAAATGGATTTTCTTGCATCACGACTACTGAAGCTACTGCAAATTCTTGAGAATTATTAGAGGCATATGCTCCGACGCTAAATAAAGACTTGTATAACATTGCAAAGTTATCACAATCAATTATTTCGTTTTGGTTTATGGGCATAATTCCATTTTGAAAAACTATTTTTTTAAACCATTTATTAAATTTTTTAAAATAAAAGTAATCAACAGATTGGTACTTGCTATCAAGTATTAACATTCCAACATCTTTTGGTACTTTTATTTGAACAGAATTATGACCTTTTTGATAGTTAAAATGATAGCCCAATCTTTTTCTATCAAATATTGTATAAGATTGTTCGTCCCCTATTTTTGGTATATCATTTATCTCGTCAAAATCTCTATTCAAACAAGAGGGTGTTAAAAATAATGTTAAAATTAATAAAAAACGAAAGCAAATAAAAAGACCATCCCACATTTGTATTTTTTGGTTATAATTTTAAATTAAAGCTTTTTCTCTTATGAAACGATCTATTTGCTCAAGAGAAAGGTCTGCATTTTCCACACATGAATAATTTACAATATCGGGGAAGGCTTTATTGAAAAAGTCATATTCTTTTGCTTTCCCAAAGTAAGCTGGTTGCTCAAATCCGCAAATTGTATTTTCGTCAAATTTTAAATTAAATTTATTTAAAATTCTAGTAGTAAATTCTGCGAAATAATGTTCAGTTGGATGAAGGTGATTATGGCTTAATATCTTTTTATTGTATTTTTCTGCAATAAAGTCATTCATGGAAATATAATCATCGTACGTACTATTCGCCCTATCTTTCCATTTTTTATTCTGAATTCTTGATTTCTTAAAAGAATCATTCATGTATTCTGCAAAATAAGAATCATTACTTTCACGTAGGAAGGAGTCAATTTCTTTTGATTTGGTAATTCCTTTTGAAATTGCATATTTTATCATCCAAACTGGTTCGGGATAAATATCTGTTTCATTATAATTGTGTACTGCTATACATCTAGTATTATTTTTTTTTGCTATTTCATCTTGGAGATACTTAGTCATTAGACTATTTTCTGTATTATTCCCGCCATGATCATGAAATACAAAAACATCTGCTTCTTTAATTTTTCTGTGAATACGATTAGCATATTCGAGTTGCGAGTTCCTGTTATGTCCACGCTTCCAAACACAAAAAGTCTTAGACCTTCTCGTAAAATATTCCAAACCACAACTTTTGCACGATATTACATCAAATTGGTCGGGGAAAAATTTTTCAATATAATTACTAACAACACAAAGTTGGCAATTTCCATAAAAAATAATTTTAATTTTATTCACGCTTTTTGATCTTTATTCAAATAAAGGCTTTAGATGTTCAAATTTTAAACCTCCCAAAGTATTTATTGTGTTTATATTTAGAGATTTTGCTTCATTTAAGGAGTTGTCTAACAATACAATTTTCTGCTTTTCATCCCTCATATACTATATATTACACAAAAAACTTGACAAGTTTTATCGATTCTGTTAGCCTACACTCATGACAGATAAAATATTAGGGCTTACTTGTATTAGCGAAGAACTCAAGGAGAAAGATAAGAAAAAGTATTCTTTCAGAACTATGACTCGCAAAAGATTTAATGATTTGTGTAATACAGAAGGTAGAGATGAAGCAATTAAAGAGTTATCTAATAGAATTTTGCATAATGTTAGTGTTAGTGAACACATTATCCATCATTGTGCTAAGTCAAACATTGGGCATTATCGTGTTAGTAGCTCTCTTTTTCCTCTTGTTACCGATGAAACTTTGGAAATTTCTCTTGACGAATTGCCCGATATTGAGGAAATCAACCAAGGATTGCGACAAGTAGGTATCGTTGCCAAGACTCTTGGCATAAGCATGGGTTCGCATCCCGATCAATTCAATGTTCTCGCATCAACAAATACTGATGCGGTTCGTAGAACTATTGGAGAATTAAATATGCAAGCTAGTGTGCTTGATAAAATGGGATTACCTCAAGATCATACTGCCCCAATGAACATTCATGTTAATTACACTCCAAAGATGGATGAAAGTTTAGAAATTGTTGCGACTAGATTCTTTCGTAATCTAGCTACGTGCAATAGTGGTGTTTATAATCGCCTTACTATCGAGAACGAAGATAAAGGTTTCTTTAATGTAGATAATTGCATTAAGTTTAGTGACTATTTATTTGAAACACATAAAGTAAATATTCCTGTTTGCTACGACAACCTTCATGATTTTTGCAATCCATCAGAAGGCAATCCAAGTGTTACATTTAATGCTGAAAGATGTGCATATACATGGGTGAAACAAACAGAAAAATTACATCTTAATGAAGATAATTTCATTGCCCCTGTCTTTCATTGGTCAGAAGGTAAACCCGAAAACCCTCGCGCTCATGCCGACTATTTTGCTCTCGGAAATTTTCCACCCCATATTGCTATTGAAACAGATAAACCTGCTAAGTGGGAATGTGAAGTTAAAGGCAAAGACAAAGCTATTGCATTGTTAATTCAGAATCATCTTAAAACAGCTTATGCTTGAGTTATGAACCCAAGAGTTCATTGCATTTCTTATTTTAATGATAGGTTTGAAAAATCTAGTGCAAGACTTCGTTCTGAAGCTAGTGAATTTAAAGAATTTTTAAATTTCAAGTTATTACAAAGTAAAAATTTACCCGAAAGTTTCCGAAAAGAATTTAAAAAAATTTTAAATAAAAAAAAGGGAGCGGGATTTTGGATATGGAAACCTTTCATAATAAAATATCAGCTAGATTTAATAAAAAATGGTGAATACTTATTATATTTAGACGCAGGTTGTACTATAAACAAAAGAGGCAAAGGCAGATATTTTGAATATTTGAATATGTTAAATAGTTCAGATATTGGTTGTATATCTTTTAAGTTCAATAACTCTTGGCGTCCCGAAAAACATTGGACTACAAATGAAATATTTAAATATTTTGGAGTCAAAGATGCTTCTATAAAAAATACAGGTCAGTTTATAAGTGGAATCCACATTCTTCAAAAAAAAGAGCATAGTGTTTTTTTAGTTGACAAATGGATTCAGAGCCTCTACGATGATAGAGAATTATTTACAGATCATTATGCAAACAACCAAAAACTATTTTTTAAAAAAAATAGACATGACCAAAGTGTTTTTTCCGTTTTACGAAAAATACATGGCTCTTTGGTTTTATCTGATGAATCTAAATTTTTAAACAATACTGAATCTATGTTAGATGATGGCAAAAAATACAAATACCCATTTTGGGCTACTAAAATAAAAGATTATTAAAATGGATACTATAACAAAAAATATTGAAATAATTGATGGCAACTTGTTAAAGATGCACCCTGCCAAGTGGGAATGTGAAGTAAAAGGTAAAGACAAAGCTATTGAATTGTTGAGTAAAAATGAAGCATTTGTTTAAAATTGGAGATCATATCAAAGAAAAATCACTTCGCCTTAAAAAGCGAATTGGTGAGATTCTAAATATTAGAGGGGATAGTAAAACTAATCCTACATTTGAATGTATGCTTGTTCACTATAAGACACTAGAACCTATTGAAGATGCTTTCGGTGGACATAAAATTTTCAATGTGAAAAAAGATAAGTGCAAATACTACATTCCTCGCAATAAATTATTCGCAAAGAAACCTTTTGATATTAGTTCTTACATTTCTTACAAAAATAAATACGGCAGAATTATTTGCTATTTAAATAGAGAAGATGGATTGTATCCACATTCTTATGATATGCGCCGACATAATGGAAAAGATTTACTAGAATGTATTGAGGTTAATCCTATTGGTTTAGCTAGAGTCACATATGATTCGGGTGATCCAAAAATTTTCATTGCTGATCCAAATAATAGCAAGGTGCTAGATGTTATCATTGACGAAGAAGATGGAAAAACTAAATTAAAATAGAATTGTCTTAGCAGGGAACTAGATAGTATAATAATAGCTATTATGGATATAAATAAATTAATACAAAAACGAATCAAAATTAGTGTCGATGAATATCTTGAACGCAATGGCTTTGAACATCATCCAATTATGAATGAAGAAAATGGTTGGATGCACGATTGGAGTGAAGTCTCCAAACTTATGGGTGAAGAAATTGTTGGTGAATATATTGATTCATATAATATTACTTTAGAGCATTATGAATCTTATATGGCTGATCTTATAAATGCTAGACATGAAGATGAAAAAATGAAACTTGATTCTACAATTAAAAAATTAATAGATAAAATTTACAAACAAGGCTTGACAAAAGAGAGTATGCAAGACATTATGCTAATCATGTACAATGCAAAACTTGTTGATAAAATTGGAACAATTAATTATTGCTTAGACAAGCATGGTGTTTGGCTAGAAGATCAAAAAAATGAACACATTAACAGATAATATAGAAATCATTGAAGGTAACTTGCTCAAGATGCACTTTCATGGGTTTGACTACATTGCTCATTCTTGTAATACCCATAATGTAATGGGTGCAGGTATTGCATTAGATATAAAACACACTTATCCCGAAGCATATAGTGTCGATTGTCATGCAATGATGGAAGGTAAAAATATTTTGGGGAATTTTAGTTTTGCATGGACTGATGCTACCCAAACGAAAGGGGTATATAATATGTATACCCAAGATAAAATTGGGGGCAAACGAGCAGTTAATTACGAGGCATTCTATGTTGCGCTAGAAAACGTTGCAGATCATATCGAATGGCAAAGTAAGCACGATGACGAAGAGAAAGTTCTAGGCTTACCCTACGGCATCTCTTGCGGTCTTGCGGGTGGAAGTAAAAGGATCATCAATACAATGATCCACGACATTTTAGTTGACAGATCATTTAAAACATATATAGTTATTAGAAGAAGCAATAGGCAACCTAAATAACATTCAAGAAAACATTGATGCAGTCATCTATGCGATTGGAGATTCTCCTCAAAAATATACAGAAGACGAGTTGCTAAATATGTTGATGGGCATGAGCCAACTTCATCAAACTTGGTACGACAAATTATGGGTTGAAGTCGAAAACTTTAAAAGAAAGCATAATGTTTTTGATGAAGATGATATTTTTGATCAAAATTCCTTAAAACAAAAATCTAAAGACTGCACTTACCCTTATTGTAAAGTTACTCTTGCAGATTCAGAAGGCTCTATTGATGAAGGGTAGAATTGGAGTTTTAATTGAAATTATTATAATTTTATTCTTGACGATAATGATGATTTATGCTAGTTTTTACTAATGCAAGTTTTTTATAAACTATTTTACATAAACCTTTTAATTTTATTTTTAATAATGTTATATTCAATATGAGTGCGAAAAATAGCCATTTAACAATTAGAGAAGAGTTAGTTGAAGACGAATTGTCTGTACCTGTTAGGTTTCTTGATTATCAAGAAGATGATTGGATTGCAGATAGTGATGCTTTAAATATAGATGTAGAATATTCTACTGATGGCGAGCAGTTAGACGATATGTCGGGCTATAATATAATTGTTAGGATTACCGATCCAAATAAATTAGATAAATACGGCAATCCTTGGAAAAATAGATTAGCTTTTGCAATTTCATCAGATTTTGATTGGAACTAAATAGAGAGGAAACAAATATGGGTTACGATTTATCAAACAGAGAAAGAGGCTTCAGATGGAATATTTGGGGTTGGGGAAATGTTATTAATTTAGGTTTGGCTTATGATTGGCAACCAAAAGGCACAGAGCTAGATAAAAATGCCTATGAGCATTACGAAGACTACGAAGAACACTCTAAACACTTTGAAGGCGGTTATTTCGGCAATGATGGTCAAATAGTTCACGCAGAAGATGCTAAAGCACTTAGTGATTAACTAGAATCTGCATTGGATGATATCCCTGATGAAGATTTAAACAATTATCCCGAAGGTGGAGTTCCTATCAATAAGGATTTCTTTGAGAAAAGGTCTAAGATTTGGAATCAAGAAAAAGCTACACTAGTAACTGCTTTTTCGGGTGAGAAAAGCAAGGGTTACTTGAGGGATTTTATTTCCTTTTTAAGAGAAGGAGCTTTTGCAATTTACTAATAAATATAATAATATGAAAGAAAATGAACAAGTAAAGAGGTTAAAATCTCTATTAACTATAAATAAAATTAATAATGATTATAACCCTATGACCGAAGAAGAAATATCTAATTCAACAGGAATACCTCTCAAAGATATTCAAGATAGCTTACAAGGCGCATACTCAAAATTAATGAGTAGCGGGATTTCGCAAGAAGACTTAAAGAAATTCTCTCAAAAAGAGAGGATTTAAATTTTGTTGTCTATTTTTTGGTGAATTTTCTCAATTTTATCGTAGAGTGAAATGACATCTGTCCTTCTATCTTCTAATAATTTTTGGGCTTGTTCCCAACGTTCGCAGTCTCTAGCTCCATTTCTAGCTAGTTCTACTTCTATTTGTCTTAATTTAGTTGATAGTTTTTCTACTCTCAAGTTCTCTTTTTTTAAGAAAAAAGCTACAACAGATAACATTATACCTAATGCTACGAATACTATTTCCATTAATTCCATCAAATAACATTACACTTTAAATGAAATTAATTTTAAGTAAACTATTCTTTTACATTGGAGATACCATCAGTAATTTATTATATTTTGAATGGATGGGGATAGTTTTATATCCTGTTTATAAAAAGTTGATGTTGTGGAGTTCTGAGCTTGACAAAGAAGGAAAAATATGGCATAATATTGACGAATGAATGGGAAATGGGATCACTCAACCAAACCATCTACATATAAATTACTTGACAAAGATGGAAAAGTCTTTTATAGTGGATCATTTAAAGATTGCATGGAGAAAAAAGAAGAGATGAATAAACTTATTATGGATGATTGTGATGCAGGTTACGATCAAGGCATTAAAGATTGTTATAAAATTTTAAAAGAACAATTAGATGAAATGATTGAAAATTGTAGATTTCAAGACGAATATGCTCTAAAATTAGTTAGAGAGAAATTATTTAGCAAAAATGATTAACGCAATTCTACAATCTGACATAAAATGGGATGCGGTTATTGCAATTATAATAATCATCGTATGTCTCGTAGTTAGTATTTATAACCTTTGGAATGATAAAATAGATTAATGATCCTAAGTAAAACAAAAACAATACTTTATAAGCCCAAATATAATCATTATTACTTTTATAGTAGCAGACCAAAGCTCGATAAAAAAGGTTTAGTTAAAAAACGAGGAAATAATATTGTATTGTGCGATTTAGCTCATTGTAGGTCAATCTATCCCGAATTACCCAATGGCAGATATTATGAATATCTTATCCGTGATGATTCTTTTTTAAAGAATAAACAATGTAAAGAATATTCTTTTTATGACAAAAAAGCAGACCACAAGCAATTAGTTGGAGTTCAAATATTTGAAGATATTGACCCTAAATATATTAATTCTCAAGGTTTATATTTTGATGTCAAAGGGGGGTGTGTTCAGTTTAAAGACCTTCAATCAATAAATAAAAACCCCACTAAAAATCTCCAACCCGCTAATAAAAAATTCATGGACATGATTGAAGGTCATCGAAGAATGAAGCATTTAGATGTAAGGTCTTATTTTTATTTTGTTGAACTATACAACCGATGCCAACAATTAAATATTGGTATTCCCTACAAGGCAAAGGATTTAATTAGTAAAGTTTATAGCAATCACCATAATAAGAAGTTGCAAAAATTAGCATCAGATAATTTCGTCTCATATAAAAAGAATCATTTTAAAGAATAATATAATTAGATTTTTTAAATTTTTTATATATTCTATAGAGTGCAAGATCAAGATTGGGGAATTATACTTTTTATTTTAACATTGTTAATGTGGCTACTTTGGAGATAAATATGTCTCAAAACAAAAAAAACTCAAAAATAATTAATTATATTATTATTTTTACTGATTACTTATTGGAAGAAGATTACCCCATTTCAGTTTTAGAAGAGTTAGATGAAAGATTTGGATTTCTTTTAAAAGAATTAGATTTTTGGATTTCAAGAGGCTCTTTAAAGAGATACGAAGAGTCTTTACTTAGTTTTCTTTCTTGGGCTTACGATCAAGTCTCTCCTAGATTTTATCAAAATGGTAATATCTAATAAATATAAATTTGTTTTTATAGAAATACCAAAAACCGCCACTACATCAATTACTAATGGATTGGCAAGAGCCTTCGGGAGAAATAATTTAGAATTAATTAAAACAAATGAAAGGCATTGCACCCTAGAAAGATGCTTGAGCGTAAATCCTCATGTCGTAAATTTTAAAAAATTTTTGTTTGTTAGGAATCATTGGGATATAGCGACATCTTTTTATTTGTTTGAAAAGAGTTTAGGTAAGCATAATCTTGAATTTTGCGATTGGATAAAAGATTGGTATATAAATCAAACATCTTGGATGTACCCAAGTGTCAATTTTATAGGAAGGTATGAAAACCTTCAAGAAGATTTTAATTTAATAGTGGAAAGGCTAGGGGGAAAGCAAACTTTTTTAAAAAAAATAAACACTTCTGAAAATCGAGATCGAAATTACAAAGAATTCTATACAGAGAATACAAAAGAAATCTTATTTAATAATTGCAATGCCGACATAAATAGGTTGGGGTATAATTTTAATTTTTAAAAATTTATAAAAATATCATTGACAGGATTAAAATTTTTTAGTATCGTTAGGGTATGAAGCAAATTAAAACATACGAGATAGAGTTAGCGGGTACAACCTGTCGCACTTATTATATAGATGCCGAGTCTCAAGAAGATGCCGAGTTAAGAGTTTTTCAAGAAGTTGATGCTGATTGGGAATTAAGTAAGGAATGGAAACAAAATGCAGAAATAATCCATATAGAAGAGAGGGAAAAAGAATCATTGACAGATACTTAATATTTTGCTAAAGTTGTATTATGAATCAAAAATTGTTAGATCAAATAGATAAAGATAACCCTATCGAGCTTGAGGATGAGGAAAGGTCAATAGTGCTTGCTCCTAGAGAAATATTTGATTCAGCGATTATTGGTTATGAGAATAAAAGAGTCGTATATAGCGAAGAGGCTATCATACAAATATACATTGAAGAAGATGGGATGACAGAAGAAGAAGCAATAGATTTTTATCAATTTAATACCAAGTGTGCTTACATGGGTAAGTACAATCCAATATATAAAAGCGAAAACTATGAGGAAGAATTATGGAATTAAATCAAATAAGTAAAGAAGTAAAGTTGAAGATTGCAGATTTAGCATTAGCTCATATCAAAAAGGTTATAGCTAACCCCGAAGTTAAAACGGATGGGGATAACTTTGACTATTGGAATAGTTTTAAATTAGAAGATGGGAATTTTGTAGACTATAACATTTATTGTGGAGATGATTGGTGTCAAGTAAAACAAGATGGATCGGATGAATATGAATATACTGACCCTAGCACATGGTCTTTCGGTCTTGAGATTTATGCAGTTGATCCACCGACAGAAGATAATAAATATCATCAAATAAATACTGATGATGCAGAATATTTATTTACATATCAAAATGGAGAGGTAACTTGGGAGAAATAATATTATGCAAGTTGTATCAAAACAAATAAGCAGAACAATAGAATGGTCAGAAGGTAGGACTAAAAAAGAATTATCTAAACAAACTACATGGTCTAGCTCGAAAGATTGTAGTGGACTTAGTGGTCTTGAAGTCAAGGCTTATGATTTTAATGTTCATGTTGGTTGTACCGCAATTACTAGCCAAGGAAGAAGTCATAATAAATATTTTCAGATTCCTGTTGACAAGATTCAAGAATTTTGCGATGCTCTTATGCAAGCAAAACAATTAATGGAAAGTAATAATGAAAAAATTTAGATTATCAATAACAGAAGAGATTGGTGGATATATTGAAGTAAATGCACAGGATGCAATTCATGCGGAAACTCTTGTAGAAGATTTGCTAGATGAATATGGAGCAGATAGACTATTTTACCCAATCCCCGAAGACAAACAAGTTTTAAGTAAATATCACACTCGTCACACTCATGGCGACAGGGGAGTGTTCAGTTGTAAGGAGATAAAATAATATGACAAAATACGAAGAAATAAGAAAATTAAAAAGTTTATTTGATGTTGAAAGTTCATTGGATACTCAAATATATGAATTAGCAGGGTATGATTTGATTGAAGATATTGCAGAAGATATGTTTCAATTAAAAGAAGAAATGAACAAAAGATTAAATAAAAGAATTAAAGAACTTGAATTAAACGGAGAAATGGGAGTTAAACCTATTGATACTTCTCACTTGGACAATGATGACTTTGGAGCATTTATTAGAGGTGAAATGACAAAAGAAGAAGTAGAACAAAAAAGAGTATAAAATTATGAAAAAAACATACAGAGTTCCATGCTCATGGGAAGTCTATGCACACGCTAAAGTTGAAGCAGAATCTTGGGATGAAGCAATAGCTAAAGTAGAAGATGATAGTTTTCCATTACCAACAGACCCCGATTATGTAGATGCTTCTTTTGGAGTTGACTTTCAAATAATTGAAGAAGAAAAGGCTCATCCAAATACCTTTGGATTGGTTGATTAATTTTCTTGACAATATTTTAAATATATGTCATCATATTTCCTATGAGCGGAGAAGGAAAGTCAGTAAGTTTTAGAAGAACTAAAAGAACTACAAAAAGTAATCAAGAATTGCTTGAAGAGTTTAAGGATTTAGTTTATTCTAATAAAAAGATAATGTCTCACATGAAATGGTATGGTTATGCCCATAGCGTTTATATGGAAGAGCATGGTGATGAAGAATTGGAAACATGGCAAAAAGAATATGTTGCAATTAAAGATACTTTTAATTTCTGCATTAGTGTTTATGATTCTTGGTATGAAGATGCCGACCTTTATGAGTCGCATGAGAGAGAAGATAGTTTCGTCTCTATTGCTAGAAAGTTTGCAAATGACAATGCTCTTATGTATTTTCCTTGTGGTTTCACTCCCGAATGGTATGCGAAAAACGAAGAAGGAAAGTATGAACATTTTCAAGTTCAACCCGATGATAAAAATATTGACAAAATATGTAATTTGTGGCATAATTATGGAATTATGGTATTACAAGCATTTGACGAAGAACTTGAATCTCAACTATGGTCTGAAGCTAAAGATAAAATTAAACAATTAATGGTAGCATGAACGAATTAAAATTAAAAGAAACAGAAGATGGTGAATTATTTTTCAACATTCCCGATGATGTACTCGAAAAATTAGGTTGGGAAGAAGGTGATGAAATAAATTTTGTCGAGCAGGATGGCGGATTTTTATTAAAAAAAGTTAAATATGAAACGATTTCTCTTGACATTGATGATGAAGATTTGTTAAAATACATGATGTTCGCACATGAACAAGATATAACATTTAATCAATTATGCCAAAATGCAATAAAAGAAAAACTAAAGGAATTAGATAATGAATGAAATTACAGGAGATGATTGCCCAACTTACGAAGATTCAGTAAAACTTACTCTCGCAGAAAGAGAAGTTCATAAAGATAACTTTGAAAGATTATTGGAAGAAAACTTTCAACTAAAACATCGTTTAGCTTGCATTGCTGATGATATAGAAATTATTGATAGGCATATTGCGTCTTATAAAAAGTCTCGCAAATGGTTTAAGCAACCAAGCCTTAATGCTGATGGAACTATCTATGCAGACCAAGCATGGCATAATGTTACTAATATACAAATTGCTTGCGATTTAAATGACGATGAGCCATTGGAGTGGGGTAGTAAAGTTAAACACGAAGCAGAACTTGACAACCTCAATAAAGATTTAGGTGAAGACCCTGTTTTTCAAGGTCATTTAAAACACATGGAATCAGAAGGTGAGTTTTTTAGCAAATATAAAGCAACAAAATGAAAATGCAAATGTTAAGAGTTAAAGTCCCTGTTTCACAATGTATAGATGAAGTTTTGTTATATATTTCAAATATGCAAGGCGAGGAAGATTCTTGGCAATCAGTTTGTAAACCATTAAAACAATTAAAAAAGAAAGCGTTAAAAGAAGAAGAATGAAAAAGAAATTTTATGATGTAGAGTTTGTTGCAACTACTTACCGCACTTACGAGGTAGAAGCAAGTTCACAAGAGGAAGCAGAAGAGATTGCCCTTGCTGAACTTGATGAAGATTGGGAAGTGAGCAAAGCATGGAAGCAAGATGCAGAAGTTAGTCACGTAGAAGAATTAAAATCTGAACCAAATGGATAATTTAAATTAAAATGATAGAAGCAAAAGTTACCGAAGAAATTCTTGAAGATGCTAAAGCAAGAAATGAAGAGTTTTTTCAAAAATTTGGAAACAGAGGAACACATAGAAATAATAAAGAACAAAGAATGACAGGGTACATAGCTGAGTCTTGTATAAAGAAGAAGTTTGATGTTTTTCAATATAGTCAAGACATTAATGTTGATTTTAATTTAGATAATCTTACTATCGACTCCAAAGCACAAGGTTGCAACTCAAGACCTCTTGATTATTATAGTGCCACATTATATGAAGATCAGAAAGAAAGAAGCACAGATTATTATATTTTTAGCAGAGTAAAAAAAGACTTTACAATGGCATGGATATGTGGTATTATTTCTAAAATTAAATTTTTTAAAATATCAAAATTACAACCCAAGGGAACTATAACAAAAAACTTTAGATACGATCAATCGAGGTACGAGGTTCAGTACAAAGAATTAGCAGATATAAATGTTTTCTTAAATTGGTACGATCAGAATAAAAAATAATATGAAAAAAGAATATTGCGTAGGAGTTAAAATAATTAATTGTTTTTATGTCGAGGCAGAAAATCGAGACGAAGCAGAGCAAATAGTGCGTGAGTATGATCCATACAAAACTCTTGATGATTGCGATTTTAGTATTGAATATGCTGATCCTACAAATGGAGAGATTGCATGGAAAATAAAATCAGATGAAATTGATTGGAGTAAACTCCACAACAAACATGATGAATGGAAATAAATAACATGAATAAAGAAACTATGGAATCTCTAAAAAAAGAAGAAGACGTTGCAAATCACATTTATGATTTAAAAAAATCTATTAGGCATTTAGAAATTGAATTGGATTATGAAGAATCTCAACGTAGAAATAATTTCAAATATATAAAAGAGTTAGAGAAAAAAATAAACGATAAATATGAAAAGCTAGATTCATTGTATGAATCAAAATGAAAGGAACAAAATGAGAACAACTGAAAGGCAAACTAGAGAAGGCGAACCCACTATTGATGATATGCGTTATGATCTTGCTGAACAAGAAGCAATGAACATTAAGACAGGTCAAATAATAGAGTTATTATTAAATGGATTTGAAGGTTTGGATGAAATTTCCGACCTCGAAATCAAAGATGAATGGAAGCAATTATTTGGAGAAAATTTAAAAAAAGATTTGACAGATTAAATTTCTTCTGCTAGTGTATGGTTATGACATTAGAAGAGGCATTAGAATTAGTCGTTAATGAAGCAGAGGTTTCTGCTATTGGCGAAAGTACAGATCAAAATAAATTAGTATTAAGTGCTTGCAAAATGTTGCGAGATCATTTAAAGTTAATCAATAAAATAGAAAGCGAAAATTATGAAATTCTTTGAAAGAAGTAGAGTAAAATGGAATCGTTGGCAACCAACCGACCTAGTATTTAAAAGTAATGCTATGGTTAAAAAGATAGTTCCATCCGAAAACATTTTAAGTTATTCCACCAAGTCGAATCGTGATTACGAGATGGCACAACGTTCGGGTGGAGATAGCGAGCAAAGGAAACATTGGAATGGTCAAGTTTATACTTATTATAATCGAGACAAATATCGTGCGGTTCATGTTAAATTAAAAGATTTAAAAACTCCATTTCCAACTGCTGATATTGATTTTATAGATTATGTAGCTCAAAATGATAGCGTAGGCAATATGTTTTCACCAATAAATGCCCTTGTTTATGTAGGTAGCTTTCATCAAAGAACACAATGGGTGCAAGGCTCAAATGGTCATTATACCACTCAAAAAGTGGGCAAGATTGCTCCTGTTCGTGAAGGCTACAGAATTGCTTATGGTGGACAAGGAGATTCAAATTATATGTCAGCTCAAAACTTAGAAGAAATAGCACAAATAACAGATGCGGTCTTAAACTTTATTATTGAGGTTGTTGTCCCATTTAATAATGGTGAGTCGGTCGAACATCATCTTGAGCATAATTTGATGGTAGCATGATAGAGCATATACATAAAAATGCTTATTTATTGTTCGATAAGTATGGTGGAAATAAATTAATCACATTAGATGATGTTTTATGTTTGAGTCCAATTATGAGATTAATGACAAAAGATTCAGCAAAAAGAGTAGCTAAAATAAAGTTGTCAAATAAATTAATTAATTTAAAAGTCGAAGAGTTAATGCAGTATTGCAAATGATTAATAAATTTAATCCAAGCGAGAAAGAGTATTTTCTATATCAAATAATTAGTTCGGCAGAATTAATTCTTGATGAATTAAATAATGGCGCTGAGATTAGCGAGCGCAATTATGACCAAATTAAATTAGCAGATCAGATTTTACTTGACATAGAACAGGAATTGACATCAAAAAATAAACCATCCCATTTAAAATGAATATAATAGATTTAATTGAGCTTTTCTGCTTTTTGCTTGGTAGTCTAGCGTTTGTTTTGTTTTTAGCCTTTGTAGTGTTTAGTGGAGAATGACTAAAAAAGGTTATACCATATCTAAATATTCTAATTGTTGTTATTGCGGAAATAAACTGATTGGAAGGCAAAGAATTTATTGTTCAAAAAAATGCAAAGACAAGCAAGAGAGAAAAAATAACCCATCCTACATAAGACAAAGAAAAAGAGGAATAAATAGAAAACTTAAACTAATTGAAGCAAAAGGTGGAAAGTGTGAAATTTGCGGTTACGATAAAAATATAGCCTCATTAACATTTCATCACATCGACCCTAAAACAAAATTTTTTAATGTAGAACTGAGAAACATAGCAAATTACAAGTGGAGTAAAGTTTTAAATGAATCCGCTAAATGTCGTTTGCTTTGTCATAATTGTCATCACGAAATTCACAATCCCGATTTTGATAAAGAAAAATGGAAATAAAACTAGGAGTTAGAGGTAGCGCAGATTCAATCAATCACATCTTAATTAAAATAGATGATTTGACTTTAATGACTACTGAAAATTTATTTCTTGCAGGGGAAGATTATAGAATTAAAACAGGAAAAAATTTAGCTCAATTATTAAACTCTTTGTCTAAAGATCACGAAATATCCGTTGGTCAAAATGTGGCAGAAAATATAGAAAGTGAATTGAGTTTAAAAAACAATGAAATTAAAAAATATGTAAAATAGTTATTGACAAGTTAAAAAACATATAGTATTGTAGGGGTATGAACAAAGAAAGAGCAGAAGCATTAGTAACTTTTAATCTATATAAATACAAACTATTGCAAAATGGTTGGAGATTTAGTTGGCACAATAAAAAAGTTTCTCTAGGAACTTGTAGCTATAATAAGAAAAGAATCTATCTAGCTAAATGGTATGTTGAGCTAAATGATGAAGACGAAGTTACTGATACAATTTTACATGAAGTCGCTCATGCTTTAGCCTATCAACGTTATGGAAGTGCAGGTCATGGACATGGTAAAATATGGAAATCTATTTGTGTAGAAATAGGGGCAAAGCCCGAAAGATTACATAAGGGTGAATTGGGCAGACCCGAAGGTCATCATAAATATATTGACACTTGTTGCGGAGTCTTTTATAAAAGACATAGATTAAGAAAAAATGCTAGATATTCCTGCCCTAAATGTCATTCTCCTTTGTATAGAGGGGAACAAGAAAAAAAAGCAGATCAACAAATTAAAGAGTTGTTAAATGATATATTTTCTTCTTGATGCAATATTTTTTAAGAAATTTTAAAAAAAAGTTTGACGTACAAAATCATATATGGTAAAGTAGTTGCATAGTTTAAATTTTATCACACAAAAAAGAAAGTAAAGCGAAATGATTATCACACAAAAAAGTAAAGAACAAGTAGTTCAATCACATGACTTTGAACAAGTCAACTGCACCATTGATGCCGAAGATATGCGCTATGTAGCATCTCTTCTTCGCAACAATTATTCTAACACTCGTCTTGCGGTAGTTCGTGAGATTAGTGCCAATGCACTTGATGCGAACAAGGAAGCAGGAGTTACTCGACAAATCGAGATTAAGTTACCAACCACAATAAATCCAACTTTTGTAGTTCGTGACTTCGGAGGTGGACTTAGCCAAGAAAATGTATTCGGTCTTTATTCCAAGTATGGCAAGTCAACCAAACGCACATCAAACAATTATATTGGCGCATTCGGCATAGGTAAGTTTGCCCCCTTGTCTTATGGCGATAATTTTACTTGTGTTTCTTATCATGGTGGACTCAAGACATCCTACAATGTATTTGTCAATGATGATGATGACACTAAGATCGCTAAACTACATGAAGAACCAACTAGCGAACCAACAGGTTTATCTATCGAGGTTGCGGTTTCAGAAAGTGACATTGAAGAATTTCGTTCAGTTGTTAAAACTTTCTTCCAATTCTTTCCCGAAGATGAAATGCCAAAATTTATTGGCGTAGAAGAAGATTTCTTACCAAAGAATAAGTTTTCATTAGAAAGTGCTACTGACGATTGGTTTATTTTAGAAAATGACTCAAATGATCGTTACAATTATAGTTCTTCTTGCCATGTTATCATGGGTAGAGTTTCTTATCGTCTTGATCGCTCATCTGTTAATGTCAGTAATTTTATTAAAGATGAAAAAGCTAAAAGAATTGTTGAAGAATTGTTGAACGAAAGTAAGTTTTATCTTCGTATGCCAATCGGTTCTGTAAAGTTGCACCACTCACGTGAATCATTAGAATACAATCAATCTACTCAAAAAGTATTATGCAGAGCATTATACGAAGCAAGTCAAGAAATTATTGATATTGCAAAGTTAAAACTTGCCGACTCTAAAGATTTGTGGGAAGCTAAAAGAAATCATGCGGTTATTGTAAATAGTTTAAACTATTCAATACGTAACATCTTCAACAATGCTTTTGAGTGGAATGGCATTAAGATTGAAAATGCTCATTTCTCTGTTCCTTATGACGAATCAGAGAACATCACCATCACTAGATCAATCAGAACTAAAGACAATGATGCTCGCAATGGTTACAAGGTTGTTTCTAGTAAACAAAACAAAGCATTTTGTCAAGACAATTATTTGTTCGTATATCAAGATTTAGCTCTAGAACATTGTTCAATGAAGATGAAGATTTACAAGAAATCTTTTTCATTAATCCTGCTAATCAAGATGGTATTGATTATATGAATAACGAATGGAGTTTCAATTTAATTGACTCAAAACATATTCGTAAGGCGTCAGAAGTAGAGAAAGAAAAACCTGTCTACAATCGTGTAAGTGGAGAGAGCAGAGCATCTATACCATTATTCAAGATGGTTAAAAAGAAAGGTCACGCTTACAGAAATGCAGATTATTGGTCGAATGTAAATGATCCAATTAATTCTCTTGAAGCAGGAGATATGGAAGGTTCTGTTGATGGAAAATTAATCTATGTTCCAATCTCTCGTTATCAAATTGATTGTCCTAAAAATGAATTATGGGACTTGGATAAAGTATATACTTTATCTAGTCAAGTTCGTGCAGTTGGCAAGTCAGTAGATAA